TCAAGGAACAGTTGGAACTACTGGTAGTCAAGGAACAGTTGGAACTACTGGTAGTCAAGGAACAGTTGGAACTACTGGTAGTCAAGGAACAGTTGGAACTACTGGTAGTCAAGGAACAGTTGGAACTACTGGTAGTCAAGGAACAGTTGGAACTACTGGTAGTCAAGGAACAGTTGGAACTACTGGTAGTCAAGGAACAGTTGGAACTGTAGCCGGAAGCGCAAATCAGGTTGTTTACAAAAACTCAAGCAATATTGCATCTGGAGTTTCTGATTTTGTGTTCGACGGAACTAATTTGGGTGTGGGAATAGCTTCACCAACTAGCAAATTACACGTAGTAGGAAATACTAATTTAGCTGGCACTTTAACTTTTAACGATTTTACAGAAAGTGTTGTAGTTATTGGTAATAGTTCTACCGCTAAAACAATCGCTTTAACAAACGGAACTGTTCAAACTTGTACTCTTACTGGTAATTGTACATTTACTATGCCAACCGCTACTGCCGGGAAAAGCTTTACCTTATTTATAAATACTGGGTCTGGTTCTTTTACATCAACTTTTACTAGCGTTAAGTGGTCAGGAGGTTTAGCTCCCACAATCACTGTAACAGCCAGTAAAGTAGACATTTTAAGCTTTGTTAGTGATGGAACTTCATGGTATGGAGCATATAGTCAAAACTATTAATCTTTATGTTTAGCTCTAGATTTAATCACTTTAAGAAAATATCTTTAGTGTCATCACCGACACCAACGCCAACATCTAGTGCTATCCCAGTTACTCCAACGACAACACCAACAAAAACACCCACACCAACACCAACACGAGCTGGTTCTTTTACTCCTGTTGCTTTTGTAATAACTTCCGGCACATCCAGAACTGTACCAACTGGAGCCACAAGCATGAAAGCTTGGGTTATTGGTGGCGGTGGTGGTGGTGCATACGATAGTAGTGGTTGTCAAGGTAACTCAGATGGATTTGATGGTGGAGAATCTGTAAAAACTTATACTGTTACGGGCGGTGCTACTGTATCTTATGTTATAGGAGCAGCAGGAGTAAAGTCAGATTTAAATACATCAAATCCAACCAATGGCGGAAATACAACATTAACATACGGAGGAGTTACAATTACAGCTACTGGAGGTTCTCAAGGCGTCACTGCTCCACTTCTAGCAGGTAGCGGTTCAGGTGGAGATTTTAATAGAACATTTAATGCCGGAGGTGTTCTTGATTTCCAAGGAAGACTTGCTGCTATTACACTTTCCGGAAGTAGTCTTACTGCTGGATTTAAGGGAGTTTCAACCTCAACCTCTGCCACGAACGGATCTCCCGGAGGTTTAGTGTTATACTTTACCTAATTGGGCAGACAGATATAATCTGGAACACTGGTAAAATTATAAATCTTAACTTCTCTAAAAACATCTTGTAAGATTTGATCATCATATAATTCTACCCCAGCTTGTAGCCATGATCGTGTCATAGCAGAATTATTCTGTTCATTAGATGTGGTCCATTCAGTTGGATTAAGATAATAATAGGCTAAATATTTCATAGCTTTCTTAATACTTCCCTTTCCAGTTTCGTCTTCATAATTCCAAACATTAATCCCTAAAGAGTTGGCTATAGTAGCTAAATTTACAAGTAGAGTTAAATTAAAATTACTATAGTGTCTATTTTTTACTCTGTCCATCTCTAATACCTGCTTACCGTCATTATCTATTTGAGCACTTAATAAAGCTGTTAAATTATTCTCTAAATAAGTTTTCGCCTCAACTTCTTTTCCACAAGCACAAAGATAAGAACACAATTGTTTCATGTATGATGTTTTAATGTTGTGACTATAACCAGACTGAAGAACTCCTCTGGGGCTGGTTTTGAACCAATCGCTCAATGAGTCAAACCATGAAATCATGCTATTTTCTAATTCTGTTGTCCAATTTACACTTGGTTTCAATAACTCTATTAAATCTGGAAATATAGATAAATTATTGGTATCAATAATTGCTCCTCTAATACGCAAATCATCCATACTATTGCCAATGACTATACCGCTATAGGTCAAATCTGGATTCATTCTAGTATTTTCGTCTATAAAAAAAGTATTAATAGATGCTATGGCTTTTAGTGCGTAATCTTCATTCTTAGTAAAATAATACAAAAGACATAAAGGGTATAATAAGGAAAACATAGGTCCCAAATACTTATTATCTGAACTATTACGAGACTCAGTATTTCTTATTCCGTCTATTCTTATGTATGGAAATCCTGTTGACGAATTTGGGTCTGGATGATAATATGGGGCTAAACTGGTGAAATTATTAATTCCAGTCTTATGTTTTATTTCTGAAGTATTTTGTGTGATACTTGGTAGTTCTAAAGCTAGAATATTTCCACATTGTTGCTGATAATTAGCAACTTCTTCAAGAGTTAGCTGATCCATTCTTTGTTTATTAAAAATTAATAGCATGATTTTCCTTATATGATTATAACTATATATAGTTTAAGGTTCTAAGCTTAATTACATAGATAATATACATAATGGGAATATTTATAAATAATAAAAACTCAAAAAGACTTCTCAGAAGATCTGGTGGTAAAAATTATATAAAATATAGTGCAGGTAGTGCAACGCCTACACCAACGAATACACCCACTCCCACCCCATCCTCGGCTCCTTCAAGCTTCATAACTCTAGGATATACAGCAGGATCCTGGAGTGGAACCGGAACAGCAGCATCAAAATATACAACCAGCAGTGTTTTTTCGCCTCGTCCTTCTGGCGGAGCATCAGAATTGTTGCCATTCTCTTTTACAGCAACTTCTAATTGTGAATTCTACCTGAAATGGAGCCACTCTGGTACTAGCGACGATAATTATAGAGCACAAACAACACAAATATTGATAAATGGAAGTCCCGTAGATACTGATCCATTGAGTTTTGGGGTTAACGGCGTTGCAACTGACATCCAAGGATTCATTTCCAATTCAGTAGAGTATCCAATCTGGTTGACAGCAGGAGATGTCGTTACTGTAAGAGTTTATAGAACCTTGATAGACCATGGCCCCATTGACACATACACCAGCGTGTCGGCATACGCCGTGGCCAGAACAACATCACCTATCACTCTAGTACAAAATGTTCGGGGAGATCCATCGTGGACTGGATTGGGGAATGTAGATTCTAAGTACTCTATGTCTGGATCTTTTATTACATCTTATTTTAGTGCAACTTTACCCAATAAAAAAGCTACTTTTGCAGTCAAAAAAACTGGGACATTTTATGCCACAGCAACAGTTAGCAACTATCCAGACGACAATAGTGATGCCTTAGACATTTATAAAAATGGAGTATACTCTGGTCAAACTTTTCCTGAAGGAACAACAGCAGGAACAAGGTCAGTATCTGTGTCGATTGGGGATATTATTGAGTTAAGTGGATATGGAAATGCCACGGTATCAAATCTATCAGCATGGGTAGTATAATTATGAATATCAAAATATGTAATGTAAATCTACCAAATATAAATTATGAATGGATTGAAAAACATTCTACTACTCCTCCATTTCCAGAAATAAATATTGATGATTTTTTGTTGACCAAGCCACCACAAACTGAAGTTTTTAGGGGTAGAGGTTGTAATACTAATTTCTTTCTTGGTAAAAAAGCTTATGAAACAACAACTAGGAAAATAAGTGGTCGAATGATTTATCCTCCAAATGGATATATGAATTGGCACACTAATGGAGATTGCCCCGGCACTAGAATGTATGCTTCTTGGAGTGAAACAGGAGATAGCGGTATGATGTTTTTGGATAAAGATGGAATTCCTTATATAGATCAAGATATTCAAGGCTGGAACATTAGAACATTTGACTGTCCAACTTGGCACAACGTGTGGTCAAGATGCTGGAGAGTTAGTATAGGATGGAATTTAAAGGAGGCCCCAGATGCGATGGAAAATTTGGTATTCCCTACCGAACAATAAAAATTTTTGTTTTACCAGCAGATCATGCACCTCATCAATAGGGCTGATGGCAGTCAAACAGTTCTATCCAGAACGAATACCGGATCATCCAGTAATAGATGGACAAGGACACCGACTAAATGATTATGTAGTGGGAGAAGACCTTCCTGATGGTTGTGCCGTAATGATAAGAAACCCAGTTGAAAGATTTATATCATTATTATGGAGAATGAATATCTCTCCCGAAAAAGCTTTTTGTTGGCTATATTGGTTTCATGGTCTGGGAAACAAACCAGAACATATAGACCGACACGATTTAGAATATTGTGGAGGCACTTCATGGTATCATTTAACTCCAGTAACTCATCTAATAAATGAAAAAAGTAAACTATTTTTATTTCCAGATGTTGCTGGTATGGCTAATTATTTAGAAATTAAAACTCCAATAGAAAAAATTAATTCTAGTATAACAACAGAAAAAATAACTTTAACACCAGAGCAAGAAGATAAAGTTAGACAAATTTATTGTGATGATATGATCTTGCTTCAGGAACTAGAAAACAGGGGGTATTAATTATTTAGATGTGTGTCTAATTTCTTTAAATAGGGTCATATACTTCATCCACATAACAATGAAGGGAGTTTTTGTCTGTGTTGTACACTGAGCAAATTTGTTTTAAATTTAATTTATTTTCATTCATACTAATATTATATCAAATTTTATGTAATTTTCAAGGAACGGGAGCACTCGACTCACTCCACCCGGAACTATTTATATCTGATGAAAGTTGATTATAGCCTGATGTATTTTGTTTTGTTGTCATATTTTGAATAAAACTCGGGGCTGATCCTGTCCATTTAACAAACGTCAAAGATCCATCTGCACTTTTTCTAAGTGTTGTTTCATCTGTTTCAAGAATATAATTAAAATCTATTTTGTTTATTTCACTTGAATTAAATGCAACAAAGCTTCGATTGGCATAAAGATCTTCGACACATGAAGTTTGACAAGCCGAGCAGTCTGCCGCATTTGCACACCCGTTCGCAGATTGATCATATTCGTTGACGTATTGCTTTGAAGGACAAGAACAATTGCCATAACAATCACTGCTTGATAATTGCCATTCATGCAAACTGTAATTGTAATTATAATTACAATGTCCGCAGTCCGCTAAAGCAGTAAAACCAGTGTTTATTGTTTTTCCCACAGATGCATTGTAATTCTGTAGCACTTCGGCAGCATTAAGCCCTCTATTATATTGTCTGAATATCATAACCTTTTGCCTAGATGGCTCTAGTGCCGTAGAACTGTTTGCAGATATTCTCAAATTATAATTACTTCCGAAATTTACACTATTATTAGCTGTAGCCTGCAGAACACCATTTCTATAAAATTTCATCACCCCAGATGTTCGGGTATACACCAATTGTGTCCATGCATTTTTTATTGGTGTTGAATAAAAGAGTTCTGCACTGCTTCCACCTGTTGGCATATATTGCCAAAAAAGACTGCCTGGGAGATAGTGAGTCAACCCGTTAAAAGCTCCTGTTTTAAAAGTATACAATCCTTTGGAAAAAACTTTGCTCCAAAGATTGCCTCCTGTTTGTAGATAAACCCAAATTTCGTAGGTAAAATTAGAACTCAAGCAACTATTGATTGTACTGTTATTTGTTATTTCTGCATATTCATCAATTCCATCAAAAACAAAAAACTTTCCATCATGTATAACACCATTGTAAAGTTTTGCGTTATTGTTATATCCGCTTAAGTCATACCAAGTAATGCTTGCCGAAGCACTTGCGACGTATTGAGTTGAATCTAAATGTACTATTAGTCCATTTATAACTATATCTTGATTATATAAAATTTTAATAGTACCGGATCCATCCCTGTATATGTAATTTTTCCCATCATTTTTATGTTGTATATTATATGTCATATTTTATTTATTGATTTTGGTAGATAAAACACAGCTCAGAAGTTGAAAAGTTTGTTAAACATTCATCGACTGCTCTTTTCACACCAGGAAAATAATCATGTTCTCCAACATAGTAATCATGACCTGCCAATATTCCATTTTTCTTTATTTTTGGCAACCAAGTTTGAATGTCTTTTTTTACATCTTCATATTCGTGTGAAGCATCTATAAAAACAAAATCTAATGAATTATCTTCAAATTGATTCGAAGCTTCAATCGAATTATTTCTTATTTTTTTATAATACTTATCTAAAGGCTTCATATTCTCAGTAAAAATATCATACAAAGAGTCTATTTCTTTTGAATCTTTGTGCTCAAAGCTTCCTTGCCATGTGTCTATGCAATAAAATTCTATATTCTTGTCAGAATTTGCAATTTCCACAGCCATAAAAGCAGAAGATTTCCCTTTCCACGATCCAATTTCAACAAATTTACTCCCAGATGGAAATCTACAAACCATATCTCTGTATAAGCTTGGATATGTAAACCAATCTTCTCCGAATTGAGTAGATTGATAAATATGAGGTATTTTTTTAATTATATTTTTAAGACCAACATATTGTCCTTTATTTTTCCACCAATTTATTATCCAGTAATATGATTCCCAGTGGTATTCTCCTTGACCATTTATTTCTGTGGCGTCTTTCCCAAAATATGTGGATTTTACATTTTTAACGTCTTCGACAAATATAGGAATATTATAAACTTTACCAATACCAGCAAAAAGTATGTTTTCTACTATTGGAATTAGATTTGTTTCATATATGTCTAAATGAAAACTATTTTCATCGATATAGTACCTGTCTATTATTTCCTTAGCGTATTCTCTTTTTATGACATAAGCGGCAGCGCCCCAATCATCCCACTCTCTTTCTCTTAATTCTATATTTTTATTATCAGGTCGAATCCAAGTTAGTTGAACACATTCCCAATCACACGGAAGATTATTAAAAAATTCTTCCCAAGTAAAATCCCAATAATTTACAGGATCCAGAGACAGATCATCTTCGCAAAAAAATGCATACGCTTCATTTGTTGAATCATACCATTTTTTGATTGCTTTTATGTGAGATGTTGTAGGTCCTTTACTATTTTCATGCAAACTATCGACAAATCTACCTGTCAAAATATGATCATATTCGTGATATCTTTTAAATATATGGGGAGTTAAATTTTTAATTTCGTATGAAGAGAACTGATTTATGAGATTTTCTCTTCTTTCAACTGATTCTTCAATTCCAATAAAATTAACTTTTGGAAAATTTGCAAGTTTATTTACTTTTTTTTTAAGCATCAAATCTTCCACTAAATTTATGTCGGATGTAGGGTACGATGATAGTTCTTCGAATATAGATTCGTCAATTAAATCTTTATGAATCCACCAATCTTCGAAGTTTGAACCTTCATTTGGCGCAATATCATTGAAAATAAGTGTATAACCAAGATTCCTCAAATAACGCCTAGATTTCTCTCTATATTCTCCTGTTATATCAACATAATGATCATGCTCATAAGTGATTGCTCTAAACTTATATTTATTAAAAGGAATTAATAGCAACGCTTCGAATGTGTTCTTAGAAGGCTCTATATCCAACTGCAGATAATCGATAATATTTGAAGAAAAATTTTCATCAAGCATCTTTTCATAATCTAATTTTAGAGCATTTGCATTTATACATTTGTTTTTTCTTTCTGCTTTGTGCATATCCGCAAGCTCTTGTTTGAATTCTATGCCAACTCCTGTCCAATCAAAATCTCTTTCCAATAGAGCAGTATTACTATTATGGAATGAATGTGCCGAGCCTACCTCAAGGTAAGTTCCATTTCTTTTTCCATTTAAAGCAGCCAATACAAATAAATCTTGGCAAGCTTGAGAAAAATTCTTTTCTATTTTATCACATCCTTCAAATCTAAATCTTAAATCATATTTTGATTTATCATATTTTACTTCACTTTCACTTACTGATCCGGAGCCTAAAGTAGATAGGTTATTTTGTACCAAGTGGTAATAATTATCGTTAAGTTTGCTGCCATATTCATCTTTTAATTTTCTGAAAAGAATCCTGGATTCTTTAGGCTTCCCGTACCACCAAGAGCAAACAGCCTTTTGAAAAATTAACATATATTTTGACTGATATTCAAAAGATGTGTTAAATTTTGATGGCTCACAATCTGATAAATCCAAACCAAGAGATGCATACAGATAACCATCCATCCAATTTTGTTTTCTTTCGTAGAATTGACTTAGAAAAAAATACGCCTCAGGATTCTTCGGCTTTATTTTTAATCCACTTTTTAATAGGTTTTCACATGTGTAATCCCTGTTAGATAAAGAGTAGTAGCATAAATATAGTCTTAATAAGCATTCATAAGCTAAATTTTCATCCTTGGTTAGTTCGGCGCATCGCAGATAGTAGCTGCAGGCAGGAGATAGATGTTTTTGACTTTCATACCAATATGCCAAATTAAAATTAGCGATATCGTTTTCTGGTTCTTTTATATAATCTGTAAGTTCTTTATTCATAAGTTTTGAGAATACTTCCTAAAAAGTTTTTGGGCATTCCTAAAATATATGCCGCATTATCTTGAAATCCGAAAGTTATTAGCAATTTGTCTTGATAATCTGCCATTCCACAACAGAATTCTATTTTGGCTCCCATGAATGAAAAAGAATTTGAGACCTCAACAATTTCAAAGTCTTTGTTCCAAACTACAAATCTATGTGTGTATATCGCATTTTTCCTACCAGCTTCTGATTTATACAATTTTACTTCATGAACTAAAGCCAAATAATGATCATTTAAAAAAATAACCTGTGAACCGCCTCTTAAGTCACTGGTATTTAATTTCTTTTCTTCTTTTGATATTATTGTTTTACATGTTTTGTTTTCTGGATTAACTTCAACGACTTCTGTTGAATTTGTCCATTTTACATATGTGTATCGCCTGTTTAATACAGGCATCCAATTTTTTTCACAATAACTACTATCCGCACCGGGAGCGGGTATTCTTAATCTACTTTTTTCAATAACTTTATCTTTCTTGTAAACAATTTCGGACAATTCCATTCTTCCAACACCGTTCACAGTCGTGTCTCTTCTTACTCCGCTTAAAAATAATTTGTCATCCCACTCTACCAATCTTCCATCTTCTAATCCCACGAATTCCCACATAGGATTTTCATCTAAAAATGTTGTATCTATAATTCTGCTGTGTTTTATATCAAAATTTTCATCTAATTTACATAATATATTATTGGTTACTAATCTTTGGTCATTTTCCTGATGCAAATAACATAGTGGACCCCAACTATGTTCAAAAATACCACTCTCACTGTGATATAGAACGTAGTTTAGATTCCTAAGATTAACTAATATCTCCCCAATTTTATTTATGTATATTGTTGGGTTGCTCAATGATGGTCCTATCATTGAGTCTGTTGTTACAAGCAGAGGTTTTATAAAACCTCCATTTTCTAAACATCTTTTAACTAACATATGAACTAATATAGTTAAATATCTCTTAAAGATGGTCGGCTGATATATTCTGGTAAGTAAATTTTATTTAATTTTACTTTTTCAAATAAATTTAAAAATATTGGATCATCGTAAACATATACGCCAGTATACAACCATCCTCTTGTCATTGGGTCACTGGGTTTTTTTTCATCTGAGTGTTCCCAATCTTTTTCATAAAAACTAGCCATATGTAACATTGCTTTTCTTATGCTTCCACATCCATTTTCATCTTCATAATTCCATATATTATGACCTAAATTAGAGCAAATTTTTGCCAGATCACACAATAAAAACAGATTATAATCACAATAGTGTCTGTTTTTAATTCTATCTAGTTCTTGAACCTGCAGCCCATTTGAATTTATTTGTTTACTCAACAGTTCTTTTATATTTTTTGAAATATAATTTTTTGCATCTTCGACCCTTCCAGCTAAACATAGATAAGAAATTAATTGTTTTGAGTAAGATGTTCTTATATTGTGATAATAGCCGCCTTGTCTGATGCCTCTTGGGCTTGTTAAAAACCAATCAGACATATCACCGAACCATTGTTTAATGTTTTCTTCGTCTGATCTTCTCCAACCGGGACTAGCTTTTAAAATTTCTATCGTATCTGTTAATATAAAAAGTTTATCTGCATCTATTATCAATCCTCTTTCTTTAACATCTTTTTCTCCAACCATTATAATCTGACTATAAGTCAGATTTGGATTCATTTTGGTTTGTTCATTTATAAAAAATGATCGTATAATTTTAATTGCTCTCTGAGCATATTCTTCTGATTTTGTTACATAATAAAAAACACTTAAAAGTTTTGTAGATAAAACCATTTTGTGAAGGTAGATATTATCAGAATATCTTGAAATGTCTCTATTTGCAATTCCATCTTTTCTTATATATGGAAATCCATTTTCTGAATTTGGATTTGGATGGTAATAAGTTGCAAGGCTTGTATAGTTATTAGCTCCTGTTATCTCTTTTATATGAGATTTGTTGAGAGTTATACTTATTTCACCTTTTTCTATTTTTTCTTCATTTTCTTTGTTTTCAATAAAAGCACTAATATATTCTTTGGGAATATTTTTCATTCTTTCTTTATTGTAATATATCATATGTTTAAGTATTTATAAAAATTGTAAATTAATTCACATTTGGTCAATTCTTTGTTTGGGCTATAATTTTTTTTTGATATATTATCTTGCATTTTCTTATTATTTATAAGATTCATAGCTTTCCAATCTAGATCGGATTTTATATTTCTTGTTGTTTCCTCTTTAGAGTTTAGGATAGCTTCTATTTGACAAGGTGTGTCTATAAATTCATATCCTATTAATTCACAACGTAGCTTTAAATCAGTATCATGTTTACCAGCAGGCAAAAATGATTCATCATAACCCCCAACTTTATCAAACACTTCTCTGGAGCATCCTATTCTTCCATAAACTCCTTTTCTTAGTACATTGCAGCAAATTCCCTTTGGTCTTAATTTCATTATATTTTCTGTTGCATCTCCTATAAAATTATCAACATCAAGATTAAATAAGTAATCTCCGGAACTCAATCTTGCTGAGAAATTTTTTGCTATCGGTATAGAATAATTTTTGAAATTTAACGTTTTATAATAATGAATTCTATTTATATGTTTAGGAGATTTTATAAAGTAATTCATAAAATCTGACATTTCATCACACGAATCACAATCTACTATAACCCACTCGGTGTTTTCTTTATTTTTTATTATTTCTAAGTTATGGTCAAATGTTTGTTTAAATTGATAGAATCTATTTTTTATTTGAGAGCAATATGATATTAACATTGCTTTAACTCTCTATAGAATAGTCTGGATTTTCTTCATCCATTTCAGTTTCATAGTCTCTTATTTTTAAACCATACTTCTCTATATCTTCATCACTTGGTTCTGGTAGCGCTTGTGAGTTAGATTTCTCTGTGGGGTTTTCTTGTTGATTTTCTTCTGTTGGTTGTTCCTCTGGAGCAGCACCCTCAGTTGAAGGTTCTGTTGGTGCTTCAAGATTTGCGGAAGGACCACCAGGCTCTGTTCCCAATTCTGTCTCTGAAGAATCTTCTTTTGGAACTCCCACCCCAAGCAACTGTGGATTTTGTGAAAGAACCTGTATTTTCAACTCTTCTAACTTTTGTATCTTTAGTCTACCGAGCATTTCGTCCGTTTGATCTTGTGAATACTTCAGCCAATTTATGTATATGTCATAATCTGACATCAAAACGGCACTCTTTAATTGTGTGGCAACTCCAAGCCTTGCATTAATCACATCTAATCTGCTTAATTCTCTCCAATCACTTGGAGGAGTCATTTTTATTTTAAGGTCTTTATATAATTCTTGCGGATAGCCTCTTAGAGTTAGATGTCTATCTGCTAATTCATATAATCCATCTTCAAAGCTAGCCTGAAGTCTTTCTATTTTTCTGGCGAATTTTACATCTTGTGAACTTAGACTCACCTTAGTGATGTTGATATCATCTCCGCTAAAATAATTTTTAGGAAAATTCAAACTCACGAAAAGTTTAGTTCTGAAATAAATTGCGTCATCTACTTCGCCCAACGATTGAGCACCTGGAAGTGTTTCTATTCTTGTATTGCTTCCTGGTCTGAGAGGAAGCCAAAAATCCTCATCAACAGCAGGAGGTTGCCATCTTTCATCTACTTTGTCTGCTCCTTCTCCGTATCCTCCTGCAACTTTTCGTTTTCTAAATTGATCCTTCATTCGATCCATCAAGGAATCAACTTTGTGTGGAGGTAATTGACCAACATCTATGTAGAAAACTCTTCTTTCGCTTGCTCTTGCAAGTCTATAAACAACCATACTGTCTTCCATCAATCTTAATTGATGAGCAGGACTTCTGGCGGGTTCTATTAAGCTTACTCCATAAGGATAGAATGTTTTTCTATCTTCCCCAATTCTAAAGTGAATTATTTGATATGGGCTAAATCTTATAGCAGTACTTTTTTCTATATCTTTGGTACTTGTAAGATCTATCGGGTTTGTTAAAGCGCTATAGTCTGGACCTTCTTTGCTTTGTTGAAATTCAATTAGTTTTCCACGGGTTGTTTCTATTCTGTACATCGTCTCTGCAGGAAGATTTGATGTTTTGTATATACCTTCTTCTGGATTATCTGGATTGATTATTATTTCTAAAAAGTGATCTCCATTAACACAAAGATTTTTAAACCAACTCCATCCATTTTTATTTAAATTTATCATATTTCTGTTAAAAAACAGAAATTCTATTTCATTTCTAATGTCATCACTACCAACAGAAATTGTACAAATATTTCCACTATCGTCTTTTTGACAATTGTGCAAAACAACACTATCTGTGCAAAAGCATTTATGTTTTTCAACACTAATATCATAAACATCTTCTGGTTCATTTTGTACTATTCCCACAACTCTTCTATAGTCAGTTTTACGACTTAGTTTTTTGAGCTCTTTTGCTGTAAACCCAGAACCTTCTACTTTGTTTTGCAATCCAACTGTTGTGATACCTAGAGTCTCAGCCACTTTTTTAACCATTATTCCCTTGCTTAGCATGTGAAGGGCTTTGTGTAAACGCTTTTCTTTTTCATCTGTTTTTCCAAATCTCCACCTATCTACAAAAAATCTTTCGTGCGTCCACCCAGTGTTGTAAGTGAAAATTCTTGGAAATTGATTTTTTTTGATTTTTGGTTCGTGTGTTACCGGAAGTCTATAAAAAGCCATCAATTCATCGCCATCTTTTAGATTTCCTGTTTCTTCCCACTTTCCATTGCGTAATAACACTTTGTGATCTTTGGTGGCTGTGTAGCTACTTCCATCCTCAAGCACTATCGTTAGAGTTTCTTCTTTTTTGACAAATCTTGGAGAATATGCCCATCCGAGTGTATGATCTTTTGCTTCTTCATCGAAACAATAAACCAAGAATTTCTCACTTGATCCTTCATCTACAAGCTCTTTTATTGTTTTGAATCCAAATGGAGTTGCAATTTTTGTACTTGCACTAACGCAAGCTTCGTCTGAAATTACCGTCATAACGGTTTCAATTTCAGGTATATTCCTAAGTCTTTCATACTCTTTATATCTTCCACTTCTGTTGGTCAGAGTGGTTATGTCAATCATGTCGTTTGATTGACGATACGCCATTAATCCTTGAGAACCAGCAGCAACATCGTCACCGCCCATTGTTTGTAGGGCGTCGGGTTGAGACACACCGGCACCAGTCAGGTTTTTTGGATCCTGACTTCGTGAGTATGGATCTCTTTGAAATCCATATGTAAATAATTTGAAATAGTCGTACCAAGCCATAATGTAATATAGTTATTAACTTTCAAAGCATTTTTTCGAAAATTTTAACTTAATTATGTTGTGAAAACTCAAGAAGATTGCTATTTCTACATAGACTCAACCAAACCGGAAGAAGAAAGACACATCGAAGCCAAATGCTTGGATTGCCAAAAAGAAGAAGATGGTGGCTGGTTTTGGAATGGAAAAATAAAAGGCTATGGTAAATTTGAAATAAAGTGTAGTGTTTGCGGAAAGATAATTAATGAAGAAAAAGAAAAAACAAATTAAAATTAGTAAACCAAAAAAAATACAAAAGTTTGATATAATTTCCGAATTCCCAGAAAATTACAAGGAATTAGTATATTGTGAACCTTTTTGTGGTTGTTGCAGTACATTTTTAAGAAAAGAACAGTCTAAAATTAGTGTTTTAAATGATATTAATATTGGAATATACACTTTAATAAAAACTTTGCAAAGTAACGAAAAGCATTTTTCAAACAAATTGAAATCTATAAAATTCAACCAAACTACTTTTAAAAATGAAATAAATAAAAAGGAATTCAAAAATGATATTGAGTATTCCATAAATCAATACATCCTATATAGAATGAGTAGAGCGGGACTCTGCAAAACATACAGCTGGTCCAGCTCTAAGAAAAAACAAACAGACTGCTGCTCTTGGAACACTTCTGTAGATAATTTTTCTTCTATATCCGAAAGATTAAATGGAGTTTTTCTCTACAATAGACCACCAATAGAAATATTAAAAAACTTCAATTGCGACAATGTTTTGTTATATTGTGATATGCCTTGTTATTGTGGAAGCAAGTGTATTAAAACAGCATATAAGCCCGAAATGGATGAAAAAGATCACGTAGAATTTTCTAAATTAGTACTTAAATTTAGCGGTAAGGTTTTAATTCATAATCTTGAGTCTAATTTTTATAAAAAGTTATATAAAAGTTTAAATAGAAAAAAAATAATAAATAAAAATAGAGTCGAATATATTTGGAAAAACTTCTGATATATATTTATATCATGAATTTTAAAGAATTTATTGAAGGTATGGACGCAAGCATGGTTGGAGATTTGTCCCAGACATTCTCCAACTCGGATAGCGATTTTGAAAAAAGTGGCGCCTCAAGTAAATACTTTACAAATAGCGTAAGTGCAGATAAATCAAACTTTAATCCTGAGAAAATATATGGGAAAATTCGAAAAATATCTAGAAGAAAAAGAAATCAACAACATAATAGAAACTGGCAAAAACATAAATGATAGTTTTTGGGAAGATTTTCTTTTGGTTTTGAATAACAGTAGCGGTTTATCTTCTTTGTTGGGTGTTCCAAGAAGCAAAATTATCACTTGGAATAAAAAAATAAAAGAAGCTTTGAAAGAAAACAAAGAAAAAGAAACAAATATTTCAAAAAAGCATAAAATAATTAAAACCGGTCAACACTAGGGGCAACTACCAGGTAGAGGCAGATCGTTATCATTTATATCTTGTGTTATCCAAGCCATAATGTTGTTGGCTGCACTTTGAAATAATACCGGCGAATCGTCCGGATTGTTTGGATCCTGAAGCTGCGTCGCCACATCAGCAATGACAGTGTTGTCAGCCCCGTCGCATAATTCTGCTCGCAACAGTACGGGTTTTCCCAAATATCCAGAAGGGATATTTATTGACGCTATTTGTTCCGACTGAACACCCACGCCCCAACTCGTACCTCTTATGCGCAGATTAATAGTCATTGGGGTTGTTATATCGGCGCACGTTGCCGGCGATGGGGCGCAAGAAAATCTAAATTTCATCGTCAGGTTTAAACAATATTTTTGTTCGCAGGCGTTAGTGGCTGGGTTATATTTACATATTGTCATGCCAGTCGAAGCAGCATCGTCATACGCATCAGGAATTTCTGTTGTGCATACAATTGTTATTATATCTCCATCGTTATAGCCAGCAGGAGGCGTTGCTGTCGGCGTTGCTGTCGGTCCAAGCGTTGCCGTTGGTGTGGCAGTAAGTGTTGGCGTGGCTGTTGGTCCAAGTGTCGCTGTAGGAGTAGCCGTTGGGCCAAGCGTGACTGTGGGTGTTATTGTGGGGGTGACTGCTGGAGTTTCCGCAGGAGGACATGTTGGACACAAAGGAGATCTGGTTACATCGACTGTTGATCCTTTTGCATCTATGTTAATTAAAAATCCATCTCCATCCGCTGGTACGGATCCTGCCAAAACTGTTCTTTTTATCCACATTGCTAAATAATCCCCGGGATAAAAATGATTCAGAGTTATTCTTCTTGTGATATCAAAAAAAGTAACCGAGGGTGCTGTTTGAGAATCACTAAATTCAACAGCAGGATTTATTAAAGCGGAGCTATCTGCTCTTGTGACTCCTGTTGCTGGACCTCCGCGTTTAACAATAACTCCACTTATAGTTAGATTTAATGGATTAATATCCGCTCCACTCTCAGCAATAGTTATTGTGTCATTTGCTCTTTGATTTGGTATTATTATTTTAAAAGATCTATCTGTACCACCGATAGACTCAACCAAAATTGAGTCTAATTTGTTTAAACTTCTAAGTTTGCTTTGTAACTCTGTTGCTTGGTTAACTATATCATCAACATAATTAACTCGCACAGTTTGATTTTCATATTGAAGATAAAAATATCCAATCACTCCACTTGGATCAGGTGTTGGAAGCGGAGAAGAATGACTAATTGTAAGAGTTTGTTCTTCGTCTACAAATTTAATTGCTGTTTGGCTTGCTACCCCACCGCTACCACCTACATATGCCCCAGTTGCATTGCTGTTAATTGTAAAAGTGTTTGAAGTTACAGATTCAATATTGGCTTTCACATTATAGCCGCTTAAGTCAGCACCTGTGATTCCTGTCACCAGCACAGGCTGTCCTGTCACAAATCCATGATTAGTAGCTGTTGTGTAAATAACATTTATTCCATCTCCCGATACATTAATAATATTTGCCGACGAATTTAATGAATAGACTCCATAAAAACCGTACTCCACATATGAAGGGGTGTATTCTGTTATTGAGATTGTAAAATCATTAAATGATTCTGACGGATTACTGTTTTTTAGATATATGCATTTATAATCTACTACACCGTTGGCTAGTTTTGTTTGTGAGATATCTGTAAATAAAACTTTTCCTGTTATCTCGTTATTATACGTCCCTCCAAGCGACACTTCGTTGCCGCCATTATTACCAATAGAATAATAAAATTTTATGTCCGATTCTTGTATAGCCATATGATTAATATAATTAAAAATTACACAATATATAGAAGATTTCAAATGATATTGATGTTGTATTTTTTGAATTTGATGATATAATTGATGAAACTTTTAACCAACAAGGAAATTAATATGAAAATAAATAATTTTTGGGTTCTAAAATCAAAAGAAAAAATAATATTGAAAATGTTGGATTGGTGTCACAAAAATGACAAAATAGTAGAAAAAATGGATTATAGTTCCTTATTGGAGGCTCTTAAATCTCCAATAAGGAACACTTCCGGAATTTAACCCCGTAGCCAACTTTCAAAATGATTTGGATCGATAATTCCAAATCCTTCGAAAAATTTATTTTTCGAAAATTCTGGGTTTTTTAAAGAAATTGTATTTTTCTTTAAAATTTTTCTATAGTCTTCATCGTTTTCAAGCTTTATATCTATTTTGTTGTTTCTGACGTAGCTTAAAAGTAACGCTGCACAACCAACAGCAAATGGATTGCTCATGCTTGTCCCGCTCATATAAGCATACCAGCCTTTTGGAACTGTGCTGAAAATTTTAACCCCAGGAGCCAAGAAATCTAAGTCGCTACCTGTACAACTGAATGGAGCTCTTTCTAAATTTTCATCAATTGCTCCAATTCCAATTGTTTCTGGATAATTTGCTGGGTAGTATATTTCATGAGTTTTACCAGCATTTCCAGCAGCACAAAATGTTACACATTTTTTACTTAAAGCATAAGAAATAGCTTTTTTCATTGATTCCACTTGATGTGGAGATCCGAGACTCATAGTTAGGAGGTCGGCTCCTTGATCTGCAGCCCAAATTATTGCTTCTTCTATGTCTCTTGGATTTCCATTCCCTCTATCATCAAGAGCTTTGATTGGAATTACTTTTGATTTTGGAGCCACGCCGATCATTCCAATATCGTTATTTTCAGCACATATCGTGCCTGTTACGTGAGTTCCGTGACTATTTATGTCTATCGGCTCTTTGTTTCTTTCAACAAAATTTTTACCTTGAAGTAAATTATTTTTTAAATCAGGGTGTTCTAAATCGACGCCTGTGTCAATCACTGCTATTTTTACGCCCTCTCCCTGACTTAATTTCCATTTATCAGGGAGATTAAAACGTGTTATCTGCCATCCTGCCGCCTGTTGAGCTTCTTGCAGAGAATATACATCTTCTCTAGTATATGGTAATAAGCTATATGTTTTCTCGTTGTGAGGCATAATTAGACTCCTTTCTATTCCATGTCCCCTCATTATATTTATGCACTAGAAAATCAATAATACTAGAAATCAAAAACTGAATAACAATTACCTTTATAATGCTGTCAAAAGGCTTTAAATATATTGGTAAGTTTTTGCTTATAACCACGTTGTAAATTGAATAGATTACAGATATTACAACTGCTTTTTTGCTTGCGCCGTCAACTGGAAGATTCTCGGCTTGGTTGATGCTATCATCGACGCACTTCAGCACAAAAGAAATGCATTCGTTAATGTTTTTTGTGTTGTTTTCTTTGAAATTTGATAAGTATTTTTCAATTAATTCTTTTTTAATGTGCTCCATAATAAGTATATATACTTACAAGTTTTACTTAATAAACCTATATACATTTATTCCTTATAAAACAAAAAAATGAAACGCTGCGGAACAAACGAAATAATAAATAGAGATGCTGGGTTGAAGGCTTTTATAACAAGCCTTAAAAATAAATCAATTTTCTCAAAAGCCTCAATCAATGGCTCTTCTTTAAGTATACCGGTAGTTTTTCATGTTGTGGGAAATAGTACTGTTCAAAACTATGTGACAAACACCAGGATTCAAAATCAACTTCAAGAATTAAATGTTGATTATTCTGGTGTTAATTCGGATATAACACATGTTCCTTCTGTTTTTCAATCGCAAAAAGCAGGCGACATGAAAATCAGTTTTTATACACATCAAATAATAAGAAGAACAACTACTGTAACACTATATTCCGCAGGATTTGATGCTTTCGGAGGCATGGATCCTTGCCAAGAAAGTATGAAGTATGACTCTTTGGGAGGCTCAAATTCTATAGATCCAGAAAACTACTTCAATGTTTGGATATGTAATTTTACAAGCGATGGACAGCCACCAAGCGCCAATAATCAACTTTTAGGATATGCTTATTATCCATACTTTAAAACATTTGGGGGTTGTTACGCAACAGGAGATGGTGTTGTAATCCTATACAATTCTATAGGAAGCTTATCCAGCCCAGGCTCTAGCGGCTCTCCCTATAACCTGGGGAGGACTTTGGTTCATGAGACTGGACATTATTTGGGATTACATCACATATGGGATGACTGCCCTGATACCCAGTGTTGTGGAGTTTTGGATCTTCCTCTTCAAGCAGGTCCAAACGTAGGAAAGCCAACCCATCCTCATAGACTTGGTATATGCAGTTCAACTGGTGATATGTTCATGAATTATATGGATTATGTAGATGATGATACGTATTGCATGTTCTCAGGTAGTCAAAAAAATTCAATCTACACAGATGCAGAATTATATAGGCAAAGTTTTTTAATTACGCCTACGCCTGGACCAACTTCTACACCAACACCAACAGCTACGCCTACCAAGACAGCCACACCAACAGCTACGCCTACCAAGACAGCCACACCAACAGCTACGCCTACCAAGACAGCCACACCAACAGCTACACCTACTAATACATCCACGCCAACAGCTACACCTACTAATACATCACCACCAACAGCTACACCAACACCTACCAAGACATCACCACCAACAGCTACACCAACACCAACATGGGCGGGCCCGCCGCCCGGGCGGCCAACACCAACACCTACCAAAACACCAACACTTACTCCCACTCCTACTTCAACACCAATTGCCACATCAACCAACATACCAACTAACACACCAGCGCCCACAGTTACTACTACTGGTTGTAATAGGGTTATGGTTTTTTCTATATGCAACGCCAACGCCGCCCGAGATGATAATTTCGAAATTTATTTAAATGATCATTTATTGGGTATTGCTGATTTATCGAGAGATGATTTAATCGGATCTGTTTTTATAGCCAGCAATGATACTAACCTTACAATAACAGATCCAGACTTTGTTTGCCCTTTGTCTAAAATGGTAAAATATAATTTTGATCCAAGTTTTGTTCTTGAAGGAACGAATACGGTCAAAATGAAAAACATTCAACTTAACAATAATGCTAATTGGGGAATTCTTGGGATTAGGAATTATTCAGTAGATGGCACAAATCTAAAAACTCCTTGTTACATTAAAAATCTAGAATATGCGGGTGATACTGGTGCTAATTTTGATTTTACTTTTGAATATCTTCAATGTTGCTATGAAGACCCTGGAGATCCAACTACTTGTAACATACCATGTTTTAATTTAAAGCTTATAAAATCTGGAGAAAAAACTTGGGAAGGAACAGACGATAGTGGAAATAAAATAACAATAGATTTGGGGTTAAATGACCTGACAATAAGTGATTCAAAAGGACTAGCATATTGGAACAAGACTATTACAAATTGGAAGTCCAATATAATTAATGGGGTATTATCTGTTCCTGGTTGTGAGAAAATAAAAATCGGAGGTTTTTGTGATGCCGGAAATAATGACTGCGTAGAAATATTTGAGCAAGGATTCATTGGAGATGATCAAGAAGGAAATATAAGAAGATATTCTTGGAGCGAAGCAGAAGGATTTTTCTATAAAGATGGATCCAAAGTTAATAAAAGTCCGTGGACAATAAATGGAAATAAAATAAGGATAGATTTTGAAAATGATATAAATTGCGAAAAATATAATAAAAATATTCAAAAATCAACATGCAAAATATATCTTCAACTGATTTATCCATCCAATATAACTATAGGATGGGAAGGCAAAGCAGAAGTTCAAGATTCTTGTTATGAACAACTGCAAATAAAGATAAATGGATCTAAGTCTATACTGGCGCATTCTGCCGGAGGCAATAAAGGATGCGACCCTGTTGAAGATGTGACGGCTATCCCAGCCAATCCTTATTCTAAAATTCTTCCTAAGGGTTTAAATGTAATTGAAATTAGTGTTGATACGTTAGATCCATTGTATCATTCGGGTGCTTATTATGAATTTACAATAGATCCCTTCTCTTGCTGTAAGTGTAGCCTTGAAATCCTGGATGTTATTGAAAAAGAAATTTTAGAAGATGGAAGCAGAGTTTACGAAGTTCGTGTTAGAAACGATTCGGGTAATTGCTGCGGACTTGAGTTTAAGTCTCATGATGGAACTTGGGTGCAAGTGCCAAGTGATAAGCTTGACTGCTCACTATTAGCAAGTGACAACAAGATAATAGCCACACTTCTAGATAGTTGGGTTTATTGTCCAATGCCAACACCTGCGTTAACGGCACCGCCATTTAGCTGTCCTGGTAATTGTGCAAGTAATTTGATACTAAATGGAGATTTTGAACTTGATGCCCCTCAATCTGATGGTGGCACCTCTCAATACTGGACCGTGTCTAATGTTGATGTTACATCGGTAGAACTAACGGGACCCGATAAAAACGTCTGGATAGACTTAAATTCATGCTCTATGGGTTATATCGAACAGTCTTTCTCAACGGTAGTCGGAAAAAATTATATATTACATTTTAATATGGGGGCTAATAATGGATGTACTCCTTCTAATCCATGCAGTGGAAGAAATGATAATACGGAGTCTATTAAAACTTTTAGGGTTTCTGTTTCGGGAGTTGTACAAAACTATTCGTTTGATATGACTGGGACTCCAAATTTAACTCCAGGAAGAAAATATGATTATGAGGGAATAGGTTGGATTCCACAATCCTTGGTTTTCAACGCTGTTGATACCACAACAACTTTAAGATTTGAAAGCACATGCAGTTCTTGCGGCTGCTTCGGCGCGGCAGTAGATTGTGTTGAAGTTTGTGAGTTTATAGTCCCTACGCCAACAGCTACACCAACACCGACAGCCACACAAACTGCCACACCAACACCAACATTGACAGAAACACTTCCTGGCTTCACATATCCACCAACACAAACACCAACACCAACACAAACACCAACACCAACACAAACACCAACATCAACACCAACACCTACCAAGACACCAACATCAACACCAACACCTACCAAGACACCAACATCGACACCAACACCTACCAAGACACCAACATCGACACCAACACTTACTAAGACTCCACCACCAACAGCTACACCTACCAAAACTCCAACATCAACAGCTACACCCACCAAAACTCCAACATCAACACCACCACCACCACCAGGCCCACCACCAACAGCTACATTGACGGCAACTCCAGTGCCAACAGTAACACCAATAACTCCATCTTCTCAAAACTATAATAGAAGTGGTCAAGTTGGCTGGGATACCACCTCTATCGTAATCGACAATCAGCAAAAAAACTGGGGTTTGCTCAGGTGCCTTTCAGCCACCAACCAGTTTTAACCTTCAACCTTAAGGATATTAAGATGAAAAAATATATAATAACTTTAAAAGATATAAAAGACAAAGATGAGTTTTGTGATCAAATGGATAAATCTATGTTTGGTTTATCAAAAGGATTTATTCCACAGAGAAGTTGCGATTGTGTTGTCAAAGGACCTATGAGCAGAAACACAACTTATGTTTTAAGTGAAGAGGAAGCTTCAATTCTAAAAAATGATGCGAGAATAAAAAGCATCGAATTATCTTTTGAGCAAATTCCTGGTTTCAAAATGGGGCCAGCCATTTTCACACCGCCAGAATATGAAATAGTTGGTTTAAAAAATTTTCAAGATAATCTGCAAGACAATTTTCAAACACAAGCTGTGGGCGATAAATATGCAACAATATCAAATGTTCCAAACGGAATAGATGTGGATGTAGTGATTGTTGATAATTATGTTGAAGCAAATCATCCTGAATTTGCCAAAAATCCAAACGGAACAGGAGGAAGCAGAGTCAACAGAATTAATTGGAATATATACGATCTTGAAGTTTTGGGGTATGTTTCTGGTCTTTCGTACGACTACACAGTAGATAATACAGAATCACATGGCACACACACTGCTGGAATTACTGCTGGAAATACTCAAGGTTGGGCTAAAAAAGCAAACATATATCACATAAGATATAACACTCCTAACTGGGCACAATACATCAGAGCTTTCCACAGAAACAAACCCCTAAAACCTAATGGTACAAAAAATCCAACGGTTACGAATAATTCTTGGGGTTATTTTTACGACCTTAGTGACCAACCAATAAACAACATAGCCAGTGTGACTTATAGGGGGGTTACAACTAATAGGCCCGCAGGAGGTTGGAATGCAGTAAATGACTTACTTTCAAAAGGTATATTATCACTTGTGAATGGAAATCTTTATATTTATAGTAATTTTATACCTTCTGTTAATGCTGATGTTGACGATATGGTTGCAGATGGAATAATAGTTGCTGCAAGTGCTGGCAACAACTATGCTAAATGTGATGTTTCAGGGGGAGTTGATTATAATAATTATTTTATATTAAATTATAATGGTAGCCCATCTAATCAGTTTATTTATTATTACCATCGTGGCGCCTCTCCAGCAGCGAGCGACTCGGCAATATCTGTTGGTTCTATAAAAAGTTTGAAAATATCAGGATCTGAATATAAAACAAATTATAGTAATTGCGGACCAGCCGTCGATGTTTATGCACCTGGAGATGCAATTATTAGCTCTGTTTTGATAGCAGAGGCTAATAGTGTTGCTGATTCAAGAAATTCTGGATATGGATTGGCTAAATTCACTGGAACAAGCATGTCTGGACCTCAAGTGGCTGGCATGTTGGCTTGTATCTCAAGCACAAACCCATCATTTAATCAAGCTGCTGCCAAAAGTTATATTTCAACAAATGCAAAAAACACCATTGCTGATACCGGAGGTGGGGTCAGTGATTTTCAATCATTGCAAGGATCTCCGAACAAATATCTGTATTATGCCGGATCTTCAGTTACTTATCCGTAAATTTGTTTCCAAACTCTTTTTAAATTTTTATATATAAAAATAATATATACTTATAGTGCAATGAAGCACAATCTTTTTAAAAGGAGTTTGATATGTTGAATAATTTAACAGTAGTTACCGGTGAGCACGGATACGGATACGATGCTTACTATCTTGCTAGAAAAAACGAATCTTTGGCTTTCCCCTCAAACACAGATATAGCGAGCTCTTTGGGGGCAATAAACTATAAAATAAAAACAGTTAATTTTCCTGTTGATATGACTGTTAATGGAACTTTGATGAGTTTTTCAGAAACACCAACCGGTTACTTAGCTAAAGTGGCTAAGCATTTTCCTGTAATGGATGAGGTTATTTTGCGTGAAATTGGTGGAACTAGTGTGGAATATGTTCTAGTTAACACCCCAACAGTCGGAAATTTAGATAATTATATAAGAGGAACCATTTATGATGGTACGACCGCGATTCAAACTTTTACAGTCGCTAGGGGCTCAACAACTCTTGTTATTGAAAAAATCGGAGCATCACAACCAACAATTAGAGCTACAACTGGCTTCATGACAATAGAAGACAAAAAAATTACACTGACCTGGAATCAAGATCCAGGTGCCAGCTCTATTGTTGTTGATTATGAATATATGAGCTCGGAAGCCACATCAGTTTTAAGTAAAGTTAAGCCAGTTGCTGATCAGTATGAAAATGTTTCTGTTTATGGATCAACTTCGATCAAAACAAAGTATATTAAAATTATGACTAACTTTAAGTGCAAGACACCACTAGGATATACTTATACCGAAAGCAGAGTTTTTTATACCAGATGTAAATATAAAAGTAATTCTTGCTCATCTAACAGCAATGCTATTGTTCCTGCAATAACAGTTTGCAATCAAAAATTGTTCTAATTAAATTGAACCTAAAGTTTGGTTACAACCCCCGAATAAAATCGGGGGTTGTTTTTTTTTGAAATTTTAAACTCTAATATTTTTGGCAAGGAAATTATTAGAAAGGAAACTATATGCTAGTGCTAAGTAGAAAAAAAGACGAGACCATTCTTTTAAAGACATCCAACAACGAGGATATTAAAATAACCGTTGTTAAAATTGATAATAAGAATAAAGTAAGAATAGGAATAGAAGCTCCAAGGGAAGTTACAGTAGTAAGATCAGAATTAATTACCAAGGAAATCAACGGACTCTAAAAAATCTTTTTTATACGCCCTTCTCAGAGACCGGCGGTATGTGTCAAGTGTACACTATGATCATTCCGCAGGGTTGTCTGCCCGATATATGTGATGGATCAAATCCATCATTAGGACAGCCTAAGTCGTAAGTTCCCGGTGAGCACACGCAATCCCGGCAAGCGTCAGGATTACCATCTCCGTTGTAATCTACCGTTGCGGAACATTGATTATAATCATCTCCTATTCTTCTTTTGCTTATTGCATAATTTGGAGGGTTGGAGCAATCAAACGCGTCTATCTCCACCAAGAAATAATATTGTTCATTTGGAGTTGAAGTTATATTAAACAAATTCAGCAAGATGGAACTGCTCACCTCGGTGCAGACAGTCCCGGTAAATGGCAAGCCGGTCTCAGTATTTATTGCTGCAGCACAAACTGCAGGTGAAGTTGACCAATTAAAACCAGGTCCAATAGATTGCAACACTTTGGTGGCTACTTGCCCCCAATTAGTATTGGTGCCATAATATGTAACATTAACCACTCCTTGAATTCTGGCTCCGTTTAAATCTGACGGTGATCCTGTATTCCAAGACACAGATATTAAATCAATATTATTATATGGACTGCTGTTTCCTGTTCCATTGCCTAATCTTATCCCTAAATGTGGGAAGCTAGATGTAGCGGTAGTGTTTACGCCTAATTGTATGTCACAGCCCCCCGGCGAAGGGCAACCAAGGCAAAGCTCTCCTGCAACAGATCCTGAGCCACCACATGATAATATTCCATCAAATGCTGGTGTTGCACTTGGTGTTGGTCCTGGCGTAGCTGTGGGCGTAGCTGTGGGCGTAGCTGTGGGCGTAGCTGTGGGTGTGGCTGTGGGTCCAAGTGTAGCTGTAGGTCCAGGTGTAGATGTTGGTCCAATTGTTGCCGTCGCCGCCGGCGTAGCTGTCGGTGTAGCTGTTGGTGTAGCGGTAGAGGTCGGAGTAGGTGTTGGTGTCGGAAAACTATATAGTACCCAATTTGGATCGCTACCGCCAGGAAGAGTAGATATAAAAACATACGACTGATTCGGTACCAGTTGCCTTAAAAGATTCATTCCATTTGATGCGGCATTCCAACTTATAAAGCCAGTGCCAGCAGTGTTAGTTCCAAATATAGTATCAACTTTATTATCACGTATAAACGGTAAGTCATTGTTGATTGTCACAGGCATAGTACTATTATTATTAATTGATCCCGCATGACCTGCAGTTCCTGGTTTTCCATCTCCTCTAAACATTGCTATTTGTTTTTGGTACGTTATAGTTTTTGCATAAGGAAGTTGGGATGTTTCTGTGTATAGCGTATAAGATCCCGTTCCTGGATTATTTCTTATATAATATCCATAATATTCTGTGAATTCTTTGAGCTTATCGTTTAAAGGCGTGTTGGTCCAAGATTTATAATTATTTGCTTTGCGTGTTCCTGGAAATGCGGCGTCTGTTGTTAGGCTAAGACCATAAACTATTTTTGCGTTGCTCAAATTTGGAAAATTCGTCAAATCGATAGATGTGCCCTTTACAGAGGGGTTTCTGGTGAGAGGTGAGCCAGAGAAATACTCAAATATAACGATTTTTTTATCTATATTCATTTTTGTTATTCGTTAAAAATTGCAATGTATTATATATGTTGTAATTTTTGAATATTTTTACAAATTAACTACATTAGATTAAACTTTAAAGGATTAATTTAATGAAAAATTCCATATTTGTGCAGATTGCAGCATACAGAGACAGTCAGCTTACTCCTACTTTAAGAGATATGATTGAAAAAGCTGAAAACCCTCAAAATTTAAAAATATGTATATGTTGGCAGCATTCTAAAGATGATGCTTGGGATAATTTGGATGAATTTAAAAACGATGATAGATTTATAATATTAGATACAAATTATAAAGATAGCTTGGGTGTTTGTTGGGCAAGAAATGCAGTTCAACAGAAATATAATGGAGAAGACTACACCCTGCAAATAGACAGCCACCACAGGTTTGTTGAAAATTGGGATACTGAATGTATAAAGATGTTGGATCAACTTAAAGAAAAGGGTCATAAAAAACCATTATTAACATCATATGTCCCCAGTTATGATCCTGATAATGACCCAAAAGGTAGAGTTCAAGAACCGTGGAGAATGAACTTTGATAGGTTTATTCCAGAAGGTGCAATATTCTTTTTACCAGGACATATAGAAAATTGGAAGAATTTAACTGAACCAATTCATGCAAGATTCTATAGTGCTCATTTCTGCTTCGCCCCAGGATCATTTTGTGTAGAAGTTCCTCATGATCCAAATTATTATTTTCATGGAGAAGAAATCAGTGTTGCAGTAAGAGCTTATACTTGGGGTTATGACCTTTTTCATCCACATAAAATAATATGCTGGCATGAATACACAAGAAAAAATAGAACAAAACAGTGGGATGATGATAAAAAGTGGTATGAAAAAAATGAAAGATGTCACCTAAGAAACAGAAAACTTTTCGAAATGGATGGAGAAAAGAAGGATATAGACTTTGGAATATATGATTTTGGAAAAGAAAGAACTGTTCAAGATTACGAAAGGTATGCTGGCATCAACTTTAAATTAAGAGCCATACAAAAACACACTCTTGATTTAAATAACCCACCAAACCCAATAATAGCAGATGAAAAAGAATATTTGGATTCTTTTCTTAAAATATTTAAGCACTGTATAGATATTCAACACGATCAGTTAAAATATGGTGATTATGATTTTTGGGTTGTTTCTTTTGAGTTAAATGACGGTACTGTAATCAACAGAAAAGATGCTGATGAAAATGAAATCAGATCTATAAGAAGTGACCCCAGCTATTGTAAGGTTTGGAGAGAATTTTCGTGCGAAAGAAAGCCTGAGAAGTGGGTTGTTTGGACGCACGGAAAAGATGGTGAGTGGAAAGAGAGATATGAAGGAAAACTGTGATTGACGAATACGACCTTTTGTTTTATACAGCAATGACATTTTTGCTTAGTTTTTGGTTTGCGGTATACCAAATATCCGCCTATATCAAAGAAAATAAAGAACTAAACGACAAAATAGATAATTTTGATAAAATGATAAGTGCTGCCTCTTACACCATAATCAAGCTTGAAATGGAAAACAGAAAGCTTTTGAAACTCCTTTCACAAATACAAACTGGACACGATCACCATTAGGATGGTATGATCGGTGTCATGCTCAAGGAAGCTTTCGATAAATATTCTGAAGATGGGTGGATAATTTCCAAAAGACACCCGATATTTCCAATTACAATATATAATTATTCAATTAAAACCCAATACGAAGAACATTGGGATGATATAACCTTGCAAGCACGAGGGTTAGTGCTTGATGACTATGGCGAAGTAGTCGCAAGACCTTTTCGCAAATTTTTTAACCTCAACCAAGGTCGTTTTGTTCCCACAAATGAATTTGAAGTTTATGAAAAATATGACGGATCTCTTGGTATTGTTTTTTATTATGAAAATAATTGGCACATAGCTACAAGAGGATCTTTCACTTCAGAACAGTCTGTTTTGGGCAAAAGCTTTTTAAATCGATACGACCTGGCTACCCTAGAAACAGACAAAACCTATTTATTCGAAATAGTAGGTAAAAACAATAGAATTGTAGTTGACTATGGTGACCTTGAAGACTTAGTTTTATTGTCTGCGTTTGATAACAAGAGTGGAAAAGAAATTCATCGCAAAGAATTAGAGAACATTGGTTTTAGACTGTGTGAAAAGTATGATGGCATAAATGACTACGGAACTCTTGCAGACACAATAGGGCAGAATAGGGAAGGATACGTAGTAAGATTTTCAAACGGACACAGAGCGAAAATAAAAGGCACAGAATACCTCAGACTCCACAAAATTATCACAAATCTTTCTACAACCGCTATTTGGGAAACAATATCTACCGGTAAAAGCGTTCTCGAATTGCTTGAGGGTTTCCCAGATGAGTTTTACAATAAAGTAAAACAGTATGAAGGGGAATTGTTGTCCAAATATAAAGAATTGAAAGATTTTTATACAAAATTATTTGATGAAATTAATGAAAAAGAGAATAGAAAGCTATTTGCAGAAACTGCCAAAAAATATGAAAAACCTTCTATCCTCTTCTCATTACTAGATAAAAAAGACATATCCCAAATGATATGGGATTATATCAAGCCGGAATTTTCAAAGATCTAGCTGCCTAGCCAATTAAGAAACTCTTTAGATCCCATATAACCGGAAGATCTTTTAACTGTATCTTCGTTTTTATCAATTATTAAAAAGCTTGGCAAAGTTTTTACCTTAAACTTTTCTTTTACATCTTTGAATTTTTTATCATCCACATCTATCTTTAGGACCACAAAGTTTTTAACCAGATATTTCTCTACATCTTTATCTTTGAATGTAGTGTTTTTCATTTTAACACAATAGCCGCACCAGTCAGCTCCAAAGTAAACAAAAACTTTTGTGTTCGTAGATTTGGAAAGATCCAATGCATCTTCGTATGTTTCAACCTCTCCAGGACCCATTTTTACAACTGATACTATCTCATCTTCTGCAAAGCACAATACGCTTGCCATTATAATAAAAGACGTTGCTAATATTATCATTAAATTTTTCATATAATCCTCCTTAATTAAGTGTTTTAATACATCCCTGTATAGTATTTAGTTGTTATTTTATATTTTAAACAAGCTAAATATATTCATGTTGTTCAAAGAATGGTTATTATTAAACGAAAATATAGAATCAAATTTCGATACCTACCTATCTAATTTGGTTAAATACGCTAAGCCTGAAGAGAAAAATCAATTAGATTCTCATCGTAAAATTTCTGCATACTTACAAACCCCAGAACAAGAAAGACCAAATTTACTTTGGTTTCAAAAATCTATTATAATTCAAGTTTTAAAAGAAAAACACCTTGAAAATTTTAATTGGTTCAGCTTTAGTATTGGATATTTATTATCTAAAGTTAGCATGTTTAAAGAAGATCTTGAATTAGCCATAGATGTCACTAAAAAAAGAATAGACAGCAGAGAGTTGCCAAAAAGTGAAATAGGCTCTAAGGGTTGGTTTAAAATTGGACAAGAATCTAAAGAAAAAGTTGAAGAATACATAAAAGCAAGTCAAGAATTAAGTAATAGACAAGAACGAAAATTAAGAAAAAGCGGAGAAACCTTAGAAGATGATAATAAATTAATACAGTTGGTAGCCACAGATGAAAATTTAAAACTTTATTTCCTCCCTGCAATCGGGAGCGGAACAGAATACGGGCTTCCAAAAGATGAAAATGAAATTAAATCTAGAAAAAGAGTTTTATGTAGCTATGGCAAGGGAACAAAATGGTGTACAGCAGTTCCAGATGGTGATTGGCATGAAAGTTATTTGGGCAATAACATTTATATAATTCACGAAAATGATAAGCCAAAATATCAATTTGTAAATTGTTTAGATGAAGGCGAAGACAATCATCAATTTATGGATGCCGAAGACAATCCCGTTAAAGAATTAGACATAAAGTATTATAACTTCTTGAAAAAATATGCACCTGGGGCAAGCCATTGTTATGAAATTAAGGTGAAGTTTGGTATATCAAATTTTTTGAATTCAACAATTAGTGATGATATCAAAAAAGAAATATCAGGTAAAAATCTGGCGGAATTGCTTAATGTTTCCTACAGAAATGATTTTGAAAAAATAACATCAATTGTCAAAAATCTTAATATTTCTTTTGACAGCGACAGCATTTTTAACTTTCTTTGGAGTGTAAGTCCATTACACACAAGCGATCCTATTATTCGTAATTTGATTGCTAAAAATATCAATAAATTAAGTGGCGCGGAAATCCATGATTTAATCACTCATTCTCCACCAATAGGATATGAGGAAACTTATTCTAATAAAACAAGATTAACAACAGATGAAATGATAGAAATATTGGGTCATAAAAATTTAATGAAACTCAGTTCATCTCTTATAATTTCTATTTTATCTAATTCCACAAATAGATCAGAAATGGCAAAATTATTGGGAAAAGAAGTTTTGAATAATATTAGAATATTTGATATTACAAATTGGATGATTCACGCAGTAGGTGATATAAAAGAAATACTGGACATTTTCAAGCCAAATTCTTTGAAAGCATTAACATCAAGCCATATTGATGTTATATTCATAAGTGAGTATCTTAGAGCGAAACATTCTCAAGAAGATATGGAGTATTTGGTTAAGGAATTAATGGATGTAGGTGTAGAATTCGGCGTGAGGTCAGTTGATGCAATACTTCTTAATACAAAAACTGGTAAAGATGATTATATTGAAAGAATGATTAAAATACTTGGTAAGAAAAATGTAAGTAAACTATGGTACGAGTCTGTTCATAATTTATTTGATGAAATTTTTGCCAAAAAAGGATTTAGAGGACAAAAAGAATTGGCTGAATTATTGAAAGATTATTATGTTCACCCTGAATTATCTGGCGAGGATACGACCGTTGGTAAAATGGCAGACTGGGCAAGAATAGACAATCTAATCAACAAGCACCTAGACTAATGTTTTTTAGGAAAAAATTTGCCTATAAAGTTGTGATATGGACATTTTGGTTTGTCTTCTCCATTTAACAACCTCTTTTTTTCTCTAAAATAAGTTGTTGAATCTTTTGTTAGCGACCCATCTGATGACAATAACTGTTTTCCGCCATTTTCAAATTTTTTCTTGTTATAATTTAGCCAATATTTGAACACATAGTTTGCTTTTTTTGTATTTCTGTTTATATGCTCTTCTTTTATATCCCAGTCTTTTGTTGATTCTCTTTTAACTGGTATTAACTGCGCTATTGGCAATTCTTTTGTTATTGTTATTTGTTTGTCGTTAGCATCACAGATTAAATTTATCCATATATCATAATGCATCCAATCTGTTTCCAAAATTGCTTCCATCACATGGTAATCTGTCCTTGGAAAATTTATCGGGCTTCTTATTTGTAAGCAATATCCTGGTGGTGTTTCAAAAATAAGACCTGTCCATATTTGAACTACGTTTTGTTCGGCAGCTCCCCAGGTGAATTTTGTCCTACCTGTGTCCGGCATACACCACTTTTCCACAACAGATTTATCAGAAGGTTTAACCAAAGATTTAATTGTAGCGTAATCTTCGTTTGAATATTTTTCTGTATCATAAATAAATCTATTCCCATCGTATACAAAATGCATGTCCACAGGAGGATACAACCAAAAACCGAATTGATTTGCGGATGTGTATGGTCCACACCATTTAACCGCAGCTTCGTTTGCGGTTCCCAAACAAGTTTTCTCGGCTTGTTTTATTTTGCAAGCTTGGGAATGAACTCTCCAAACATTGAGATTATTCATGTAATTTCTCAGAGGGTTGATCATAGTTTACAGAGATTGTATAATTGAATCCAACTAGGGAATTAAAAATTATGATAATTGACCAAGAAACAAAGCTAGATTTCGATCATGTGAGAATTGTGCCACAGAGAACTACTCTCGAAAGCAGAAGCGAAGTCTCACTTGAGAGAAATTTTAAGTTTTACCACAGTCCCAGAACTTGGAGTGGAATACCAATAATTTGTTCCAATATGGTTCCTTTGACATCAAAAAAAATGGCTGTCAAGCTTGCTGAGCATAAAATTGTGACCGCTCTGCATAAGTATTATAAGACTGATGAATTGACAAATATAATTAAAGCTGCTGGAGTCGATTATGCTTGGGTTAGTATTGGTAAGTCTGATGAAGATATAAATAAATTAAAAGAAATTAAAGAAATAATTGGCACTTCTCCCAACATTGTGATAGATGTTCCCAATGGCTATATGGAAAGTTTTGTTAAATTTTGTGAAAAGGTGAGAAATGAATTCCCGGAAAGCATAATTTGTGCTGGTAATGTCACCACTCCCGAAATTTGCGAAGAGCTTGTTATTCATGGTAAGGTTGATATTTGTAAGATTCAAATAGGACCAGGTTCTCAATGCGAAACCAGAAAAATGACTGGTGTTGGTTATGGAACATTTTCATGTGTCTCAGAGTGTGCCCATGCCGCCCACGGGCTAAGAGCTGCTTCTGGTAGGTTGGGACTAATAATGAGCGATGGAGGCTGTAAAGACCCAGGAGACATTTGTAAAGCAATTTGTGGAGGAGCTGATTGGGTCATGATAGGTGGAATGTTTGCAGGAACTGATGAGTGTGAGGGCGAATGGGAGTATGAATACGAACCCAACGCAGAATTTAATCTGAACAACTCATCTTGCACTAAAAAAACTTATCTTACTTTTTATGGAATGAGTAGTCATTATGCTCAAGAAAAACACGGAGTTGGTAAGAAAAAATATAGAGCATCAGAAGGAAAGATTTCTAAAATTCCTTACAAGGGACCAGTAGAAGATGCTGTTCAAGAAATACTTGGTGGAATAAGAAGCTGCGGTGCGTACATTGGCGCAAAGCACCTAAAAGATTTCAGTAAATGTGCAAAGTTTGTCAAGATAGCCAGGTAATTATGAGTAATGCAGTTGTTTATTTATTAAACAATAATAATGTCTATTTAAAAATGGCTTCTAATAGCATTTCTATGCTTAGAAGTTTTAATGATAAAATCAAAATAGTTTGTTTGTGTACCTCAAAAATAAATCTACCAGAGTCTCTAGATGTAGAATTGATTGAGGTCAAGGACATAGATCCTGAATATATTCATGTCAACAGACAACATATGGGCAGTCTTGAATTTGAAAATATCCTATACATTGATAGTGATACCTTTATTTTTGATGATGTTCAAAAAATATTTGATTACTATCAAAAAGATTTTGTTGGCTGTGAAAATAGTTGGGCATATAAACAGAACTTTAATTTGTTTAAGCCGACCAACGGTGGCGTTCTTTTATTTAAAAATTTTGCTCACAAAAAAATATACGAAGACTTTAGTTATAAGCTAAAGTATATGAATATTCTCTACAAAGATATTTGGGATTGGATGGTCTCTATCAATAACACATACGTCAGAGAAGAATTTTTAATAAGCAAGATAGTAGAAGAAGAAAAAATAAATAGATGTTTTTTTGAAAAACAACATGTTAAAATTCCTGAAGAACACAAGGATGTTAAAAACATCAACACAATAATATTTCATACATTTACAAGCAATTGGTCCATTGTAAATAGAGAAGTTTTTGGAATTAAAATCAAAAAAATAAAACCTAGATTAGTTTGATGCCAAGCTTTTCTCTCCAAATTTTTGCATCTTCTACTATGTTTGGATTGTGTTTTGTCCAATTTTTTAAATGCCCGAAAAATAAATGACAATTAAAGCTTCCTTCACATAATGTGATAAGATTGTCCCCGTCCAGTTCCTTTTCTGGGTCTGTGTGGAATGGCAATATATGGTGTGGAACTAAATCTTTAGTGTTTCCACAAATCATACAAAAAGGCTGTTTTTTTAGATGCTCTTCTCTGGTTTTTTTCCATTTCGAGGATCTTGGCAGCCCCAAGATTTGTATTTCTTCGAAAGATAAACTGCTTATTTTATTGTCAAAAATGAATAGTTTTTTTATAACACCCCACATAGATATATCTATCATGAATTTTAAACTATTTTTTGAAATATTCGGCGCATTTAATTATTTTGTTCCACCGGATAAAGAAAAGCAAATGTATGACTTTTATATGCTTGCTAACCTTAGAGGTGTTGCAAATAAAAGAAGCGCGACTCAATTTGGTGGAGTAGCTGGTGTTAAGCCGTTTTATGAACCTGGAGATTTTGAACCAGGAAATCTTGAAAGTGACGAAAAACAAGCAGATTATATGCTTGAAGAAGTTTCTGATAAACTTCTTCCTTATTTGAAAAAAGAGTTTTTATCTGTTTTACTTCAAAGTGTTGCGGGTGAAGTTAAAGACGCTCTTTATTTCAACGAGCTATATATCTTGCAGTTGTTAATGCAAAAAGAAAGCCCTCAGGAATCAGAAGCCTTCTCTGATTTTGTAGATGAGTTGGCGTCAACTATGCACCCTTCAAACGATGATTCATTTGATTTTTATGGTGATAATAAAGATACCTACCGAAACAAAAAATGGTCAGATAGTGATATTAAAAGTATCTCAGACGAAGATGATTATCAAAATTGGCATAAAAGAAGATTCGGTCATGAGCACCAGCATGTTAAATATCAAAGAGACATAGACAGCGCCTCTGTTTTAAAAATTGCTATGAAATACTTCAGCAAACATTCATTCATGAGAATAGCAAAAATTTTATTTCTAAAAGCGGATTGGAATGAAAGTTATGGCGGTAAAAGCTGGGCTGATATAGCTGATGCTTATGGAAGGCTTGACTCTGCAACAAACAAAAATCAACTTATAGTCGCTATAGATCATGTTTATGACTTACAGCACAACAATGGCTCCGTATTTACAAAAAATTCTGATTATGCTAAAAAGACAACCGTCATATCTTCTATGGGTTATAAATCAGAAAAATTAGATTTTAGTTGGATACAAAAAGCCCTAGATTTTAAGAGAGATTTAAAGTCTATGACAGAGTTATTAGACAAAGTTTCTCCCCAAATGAAAAAACTAGCGGCAAGAGTTATAAAGATTAAAGGCATGTCGTAAAAAAGAAGAAGCCCACCTAAAAGATGGGCTTTACATTCTTCTTTTTCATTTTTTAATTGATACTACTTTGACATTATCGTCTCCTATTGATAATATCTTGTATTTTTTCATTACATTACCCTTCATGACGAAAGCAGCAATATTTCCATTTGCTGGCCAAGGTAATTTTTCATTTATTCTTGATATGTAATACACTTCATTTTCATCGTCTTCGCTAAAATCAATAATTTCTAAATTTTTGTTCATAGTTCTTCCTCCTTGAAAGTTTGAACACAAATATATTTATTATTCTCGCTAACATATTTAAAAAATAATAAAAACAATTATGTATTTTGAAATTTTTGTGGTATATATTATTGTCAAATTTGGAGTTAAAAATGAAAAAAAATAAAGATATTTTGAAACTAAGTGGCGTTACCGAAAAAGAAACTCTTAAGAGTTTTGCCAATAAAAGAAAATCTTCTGCCATGGCGATTGTTATGGCAGCAAAAGAAAAGGGAGGCATAGCTGTATTAACCCAAAAGCATTTTGAGGTTAAATTGCCGATATACGACAAAGCTTTTAAGTCTTTTGATAAAGAAGAAGTCAAAAAACAATATAAAGCCTTGGTAGAAGAATTGAGCTCCAAAGATGTAGAAAATATGAAGCAAATTGATTTTCAAATGCTTGTTGGCAAAATAGAAGTTACTGGGGAGCTTTTAATTAAAAGCGAAGACGAGTAATCACTTTAAGTTTTTTAGTTTGTATAAAGTTCTATAAGTTAAAGCCACTACTTCATCTAATATATTTTTAAGATGACTGTCTGATTCTTTTAAAGAATCTCTTCCTGTTATAAATATTTTTGCTGCATCTTCAAGATATTCTACTATATCTTCGATTGGTGAAACTTGAATACCTTCATATCCAGTGAGTATTCCATATTCACCTTGCCATGTTTCTACAAAAGTGTCAATAAATTCAAGCAAATCATCATAATAAGAGTTTAAAGCTTTATGAGCACTGTAGCTCTTTGTTTGTAGATGAAAATTATGGCTTGTTTGACGAACTTCAAACATTTTCTCTACAAGCTTTTTTACGCTTTTTGCATCTTTATAATCTTTTAAACTCATTACCATAGTAGACCTTTCTTCAAAATATATAGATTAAAAGAGTTGATTTCGTTTAATTTTTGGATATAATTATGTGCATGAAATGCCCTATATGTCATCAAAAATCCGATTTGTTTGTAACTTCTCATAAGAACAAGCCTTTTGTGGATAATAAACTTTATCCAAAAATATGCTTCACTTGTTTTTCTGCTCCAAAAACCACACTACAGAAATATAAAGAAGATGGATCTTTAAAAGAAGAAATAGAGTTAGAGTATTCTGTTGAGAACTTGCACTCTGCCAGAGAACTTTTTGAAGCTGGTTCTGCAGACAACCTAAATCAAGCTAAAAATTGCGTAAAAGCTATAAAAGAACTCCAGGTAGAATCAAATAAAAATATTTTAAAGAAAACTAAGCCTAAAATGGAATTATACTTGAATTGAAAGTTTCTCGGTTTGTTTGTTTCTTCCCGGTACGCTACTGTTCTGGCAAGCTGGGTAGTTGACAAGTCTGGTTTGCTATGCTACGATTGGTGGATTGGTCGGATATTCTAAATATTATAATCGGATTTTACAGAAAAAGTTAACCCGAGAAGTTTCTTCTCGGTACGATGTGCTTCTGCGACAGCCCATAGACTGCTATAGAAGGAGAGATTCTTGATACCCCAGCAAGAGAGTATTTTTTTCCAAAAAGGAACAACACCAGACTCAGACAAGCTTAAAAAGTTCAAAAGACTTGTAGATCCTGAGTGCGAAGAGTCTCCATTTAATAAATTTGTAGGAAACAGAAAAGCTATCTCTAAACTTTCTGTAGTGGCTTTTAATGCCCTTCAAAGATACAACCATGTGTGCAGTGACATTTCTTTTGCTTTAACTGGACCTGCAAGTAGTGGAAAAACAACTCTTGTTAGACTGTTTGCCGAAATTTTAAAGCTACCACTTGCTGAGATTAGTCCGAAAAGCTTGGGTTCTCTTGATGATCTAATGCAACAGATTGCTGACGCGGCAGAAGAAAAGAATGTTCCTCTTGTTGAGTGTGGTGACGAGTTTTACGTTCTACCTCCATGTATCATTTTCATAGATGAGGTTCATGCTCTTAAAAACAGCATCGTTCAAGGACTGTTGAAAGCCACAGAGCCTAAAGATGCACAGCTTGTAACTGAATCTGGTTTGAAAGTAAATTGTTTTAATGCTTGTTGGATTATTGCCACAACAGATATTGGCAAGGTCTTCGACGCATTCAGATCAAGATTCAGCACTATTGAATTAAAGTATTTGAGCAAAAAAGATATCTCCAAGATTGTTAAGAGTAACTTCCCTCAATTAGATGAGGAAGCCTGTGATTTAATTGCTCACTACAACCCTCAGATTCCGAGAAAAGCACTAGAGTTTGCAAGGTATGTTATTCTTTATGGAAACATGGAGAAAGAAGGATCGTGGGAAGAAATTTGCGAAAAGGTTGCGGAAAACGAAGGAATTGACAAATATGGAATGCATGAGTCAAGTCTCGCTCTATTGAAGGTTTTGTCTAAACACAAAACTGTTCCGATGAAGAGAATTCCTTATTTTTTGAATAAAAAGATTGAAGAGATTGAAAATTATATCCTGCCGTGCCTGGTGAGCGATACTGATGAACAACCTTCTTTGGTTTCCGTAACACCAAGAGGTCTTTGTTTAACCGAAGCTGGTATGCAAGAATTAATTAAGAGAGATTTGATTGAAGAGTCCGACATCATGGAGGAAATAGCTTGAAAAAATTCGACATTGGAGAAGTTGTGGTAGATTTAAAAACCGGTGAGATGGGCATCGTGTTTGATTCAGAAATTGGATGCAATGCAGTTTTGGTAAATGTTGACGGTGAATTACAGGTATGGTTGCATAAAAACATTGACAAATATATTATTAATGCATAAATAATGTATGCAGAACATTAGTTTTAAAAAATGGCTTGAAACAGCCGGTTCATTTGGAATTGTTTCTTGCAAAGATTTAAATAATCCAAATTTTCAAATTTGGGGCGCATTATCTGACCTTAATTGTAAAAGATCAAATAAAAAGCACAAACAACAAAGACGGTTGACTAGAAGTAAAAAATGATTATATTTCTCCTGTTAATTCCACAGGAGAAATTTCTATGTCTTCCCCGATGATTGAAGGTGTCCTTCTTTGTAAAAAGAAAAAGTATAGACCAAACACAGCGCTTGCTGTTGTTGCTGTTATGATGTGTGGAAGAGATTTGTCCACAAACGAAGAGCTTTTGAGTTATTGTGATGGTTGGATTGAAGAATTTGGTGCTCCGACATATAAAAAGATTTTGACTTTTGCGAAAAATCTAGGTTACATTAGAGAAATATCCGAGATATCTTTAAACTTAAATTGGAAAGAAAGACCCGATGGAATGCCAGACGGATTTGTCTGATAAGAATATTCACGTTTTTTATATTCAAAGATTGAATGGAAAAAACACAAATATATCTAAGATTGAAGAACAGGTAGACTTTATTGTAGAAAAATCTGTAAAGTCTTCTTCTGGTTTTTCCTTCTTGGAAAAAGTAAAAATACTTGATGGTAAAAAAACAAAAGAAGGGCTTTGGCTGTATAAGTATGAGATTTCTTTCAAATACAATAGAAAGCAATCAAGCCTTGAAGAGTTAAAGGCAGCCTTGTCTGAGAAAATTTCTTTTTATTGCAATTATTCTTCTTTTGGAAAGTTTCCTTGGTCAATCACAACTAAGGATAATAAAATTGAGTTTTCTGAAGAACCTGAAAAAGAAGAAGAATCATCCCATCATTTAAATATCGAAGATATCAAACACATAGCTCCAGGCGAAGCTGATGTGCCTGATTGGGAAGATTTAAGTTTTCCAGAACAGTTATTGTATGATGATCGTCTTTTATCTAATCACGAATCCTTTAAAAACATTTATGGTTTAAACGCTCAAATAAGAACAATATTATCTAGTGTTAAATCTGCCATAGATACAAAAGGACACAGAAGAAATCACACTGTTTTATGGGGAAAGCCCGCTTGTGGCAAAACACAGGTTATGCTTGCTCTTGAGAACCTTTTGGGTCCGAATTCCGTACTGAGATTGGACGCTACCAGCACCACAAGAGCTGGGCTTGAAAAGCTTTTCTTTAAAGATCTTGTGAAGATACCACCAATTGTTGTTTGTGAAGAAATGGAAAAAGCCAAAGAAGAATGGCTTCAAATCTGGCTCGGAGCCTTGGACGATCGCGGCGAGATAAGAAAAATCAACTTCCGCACTTGCCTCGTTCGTGAAGTTCGTATATTATTCATTTGTACGGTTAACGATAAGAATCTTTTCGACAAAATGATGGGTGGTGACGGTTCAAGTAAACCTGGAGCCCTAAGTTCCAGATGTGTTAATGATGTTTACTTTCCCAGACCAGATATAAATATTTTGAAATCTATTTTGAAGAAAGATATTCTTTCAAAAGGCGGCAGATTAGAATACATCGAGCCTTGTATACAATTGTCTGAAAAACTCAATATTAATGATCCAAGAAAGGTTTTAAGCTTTCTTTCTGGTGGTGAAAGACTTTTGACTGGTGAGTATCAAAAAGATTTGCTTGATATATTTGAATCTCAATCTATAGGAGGAGACGAAGATTAAAACGTAAAAATTAAGGGTTCTTTTTCTCAACTTGTTTAACTAAAACGGAACTTTTAGTTATTTTAATTTAATGGATTCTTTGGAAAGGTTTGAAATATGATTAACAGAAATTACAAGGCTAAGGACGATTACAAGAGTCGGGATGATTACAAGAGTCGTGATGATTTTTATACTCGTGAAAAGATGCCAGCTTTTCAGCTTCATAAATTTCAGAGTGAATTTAATTTGAGTATGAATAAGGAAATGGCAAAAGTTCTTTCTTATGCTTTACAAAAGCATGAGCAAATTACACAAGATCATGGAAAGAGTGTTCCTACTTGCTTATATGCTCTTTTAAGCAAACTTGAGGATGTTCAAAAGCCTCGAAATTATGATGAATATGATAATAAAGAGTCGCAAGATGATTATGAAGATTCTTGCGAATATAGAAGCTAATTCTAGCCGTCCCAGTCTCCGTCAAGCACTAAAAATCTTGACGGAGACTGGAAAGCTGGATAACTTATGATGATTGGATAATCGTATTATTTATAGAAAAATTTATCCAAAAATTTTTTGAATTTTTTAGTTGACTTTTTCTTTGCGGCGGATATGATCGCCCATCGCACGGGGGAATAAGCCCCTTGTTTCTTCGTGGTACGCTCATAAGGCGTAGTCATTTTCGTAGTCCAATAACAATAGGAGATTCTTATGTCAAAGGACGGCAAGGACGGCAGAGGTAGAAAAGAACATCAGTTAAAAACTCTCCTCAGAGAAAACGCAGAAGCAAGAAAAGCTTTTGCCAGTCTAGTTGATAGTTTGGGGAAGATGCAGACGATAGCATCTCATTTAGTCAATGAAGGTTTGAAGTTTGGGAAAAATTCTGTTGCTATAGATAGCATCAGTGTGCCAACCCTGGCTTTGATTATCAAGGAGAATGGTCATTCTTTGAGAAAGGGCAGACCGACTGCAAGCGGCAGCACTGTTTGGAAAAATAAACCCCAAGCAATTCAAGCTGTTTGTGATGTTTTAAGAGATCATGGTCTTCACAAGGGAAGAGATTATCTTTTAAATAATGGTGTAACCTACACCAATGAAAATGGTGAAAAAGAGCATTTCACTTTTTCGGCAAATGGAAAGAAGTTGTTGTCAATCACAACTCTTTCAAAGGTAGCAAGAGAAAATGAAATCAAATTCATGGTTGGACCAAGAAAGGTTCGAACCAAGTCACTTATTACTTCTGACGAACAAAAAGAGATCAACAAAGCTTCAAAAGAAGATGAAGTTGTTGATGAGTCTGTAGATGAAGTCGAAGAAGTTATTGAAGATGAAGATGAAGTTGTTGATCAAATAGTCGATGAGGATGAGGATGAGGATGAGGATGAGGATGAGGATGAGGATGAGGATGAGGATGAGGATGAGGATGAGGATGAGGATGAGGATGAGGATGAGGATGAGGATGAGGATGAGGATGAAGAAATAGAGGACGATGAAGATGAGGATGAGGATGAAGATGAAGATTTTGATGACGAAATAGAAGACCTTGAGGAAGAGGATGACGAAGACTAAATCCTGCCCGTGCCGCCATCTTTCTTTGTGGTACGCTCACACTCCAGAGGCGGGAGAACCGCCTCTGGAGTTTTTATTCCTAGGAACAAAAGATGAAAAAAGTTTTGGTCATCAAAGATTATGATAAGTTTGTTAAAAAAATGAAAGAAAACACGGTAAACTTGTTGGAAAATTTCTCCGACAGTTTGAGCAACGATTTGTCAGGTTTGTTCTTAAGAGAGCTCAAGATTAGTTTGTCAAATCAAGATTTCTCCAAGATGATTTCAGACTCTGAGGTAAAGTCTATTATTTCTGGTTATACAAAAGAAATTGATGGCAACCTTGTAATCAGACACAAAGATCTGGAGAAATGCAATGATTCTTTGAGAGAACGGTTTGCAAGCAATCTTGTTTCTTTTCTGGTAAAGAATAACTATGTAGAACAAGGGTACGACGAAGAGCAAAACAATTTTTGCTTTTTCTGATAATGCAAATATCTCTTTTACTGAAAACAGATGGTCTTACTCCAATTGATGATTCTTTAATTTTTAAAATTAAGAAGCCTCATAAATATTGGCAATTGGAAGATCCTGTTTCTGTAATGGCGAGCTACAAAGATGTCTCTGATCCAACTTTTATCAAAGAAATTTTGAAATTAGACTTCATAGAAAAAGAGATTGGTTTTCTTTCTGTTTGTAATAATTTTGAATACAGATCAAAAGTTTTAAAAGAATCTGGGGCATTTTCTCTTTATTCTTTTTGGGCTAGATCTTTGCATTATTGGAAATTGTACAAAACATATTCTTTTGATTCTGAGGATGATTGTTTTGACCAAATGTTGGCAGACTATAATTTCTTAGAAAAAAGAAGCCTTCTGGATGCATTTAAGAATGATTGAAAAATTTGAATCTGAGGCTAATAAGTTTTTTATAGAACAGACTTTAGGAGATTGTTTCTTAATGTCTGACGAAGAAACTATAAATTTTATTGAAGCTTGTGAGTTCAATATAAATAAATTAAGAAATGTCTGCGATAATAAAGAAGATGCCAAGGTTATTTATTGCGTTGAGGTTTTCATCAGGTCTATGTGTTGCCGTCTTTTGAATGTAAATAGAGCCGGCAGGTTAATGCAAGGCAAGTTATGCGATCAGTCCTAATTTTGTTATTTGTTTGTAACATCTCTTTTGCCGCAGACAGAATTTTAGTTGTACAAAATCCAAATTGTATTTACAACAACGTTCTGGACTCTATTGTAAAATCTATTAATGAAGAGAATTTAGAAGAATATTCAAAAAACTTCATGTCTTTTACAAAAAAAGACAGGTTGAATATGTCGTTGTTTTTTTTAAGACATGAGCCGACTGTACTTATTTTTGAAAAACACATCTTGCAAGAAACAGATTCAAAAGTTGAATTGGCAGTTTCCTATCAGATTACTTGCGATAATGACCAAAAGCATTACAAGTTTTCATCAATCATAACTATGAAAAAAGTTGGTGACATTTGGAAGTTTTCAAAAGAAAAAATAATATCTCTCAATTCTGTAGATAAAGATTGTTCAAGTTGTTCTGTTGAACAAAATGAAAACGAAGATGGTCTTGTGTGCTTTGGAGGACAATGCAATCTCAAATAATATTCTTTCCTTAAGAAATGTTTTGAAAATACCATCTTTCTCTACAAGAGAAGAATTGGTCGTAGACTACATAGAAAATTATTGTATAGACAACAGTTTGCTATATAGAAAAGATTCAAAAAATAATATTTATGTTGTTAAGGGAAAATTGAACGAAGATGAATATTTTCCTTGTGCTGTGGCACACACCGACACTGTTCATAGAGACCAGATTGATTTGATTGAATCTGGCACAAGTCTTGATATTTTTGAAGAAAAGCAAGACGGTAAGACAATCCTCACAGCCATAGATCCAATAAAAAACACAAGAACTGGTATTGGCGGCGATGACAAATGCGGTGTATACATATGCTTGAAACTTTTGGAGAAGATGGATAATATCAAGTGCGCATTCTTCGTAGAAGAAGAAATAGGTATGAAGGGCTCAACATTATGCGACCTTGAATTTTTTGATGACGTTGGATATGCTGTACAGTTCGATGCTCCTACTAATGATTGGTTCAGCGAAAGTTGCAGCGGTCACAAGCTTTGGTCTGAAGAATATTTTGAATCAATACAAGATGTTCTTGCCAAGTATGGTGTGAAAAACATATCTACCGATCCGTTCACAGATGTTGTTCAGTTACGAAAGAAATTTGATTTTTGTTGTAGCGTTCTTCCCACAGGCTACTACAATCAGCACTCTAAGTATGAATATGTGATTGAAGAAGAAACAGAAGATTGTGTGAGATTAGCCATTGACTTCATAGAAAAACTTGGCTACAAAAAATACTATTTCAAAAAAGGTAGCTCAGCACAGAGCGTGTTTTAATCTTAGAACAAATTGTGCTATTTGTTCTGTTCAAGGAGGATTGTTATGTATTCTAAGAATTTGATTCTTGCCGTCGTGGCTGTTTTGTTTGTTTCAAATTATTCTGATGCTGCCCCAAGGAAGAGATATAATTATTCAACCCCAACCTATTCTTCTGTTCCATCCGAAAAGGTTTATTCATACACCAATTCTGTTCCAAATTCTCAGGGAAATAGTGATCAAGAAAGATGTCAGGCAGAAGCCAATCATATGGCTGCAAATAACATCACTGGTCACGTTTGGAGCTGTATTGGTAGTTTTGAGGGTGTTGGCTATGGATCTTCTCCAAATTGCAACACCTGCACGCCCAGCGGTAGAATGAGCTTAACAGGTGATGCCAGTGCTCAGGGTAGAAATGGCATGTGGTATCGTGTTCGCTCTTGGCGATAAGTTAAACACCCGGAGAGGATTTTATTCCTCTCCGGGTGTTCTTTTGTTTGATTACACAGGTGAGGAAAATGGAATACATTATTCTTGCAGTGTTGGTTGTTGTTTTTTTAAACGCTTGGTATAATCCCGATACAAGCTCCACTTCTTATAGACTTGGAAGAGGAGTTGGGAATAAAACCAGAAAACTTGGTGAATGGTTGATGAAAGATGATTGAAGTTTCACTCATTTTGTTTTGTTTAATTAAAGGAGTTGATTATGTCTGAAGAAAAGAAAGTTTCAAAGACAAAGATGGTCAAGGAAATTCTTGAACAAAATCCATCTTTAAAGCCAATGGACATAGTTAAGATTATGTCCGAAAAAGGTATTGAAATTGATAATAAGTATGTGAGTATTATCAAGAGTAAAATTAAGACTGGTAACAAGAAGCCCATTTCTGTTGCTAAAAGAAGAATGAGTGGACACAAATCAAATGTGTCTGATTCTTTTGAAGATCTTATTGCTGTTAAGAACCTTTATGACACCATGGGTGCAGACAGAATTATTTCTGCTGTAAAGGCTATCGAAAAGATCACTAAGTAGTTTTTATTCTTACACGGGGGGATAGTTCAATATCCCCCCGTGTATTTTTTTAAAGAAATATATTATTATGATTTTAAAACAAGTCAAACAGTTAGTAGATGAATTAAAGGCAACCTCTAGTTCTCTTGAGAAAAAAGAGATTCTCAAAAAACACCTTGCCGACAATGAAAATTTAAAAAATATTGTTTATTATACATACAATCCATTTTATCAATTTTATATAACAAGTGATGTTTGTGAAAAAAACATTCATCTCTCTGGCAAACAGTTTGAATGTATATTTGAATTACTAGATTCTTTGAGGTTAAGGAAATTAACTGGACACGACGCAGTTGGAGCAGTTAATGCATACATCAAAAAGAATGAAGAGTACAAAGAAATTATCTACACAATTATAGACAAAGATCTTAAAACAAGAACTGCAGAAAAGACAATCAATTCTGCAATTAGAAACTTAATACCTGAATTTGAAGTAGCTTTAGCCGATAAATATGATGAAAAGAATGTAAACTTTAAAGACACTTGGTATGCCAGCCAAAAAATGGACGGCTGCGTAGACTATAATACTGTTGTGGAATTCAAAGATGGTAAAAAACTTCCCATAGGCTATGTGGTAGACAATAAAATTTTAGGAGAAGTTAAGTGTTATGATCACAAAAATAAAAAGATTGAGTATAAGCGTATTTTGAATTATATGAAAAATACCGAAGATATTTCGGAAAATAAAAATGAAACTAATTGGTATGAAATAGAGTTGGAGAATGGGCATAAATTGAATATCACAGGAAATGATACAATCTATCTCCCAGAGCTTAAATGCTATAGAAAAGTTGAAGAATTAAGAGGAGATGAAAAAGTTTTGTTTGATTAAAATGTCCGTCTAATTTTTTGCTTCCTGTTCATATATAAACAGGAGGCAAAAATGATTAAGTGTGAATTTTGTAAAAAAGCTAAGTTTTCAACAAATAATCAATTGCGTGGACACAAAGCCAAATGCCAGGATTACATTAATTTTATTACAGAATATCGTAATAAAATTTTAACTAAAAAGTATTTAAAAAAACAACTGGTTGATTTAGGTCATTCTTGTTATCATTTGGAATTGGAATTAAATGATCCAAGAATTAAAACATGTGATATAATAGCCAAAGCAAAAGAGTTAGGTTTGCCGACACAAACAATTAAAGAGGCTGCAAACAATCCGCTAACTAAACAAAAAAGAATACAATCGAATCTTAAAAAACATGGCTATAAAAATAATTTTCAATCAAAAAAAACAATCAAAACTTTAAAGAAAAAATATGGCAAAAATATTACAAATGTTTTTCAGTTAGATTTTGTCAAAGAAAAAAGCAAAAAAACTATGGTGGAAAGATACGGGGTTGAAAACCCTGTGTTTCTTCCCAACTACAGAAGAAATGTCGGCAATATATCCTGGCAGCATAGATCAATAGAAAAAATCTTGGATAAATATGAAGTTGTTTACGATAGCGAAAATAAACAGAGAATATCTTTTGGTAAGTATAACAAAAAATTAAAAAGAAACTACAATCCCAGACCAGATATTATTTTACATAAAGAGAAAATTATTTTTGAAATTTATGGTGATTATTATCATGCTAATCCCAAAAAATATAAACCAAATGATTTGTTGGTAACATGGGCTGGAGAGCTTAAGGCTTTGGATATATGGGAAAAAGACAAAAATAGAATGAATCATTTAAAAAGCTTTGGCTATAAAGTTTATGTTTTTTGGGGCTCTGACATTCGTTCCGATTCAAAAAAAGTAGAAAGAAGAATATGCAGGCTATTAAAATTAAAAAAATCACCAGAATAGAAAATAGAGATAAATACGAACTAGAAGTTGAAGATAATTCAAATTTTTTCACCAATGGTATTCTTAAACATAATTGTCGGTGTGCTTGTGTTGTTGATGAAAACGGTAAAGTTACAAGCTACAGCCGTCAAGGCAAGATATTTACAACCCTTGGTGTTGTTGAAAAAGAAATAGAAGCTCTAGGTTTAAAAAATGTTGTTTTTGATGGAGAGTTGTGTTCAATTAAAAACGGCATAGAAGATTTTCAATCAATAATGAAGTTGATCAGGAAGAAGGACTACACAATACCTAATCCTGCTTATAAAATTTTTGATATGATTGATATCAATGATTTTTTTAATAAGAAGAGTAAGGATAAATTATCCACAAGACTGCAGAAGCTAAAAGAAACAATACCAGAGAAAAACAAATACCTCCAGCTTTTAAAGCAAACCGTAGTTAAAGACAAGGATCACTTTGCCGAACTATTGAAAGAAGCAAGTGATAAAAATTGGGAAGGGTTGATGCTTAGACGAGACTCTGCGTATGAAGGAAAAAGATCAAGAAGTCTTTTGAAAGTAAAAACCTTCTTTGACGCAGAGTATAAAGTGGTTGATGTTGAGAATGGTCCCTTCCGCTTAGTAGTAGACGGCAAGGAAGTAGAGGAAACCATGCTTTCGTGCGTAACAATCAAACACAAGGGATTTCCCGTTCGTGTTGGTTCAGGATGGACAATCGAAGACCGAAAGTTATATTATAAGAATCCAGAGAAAATTATTGGGAAAATAATTTCTGTACAATATTTCTCTGAATCTTTTAATGAAAAAGGTGAAACTTCTCTAAGATTCCCCACTGTTAAATTTGTTCACGGAGAAAAAAGAGATACATAAAAGGAGTATTTGTGGGCAAACTAGGGCTTTGCTGTATATCTTTGATTCTTCAAGAGCGTGACCCGCCTTTAAAGTTTCAGAAAATGACCAAGACACGCTTTCTTGCTTTGCCAAAAGATGAAGCAAGAAAGATTCTTGGAGAGCGAATTCTGAATAATATGATGGTGACCAATGAGGCTATCAAATATTGTTATGAAAATGATTATTGCTATCGAGTTAGTAGCGATCTTTTTCCGCTGATTACCTGTGATGAAGTTGGAACAGAACTCAAGGACTTAGTTAATTATAATGAAATTGAAATGGCTTTTGATCAAATTAAAGAAACTATATCCAATACCAATGTACGTGTTTCTGCTCACCCTAGTGAATTTAATGTGTTGGCTTCAACCAATATTCCCGCTGTCGAAAAAACAATTAAAGAACTTAACTTCTACAGTGAATTTTTCGACCGGATCGGCTGTGAAGCAAGTCATGTTAATCCCATGAATTTGCATATTAACAACAAATTGGGATCTGATGATGAAGTGATTGAACGGTTTTTAAATAGTTTTGAAAAACTGGATGCTAACTGCAAGGCTCGATTGGTAATTGAGAATGATGATAAACTAAATTGTTGGAGTGTTCGACAATTAAAGTATTTTCACGAGAAAACCAGTTTGCCAATTACTTTTGATTATCTTCATCATGCTTGTCATCCCGACAATATGAGTGAAGAAGAAGCTATTCATGTTTGTTTTGATACTTGGGATACAAAACCATTGTTTCATTACAGCGAGAGCAGAGAGGGAAATAATCCTCGCGCTCACGCTGATTATGCAAGCAAAAAGTTCGATAACCATGAGCTAGATTTTGACTGCGACCTGGAACTAAAGCAAAAAGACAAAGCTATACAAGCTTTTAATGAACAATTTATAAACACAAACGAGCTTAATAAAGGTGCCGCTTGATCAGCCTTAATAAAGAATGCTTTGATATAAAAATCGAAGTTAGACATGGCAAAATAACAGCAGGCAATCCAGTTTTGTATTCTGGTGCTGTTATCGCTTTAAAGGTTGATTTGGATGCTGATGCGAAAATAGCAGCCGTATCTAATCTAATAAAACCTTCAGTCATATTGTACGCAGGAGATATTGAGGATATTGATAATTATACGAGAATTATTTTTTCTGATTATGAAGGATTTGAAGTTTTTGCATGTGAAGTATATAAAAAACAACTTAATGTATGCCTAGTTAAAAACGAGATCTGATCAGATAAGTTTCCTCCCGGTACGCTACCTTGTTATGGTAAACAAAGCGAAAAAGGTTAGTCAAGATTATTTGGTGGAGAGTCGCTATGAACACGCAAAGCGTGTTGTGAACATTCTTTGCAAATATGAAAAGCCGTCTGATGTGGAAATAGTTGCTGCATATCTGCACGATATTTTCGAAGACACATATCTTTCCGAAGAATATATTCTCGAAGAATTTGGTCAAGAAGTGGTTAGTTTGGTGAAAGAATTAACAAATCCAATAGATCATTGCTTAGACAGATCTTTTGAGCATATGACTAAAGCTTCTAAAAAGGCTAAAAGAATAAAGCTATGCGATAGAATTGACAATATGTCTAAAAGAATACACTCTATAAACGAATACAAGAAAAAGAAGATTCTTTCTTACATTGAAGAGTCAAAGAATTTATTTGAAATGTTAAAAAATTCTGACGAAGAATTATCAAATCTATATCTTGAGACCCTCGGATCCCTAGAGGAAGCCTGTAGAAAAAATTGTTTTGAATAATAATATATATTCGGTGAAAACCTTTGCAGAATTTACACATAGTGCTTCTTCTTGGAATTTATCTCCAAGAGATGTTTACAATTTTTATTATATTTTTTCTGCTTATTCTTATGGTAAATTATACGATGAGGATAAAAATAAAGCAGAATTTATTTTAAATGAAATAAAACAAAAATATCTTAAAAATTTTAAGTTATTACTAATTCAACAGTTAGAGAAATATGTTTCTCTAAATAGAGTTGATGACGACTTTAGTAATGAAGAATTATCCGAAGATATGAGTTTTCAAACAATTAAAGCATTGATGTCAAAAACATATCGTAGCGATATGCAAAGAAGAAATGCTAATTGGAATTCTCTTGCGGATTATTGTGAAAGTTTAAACAAAACAAACAGCTTTGACAAGCTATGTTTTTTCATCGATAGAATAAACAATACGATTCATAATACCGGCGGACCCATACTAGATAAACTACCAAACGGTATAGAATTACTTAATTCTTTTGAAACAGTGCATTTGGCACAAAGTCCAAAACAGTATGCTAAATATGTAGGGTCAGAAGTTAGAAAGATAGCAAGGTGGGTTTAAATGGAAGAAAACAGAAAAACATTTGAAGTTAAAATGAGACCCGCCAAGGGCGGCGGAATTGAAAAAGCTATATTTATTGATGGAGAGCTTCTTGATTGGCAGGTTGATATTGAATCTCTTATGGAAGCCATGAAAATGGGTCCTATGTATTACAAAGAAATCCAAAGAGATATTGAAAAACACTTTGTTGAAAGTGTATCAGACACTATAGGTAGAAAAGTCACTGCCGAAGAAATAAAAAATGCCATTAAAAATGGCTACATCTAGGAAATTGGTCGAAGAAGTTTCTTCTTGGTACGCTGTGCTGCTGTGGGGGCATCTACGCCCTTGTTTTCTTTACTTAAAAACGGAGTATATACCGTGAAGATTTTTACTATTGAGGATGTCGTTAGCAGTATTCTTAACGCAGATATCAATCCTGCTTATAAGGCTCATGCCACTCGCCGCCTCAATTCTTATGTTAAGAGGCGTTGCATTGAAATTAACGCCAAGCCTACTCAAGTTATGGCTGCTGTCAAGGCTGCTGTTACCAAGCGTAAGTCTAAGTCTTGATTATCAAATTTTACAATCGGCTAGGCGCGAAGCCTAGCCGATTGTAATTTCTTTTTTGTATAATATGCCAAGTAAACAACCTCTTTATTGTAAGTCTACTACCAAATATATGGCAAGAGAGTTGCACATATCAACTCTATATCCATTGTTTACTGGTTTTTTCTCTATACCCGAGCCAAAGCAATATTGGTTTCTATGCAGTTTACAGGAAAATACAGACACAAGCGAAATACACCAATTAACAAAACAAAGATATTTTGGTTTGTTTGTGCCAATGGAAAGAATATATGGCGTAGATCGAGATAAGGATATAATCAAAGAAAATAAAAAACACTACGCAGAAGTAAAATGGCTTGCTGGCGATTGGGAAAAAACAATACGTTTAGCAGCCGGTAAGCAAAACAAATACTTTGATCCCGCTCTTGTGTATTTAGATACAACTTCTTTTGGTATAAAAGAGCCTGCGGTAGATATTTTAAAAGAAACTCTAAATTTTTGCCAAAAGAACACTTTGGTAATTTGTAATGTTATGATGAATAATCCAAGAGCCGGTCTTGGAGAGGTTTATTATGACCCAGATATTGTTATAGACAATTTACTTGAAAGTGATAACGAAGAAGCCTTTAAAGATTGGAATATTTCCCCGGACGATAAAGATGAAAAAGTATTTCACAGTTATCAATATCAAACAAGCTGCACTGTGATGCGGAGTTATATATTTTTCAAGGGAGTTTTTCCAAAAGATTCTGATTTGTTTAATGCTTTTGAAAAGCACAAAGAATGGTGTGATTTAACGTTTATTTGATAGAAAGAGCAATATGGACGCAAAAGATTTTAATACATCATACGTTTTTAATAAAAGCAAAAGGCACAACCCAAAGTCTCCTCACGATTGGCTTGTCAAAAAGATCAAACCCAAGGGTGTTGCTAACTATATTAGTCTCAAGCTTTGGCAAAATGAAGCCTATCTTATTCTTAAAGACGCCCGTAGAGGCTTTATTAAGGCTTTCTGCGGCTCTGGTAAAACTATTGCGGCACGAAGCATTGGTGCTTATAAAGCTCAAAAATATGGACTGACTCAAGTTTATTGTGTCCCGAGAACAGACATTGGACTTGATGGATTCGGTAGTTTTTGCAATATCCAAGTTCCAACCGAAAATGGCTATGAAATCATTAAGTGTAACACACCGCTTAATTTTTGCAAGTCTACAAAAGAAAAAATTCAAGGTTTTATTGACATAATGACTAATGAGCCCGATCACGATAGCGGAGATAACGTATCTGCTTATAGACAGATTGTTGTCACGCATCAGTGTATGTCTTTGGCTATCAAGAAGCTTAGGAAAAAGAAAAACCCAGAACTTCTTCGTAAATTTTTTGACAATAAGACTTTTTGGATTGATGAAGGTCATCACATTAAGGGATCCAAGGCAGAACAACAAAAAATTATCAGAAATCATCTTGGTGATTTCATTGGATATATTTTTGATAATGCTGATGATCTAACGTCAGAAGTTTTTATTATGACTGCCACTCCCTATAGAGCAGATCATGGTTGTATTGTTTCCGAGGAACAAGCTGCTGATTTTGTAACATATTCGCTTGATTTTCTTAGGCATTTTAATACTCTTGGGATTGAGCGAGTTGATATGAATCTTGAAGAGTATAAGAACACAAAAGATTTGTTTAAGAGACTTGGGGAGAATTTACGCAAAGAAATCAAAACTAATAAGCACTTTGTTTTTGTTCCTCCTACTCGTAAAAAGTGGCGAATAAAAAATGAAGATGTGTACAAGCTGTTTGATGTTATTTATACAGTTATAATGGAAGAATATAACGTAAGCCTTGAAGTTGCTAAAAGCATGGTCAATGATTTGGTCACAAAAAAAACTCAGCACCATAATGATAAACTGTTGAGGCAAGAGCCAAAAAGCGGGCAATCTCATGCAAGTAAATATGTTGTAGTAGTGGCTTGTATGAAGTGCCGTGAAGGTAGTGATTGGTGTCCTGGTGATAGGCTTCACAACACTTCAATGGAAAACAGTCCCCCACTAAGTTTCCAGACAAATGGAAGATTGTTTCGCCAATTTCCAGGCAAAGATAATGTTAAGATTTGCTATTATGTCAAGGAATTTCTGACAAAAAATAAGACTAAGAGAGAGTTTGTTTCAGACACAGTGAATTCTATGCTTCACTACATGCTGATGGACGATCTTTTTAATCCCATTATGGTAGATATTCCATATTTTGCTCCAAAAAATAAAAATGAAAATAAAAATGAAAAAATTGAAAACAAGAAAACTAAAACAACCCTTGCAGATCACTTTGGTTTGAATTATTTTGATGCCAAAAAGGTTCTATTGAATTATTTCGAAGACTGCAGTTTGAATGATCAAAATGCAGATATACTCATATCCAGGGTTATAAACAAGTACTTGCCCAATAAAGAGAGATACGACAAGAAGCATATCACAGAAATTAAAAATGCTTGGAAAGTATTTTTAATTAGAGTTGCTTCTAAGAATATGCGAGACAAGGGCGTTGACATTTCTTATATTCGAAAGAATGGCTTTGATACCATTGTTGAAAAAGAAGGAATTTCTGGAAACATTTTCGCATCTCATTTGACACCAGCAGAGATGAAGAGATTTCGTCAAGTCTGCAGGCTAAAGAATTGGGATGATGAAACACAGAATAAAAAGAAAGCTTATCTTTTGAAGTTTGCAGAAAAGAAACTAGGCAGGAAAATCAATAAGTCTAAAATTGCTGATGACTATGAGGCAATGCACTTGATGGATGCTGAGCTGAAAAAGTTTAAAAAGTTTAACGATAAGATCAATCAACTTGCAAAAAAGAAAAGAAATAATTTTTCTATCAAGGAAATTGCGGCTTCTTTGAATTTTTCAGAATTTGAATTAAAGAAACAGGTGGAAATCTGGAGTAGTAATTTTCTTCCAAACAATTGGAAGGATGATCTTAGCCATCCAAGTTGGAATTTCATAGCATGATTACTAAAACAAAAACTAGAAAATCTGATATGGTTGATTTTTTTGGCGTAGGTAAAATCCCTCGATCTAGCGATCTTAATAAGCACGAATTGATTAAGATTGCAAATAGTAACGGGAAAAGACCATCTCAAAAAACAAAATTGGGTAGACGTTTAAGCGACTATACAAAAAAATCAAGCAGCAATTTTGATGCTAAGTTTTATGAAACAATCAGTAGGCTCAGACCTGATTGGTTTTTGTCTCAAAAAGAGGGCGCTTCTCAAAAGAAGAAAAAGCTAATAGAAATGGCAAAGAATGGTGAGAATAGACCCAGCGAGGGGCATTACAGCAGAACAGGAATAGGTCAAGCATTAAGCAACTACACTAGAAAATCTTCATGTGTGTATGATGCTGAGTTTGATAAGTTAATCAGGGAATTAAGACCGGATTGGTTTATAAAATGATTACCAAAACAATGACTAGTCGCTATGATCTATCTAATTTTTTTGGAGTAGCTCGACTGCCTAGATCGAGTATTCGTAATAAGCGAGAACTCATTCAGATAGCAAATAAAGGTGGAGATAGACCTAGCCGTAAAACAAAATTGGGAAGAGTTTTAAGCAACTATACATGCAAACTTTCCGGTTCATACTGCCCAAAGTTTGATAAAACCATCAGAGAGCTAGCACCACATTGGTTTTTATCTCGAATGAAAATCGCCAATCAAAAAAGACAAAAACTGATTAAGATGGCGAAGAATGGCAAAGATAAGCCGCACTGGAAGTCGAAACTCTTTCAATATTTTAAAAGCTATATAACCAAATCATCAGGCAGTTATTGCCCAAAATTTTATAGAACTATCAAAAAATTTGCACCAAGTTGGTTATTATCTCGCAAACAAGTTTCTAATCAAAAGAAACAAGAATTGATACGAATGGCAAATAGCGGTGAAAATAGACCAAAGCAAAAAACAAAAATTGGGTGTGCTTTGAGTAGTTATACAAAAAAATCCTCACTAGCGTATGACCCAGTATTCGATAAACTAATCAGAAAGCTTAGACCTGATTGGTTCGAGTAATAGTTTTTGAAAGTTTCCTCCCGGTACGCTCTTTGTGTGGTCGCACCCAAGGCTCTTGAGGTTTTACGATGATTTCTGATGTTCTTTCCGATGCTGTTTCTGATATAGAAGAATACTTGCAAGATCCAAGGGATTATTCTAAGGAAAGAGATTGGATTAAAAATCTCGTTGCACGAATGACAGCGTTGCGTGTTTATCTTGATTGTCCCCCCAATACAGATCCCCAATTTCTGGAGGATTTGAAAAGAGTCGAAAGCCAACATATGCTTGATCAAGTTTTAAATCAACGTATTCAACGATAATAAAGGAACTATATAATGTCTGTAATTGAATCTGCTAATCTTTACTACAAAGAAGGCGCCAGCGATAAAGTTTATCACGCCACTATTGAAGATATTGGCGGCAACTATGTTGTCAATTTTGCTTATGGTCGAAGGGGAAGTGCTTTAAAGACCGGAAGCAAGACAAATTCGCCCACTTCACTAAATGAAGCAAAATCTATTTTCAATAGTCTTATCAAGGAAAAGACGGGAAAGGGCTACCAATATATTGACAAGGCTTCTAATGAAGCAATCAATGTTGTGAGCGATGATTTGCCCGACACTCCCACAGAAATTCAATGTGTGTTGCTCAATCCTATTGAACAGGATGAAGCAGAGCAGCTTATCGATAATGATGATTGGGCTTTGCAGCATAAACTTGATGGAGTTAGGTTTATGCTTGGTAAAAAAGAAAAAGAATCTCTCAATGCGTTTAATCGCAAGGGCAAAAGAACCAACATCCCCACTGTTATCTGGAATTCCATAAACAGTTTACAACACAGCTTTTTTATTGATGGGGAATTAATCGGAGAAACTTTCCATGTATTTGATATTCTTGAATATCAAGGAGAGTGTTTGCGTAAAAAGAGCTTTATTGAAAGAATGAAGCATCTTAAGACTTTGTTTAAGCATATTTCTTCTGAGCATATTGTCTTAACTCCTTTTTATACTGATAAAAAGGAAAAGCGTAAAATCTACGAAAATCTATTGGCAGGCAATCAAGAGGGTGTTGTATTCAAACATATTGATGCACACTATTATGTTGGTCGCCCTGCAAGTGGTGGTAAGTATCTTAAGTATAAATTCTACAGCACATGTAGCTGCGTTGTAACAGCCATTAACAAAAAGCGTAGTGCCGCATTGGGTCTTTACAAGGGCAAGAAGCTTGTAAAGGCTGGCAACGTCACCATCTCTGTAAATTTCGATATTCCAGAAGTTGGTGATGTGGTTGAAGTAAAGTATCTTTATGCAAGAAAGCAATCTGGTGCTTTATATCAGCCCATCTATCTTGGAAAAAGAACAGACGTAAATACCGAAGAGTGTCAGCAAAATCAACTTAAGTTTAAGGCAGAAGAAGAGTGATGCGTTTAAACGCTGACTATATTCGTCTTAATTTGTCGAATGTTTGTGATTTTCCGCAAATGTTTATCGATAAATCAAAAGAATTTTATGACACAGACATTTTAAATCTAACAATAGATGTTAAGTATTACGATCATGTTTCAAACAGTCATGGCTGCCCAATAAATGGTGTGATTAATTGGGGCGGCAGAATAGAAGGCGCTCCAAGAAATTATCCCGGCTGGCAGGGTCATATTTCTTTTTTTGCACAAAACAATAAGAATACACATGTAGATTGTGCATCAAATATGCTTTTCAATTCGTATGGATATGGATTTAGAGGATTTCACACAAGTGGTGGATGCCCAGGCAGAATTAATGAATATCCAGTCAGTATTGGCTTTTATTTCTTTTTGGAAGACTTTCCAAATTTAGTTAAGAGTAAAGAAAAGTGGAATTTGCTTAAAACCTTTAATAACAAACAGGAATCTTGGGATTCTTTTTCAGCCTTGAAATATTCCTGATATTCTGACTAAATACAGTCATGTTAAAGTTTTTTATTATTTTTGTTGTCTTGATTTTTTCAAGCCCTATTTTCGCCCAAGATAAAACAGGGTTTGCGATAGATGTTAATGCAAACAATATAGCCGGTCTGTTCACAATGACAGATGAAGGTGGCAGATTAAGAAATTTGGATTTGATGGAAGGCGTGTTTAAAGACGGATCTCTTGGTTTTAAATCAGAGAGATATCACAACGTTCCATCTAATTTCATATATTCAAAAATGGCTGATATGGCTTCAAAACTTGATGATAATGGAACACTACTTCTTTATCTGAATAGCCATGGAGGAGGAAGTGGAAATAGATTTATAATGACTTCTTCTGATGGCAATTTTAGATTTAGTAAAGCAATTGCAGCAATAGCTAAGGTTAAAACTGTTAGAAGATTGGTGTTTTTAGTTGATACTTGTCATGCCGCCGGAAGTATTCAAGAAAGCTTAAAAGAAGACGGACAGCTTTTAAGAGATATTCAAATAGCCACACCCACAGATTATCTGCCCGAAATGCCCAATAGATTTTCATTTAAAATTAAGCCTTTTGCTGGAATATTCAGCTTGAAGAATGATGAAATAGATTTTTGTGAAGACAGTGGTGCTTATGAAGAAATTCTTATTATTAGCTCTTCAAGTGTTGAAGATCTTTCAACAAGAGGAGTTTTTGCCTCAAGGTTATCTGCTACATTCAATGCTGTTAAAGAAAACAAAGAAATAACCTTAGCCCAATTCTTAAAGAAGTTTGCAGATAGTCATGGAAATAGCGGGCAGCAACCATATTATAAGGTTTTACCAAATAGATCCATGTTGAGTGAGTTTTTATTTGGTCCATTGCCGGCACAGCAAATACCAGTTAAAAATTACTCTTCAGATGGCTTAAAAGATTTTTCTCCAAATTACATTCTCTATCCAGCAAAATAGCAAATATATCTTCGAAAATATATTATCATGATGATTGGCGAAATCAAAAAGTGGGCTAAATCTTTGGAATATGATGTCAAAAATTCTAAAGAAGGCGGATATAGCTGGAAATATATTGGCGATGAAGAATATTCGCGTTCAGAAGATGTGGACTCTTTAGCCAAAGATATTTTTAACCATCTAACAAAAGGCAAGTGGAAAGACTACCAAGAAAAGTTCCAGAAACTTGCTTGACAACTACTTGCCTACTACCTTAGTATGTGCGTTTGTGTTCTTTTGTTTTGTTCTAACCCGAGGAGACGATTGTGAAGACTAAGCTTTCCAAAACCGATATGACAGCTAGAAACAAGCAGATTTTTGAGATGCGTAAGAATGGTGCTACTCAAAACGAGATAGCAGAAAAGTTCGGAGTATCAGCCCCCAGAATCGGGCAAATACTTTCTGATTACAAAAAGCCTTATAAAAGCATGAAGAAAAAGGCTTTGTCGGTTATTGATGAGGTTACATCTAAGAAGAAGCAGAACAATGTAGATCTTGTTTCTGCTATTATTAAGTGTGATATGGATGCTAATGCTAAACTGGAACTTTTGAAGAATTTCTTCTAAATTTTAGGAAAGGATTTCCTGTGAAAGATAAAAGAACTTTATCAGACTTGGGTAAATCCCTATCCATAGATTGTAGTGATGTTGTTTTAGAAAGCGAACAAGATTTAAATGATTTGCTTTCTGAAAAGGATTTGATTTTTGTGAAACAATATCTGCTCCAAAAAGGAGCTAAAGATATTAAAGAAACTCCAAACGAGGATGAAGATATGAATGCTTTGAAGATTTGCAAACGAGGAATTACTGGTGCTCAGAATAGAAAAGAAGTTTATAATCTGGTTGAGTCCATGATTAGAGACAATCCTTTAAAACCCGGCTTTAAAACTGGATATAAGGAAGCAGCTTCTTATATCAACAAGCAGGGATATAGGGATTCGAATGGTTTTAAGTGGAAGGTAAAAACTTTGGTTGATTTTTATCATCATTACAATGAAAGAAGCACGGCAACTAAAACTAAGGTTGCTTCAACCAAGATTAGTGCTGCTGTCAAGTCGGTTGTTGAAACAAAGTCTGCACACAATATTCGGGATCTTGTTAAGTGTATAATTGACTGCAATCTGGACAGTGATTTGAAGTTAAAGCTTATTCCACTTGTTTTGAAAGGATGAAGTATAGAGTAGATTAAAATGTCAAAAGAAGAAGTCGATCACATTGTTGAAAATGTGTTCGAAGATAATATCAAAAATGAAGCCATGGAAATTATAGAGGCAGTTTTTAAAACAAAGAAATATGAAAATCACTTTAAGTTTATTCAAAACCACTATAGTCTTGGTGGAGAAAATTCTCTTCAACAGATTAGAATCAGAATTGATTACATTAAATCATTATTGATCAAAGAAGGTTTGATGCAGAGTGACAGCAAAGCTTATTTTGGAAAAATGGAAATATTAAACTCTGACTCAGCAGACCTATAGTTTGTCTGAGAAACAAAAAATTATTCCATGTTGCAAAAAATATTTCTACCAGTCTCTTGCCTTTTGTTTTTGAGCGTATATGTTTGAAACAGAAGACAAGATCAAATGTTGGTCTTGCGGGAAAGAAACCGACACTGTGAGAAACCAAGATGGCAACTGTCAAAAAAGCCGGTTCTGAAAAAAGGTCATATGTTTCGATAGAAGATTTCGTTCGTGCGTATGAAGATACTCGAAACGAGACTATATCGGACGTTGCAGAGCAGTTAGGAATCAAGCCGCCAGCAGTTAGCCTTCGTGCAAGCAAGCTGCGTAAAGAAGGTGTTGAGTTGAGAAAATTTGCCCGAGGCGGTCGTCCAAGTGTCGTTGAAAAAGCCAAGGAAATTCTTGCTCAAATTCGCCGGGGCAAGTGATTCTTTCGGTATCATGCTTTCAAAACCCCTGCTGGAGCCTAAAGTGTCCAGCAGGGGTTTTTTATTGCCATGTTTCTTTGTGGTACGCTCGGTGTCTGGAGGATTTATGAAAAAGGAAGAGTTGAAAGAATCAAAGACAACACAAGAAGATATTGAAAAAGCAAAGATTCAAATTGAAGAAAATGAATATCTAAATCATATTTGTGAACAACATGAATCTTGTGTGCTGTACGATGAATACAGTAATGATGAAGAAGGATATGTTCAAAAGTTTAGCAAAAAGTAAACATTTGACAAATTTTTGAAAAAACGGTATAATATTTTGCAAGGAGTGCTAAAATGCCATATATCGATAAAAAAAGACGAGAAAAACTTGATGGGGCTATTTTATTTTTAAGATCTGCTCTTGAGAACCAATCAAGTAGTGAATCAAATAAAAATATTTCCTGTGGTCTATCACCAGAACAGATTTTGGAAATATCTGGTGATTTGAATTATTGCATAAGCAGGATTTGTGCTGGATTAATTGGTTCGCCTTCTTATAAGAAGATTGCAGTAGTCACAGGCGTTCTTGAGAACGTTAATCAAGAACTGTATAGAAGACTCGCCAGCACTTATGAAGATGAAAAAATAGAATCAAACGGCGATATTCCGGAATATAAAAATTACTGATGGAAGTTTCTTTGTGGTACGCTGTTCGGTTGTACGAGAGAGCCGATAATAACAGGAAATAAGATGCCAGCAACCGCCCCCCCGCCGGTAAAAACCCCGGCAAAGACGCCACAGACGCCCACAAGCCCCTTTAAGGCACCCCGCCCTGCGGTCATGCCGGAGCCTAAGAACTGATGTATAGCAACAGCCTGCACGTTAATCCGAAGATTAGAAATTTTTGGAGAGATTTGAAGAAGAACGAAGGCGAGTTTCATGTTTTTAAGAAAAACAGGAATCTTGTTTACTTTGGTGATGATCTTTCCAAGAAGAGCTATGAGTTTGTTGATGATCGAATCAAGAATCTTGGGATCAATTTTGATTTTAATTCTTTGACAAACAAGTTTATTGCTGCTCTTCAAGAAGAAAGCGGAAATGAAGATGTTCTCAAGGAACTTGCAATAAAGGCTGTGAGCGAGGCTTTTGAAATTCCAGAAGATATTTTGGAAGCTCATCTCAACAAAGAAGACATTGATGTTAATTCGACTGATGAGTCGTTTCCAGAAGAAGACTATGATTATGATTCGCTTTCGCAATCTTTGAAGGACAGCATCAACAAAAGAATTCTTTTGAATTGCATTACTCAAGGCGCGAGCATTCACGCCTTTTATACAATGCACCACCTTGTCAGAAATGACCTGGAAAAGATTTCAGAAGATATAATCGGGATTTATGATGAGGTGAGTGTTGGAACTGTTTACACATATTGGAAGATTGATTATTCTTCTATGCTTGAAAGTTCTGCCAATTTGGATATGCTGGTTCAGGGCAGTTCAAAAGTAGAGTATGGTGAGAATGAAAATGATAATCCAAAAGTAGTGGCAAAAGCAAGGACGTTTGTTGTTCTTTGTCAAGAGCTTGTTAAAGGTGCCATCGAACTGATTAACCTTAATGGTTTGAAAGATTTGGATGAGGAAGAACTCAGAACGATATATGCCTTTGCAGACAAGCGTGTAGACGAACCCAGGTATATTCAAATCTCAAGTGAAATTTGGCGTAAAGTTCTTGCTTTCATCAAGGTTTATAAGGATGAGGTTGGAAAGATTTCAATCCCCGATCTTCTTATGAAGATCAGTTTGTTGAATCCGAAAGATATTGAAGATTTCTTTGAACATATGATTTCTGGCGATAATACTCAGGCAATTAATTTTCTCAATACTAACGAAGGAGTTATTTCTAATGAAGATTTCTAATAACGGTTCTGTTCTCGATACCAATAACAATAACGCAGATAGCCTTGAATTCGGTATCGGTGATGTTAGCACCATCATTGATATTCTTCGAAACAGGCTTTATTCAAATCCAATTCGCACTTTGACTCAAGAATATCTTTGCAATGGCAGAGATAGTCATCGTGATGCAGGCAGCGCCAATACTCCTTTGAGGGTCACTCTCCCAACAAAGCTTGATAGTGTTCTTAAAATCAGAGATTTTGGAACGGGTTTGTCGCCAGATCGTGTTAAGGATGTTTTCGTTCTTTACGGAAGCAGCACAAAGCGTAAGGATAATGTTCAAACTGGTGGTTTCGGTATTGGTGCAAAAAGTGCGTGGGCTTACACCGATAGCTTTGTTGTTGTGAGCTACCATGACGGTAAGTGTCGAACTTATATTGCTCATACTGGTAAGAATAGCAACGGCACTCTTGAACTTATCAATGAAGTTGATTCGACCGAACCCAACGGTGTTGAAATTCAGGTTCCAGTAAAGGAGTGTGATATCGAGCAGTTTGTTTCTGCCGTTTATCGTTGCACTTATTTTTGGGATGTTAAGCCTGAGTTGAAGGGAATTACAAACATTGAAATTCCTGCTTCTTGGACTGCAGGAAGCGATAAGATTCTTTACAAGAAGGATAATTGGTTTCTCCTTGAAAAGGATGATCTTGTTAAGCGTCTTTTCGACTCATACAACCAGGACATTTATGTTCTGATTGACAAGATCCCATATAGCATCAATAAGTTTTCTCGGGAATGTCCTGAGGTTGAAAAGCTTAAGTCTGCTTCATATGCCGCTCACATGAGCTTTATTGAAGTTGGCAACGGTGTTCTTGAAGTCTCTGCCACTAGGGAAAGCATTTCCGATAAGGAAGGCAGCAAGCACAAGGTTAATGAAATTTGTGAAGAGGCAAGAAAGTCTCTTTATTCTTGTGTGGAAGAGCAGTTTGAAAAAGATTTCAAGGACATTCCATCTTATATTAACTTCTACTTTAAGCTTAAGGCTACATTCAATCTTGCGAATTTTCCTAAGACTTTGGATGTTGCTTTCAAGAAGAATGGATGTGCTTACAAGCTTCTTCCCAATGGAAAGATTGAATCAACTAGCTTTAATGGTTGTGCTGTTGAGCGATACAATATCAAGCGCCAAAAGTCTAGGCGAATTCTTAATCGTGTTGGAAATGCGGAAATTCATTTTGGTGAAGAAAAGGTTAAATTTGTTCTTGTCAATGAAGATAAGAATGGAAGGCATGTTCCTGAATATGTTTTCAAGGAAAAGATCAAGAAGCTTTTCTATGATGATGAAACCTTGTCCTATGTCTATGTGATCAATCACTACACAGAGGAGCAAAGGAATAATCTCAAGGATCATCTTGAAGCTATCTACATCACAGATATTCAGCTCGATAAGCCTGCGTATAAAGCCAAGAAGGAAAGCGGCACGGTCAGCATCAGGTACATTAAGCCTGCCGATCATCGATATGGATATAGGCATGGCAAGCTTGAGTCTGATAGCAAGGAAGATGTAACCCTGGAATCAATCGAGTCCAGTGCTCATAATTATATTTCTGTACCTTTTTCAGGCTCAGAAGAATATGATTTCGATAACCCTATCTTTGTTGAAAACATCAAGTTTCTTATTGAGCATGGTGATTACAAAATTATCAAGCTAAGTAAGCGAGATTATGATGCCGTGAATACTCTTGATAATGTCATGGAATATTCTGAGGTTGCTGAATCTATCAGTGATCATGTTGAAATTGATGATAAGATTATTGAGGACTTTGTTTTCAAGCAGGCAAGCAACACCTTTGAGCCATTGAGGAAGTCTCTCGACAAGATCAAGTGTGATAAGATTGCAGAATATTTCCGAATCAAGGGTCAGGCTCCTGCTGAGAATAGAAGGAATGCAACCACTATTCCGGATAGGATTCTTGCAATGTATCCCTACTATTCTAAGGTCAACGATAACGTAAAGAAGATTGCAAAGCTTGAAGAGGAAATCACTCAGAAGTATCCGCTTATGAAGCAACTTAGCTATATCATCGGTGGATATTATGGTAACCATGCAGATCGTAATAAAGAGCTTAACGAGTTTGTGTTTTATCTCAATGCCAAGCATAGCAAGGTGGCGTCGTGATGAATAACAAAAAGTGGGAGGTCAATTACAGAGGATCTCTTGGTAAATGGGCGGAGCGTTTAAAGGAAAGTGATGAAAAAAAGATTACAAGTGGTTTGTTTAAAAGATATCTTGAAGCAAAGAAGCTGTTAAATTCTTTGGTTGATGAGATAAATAAACTTGAAACAGACGCAGAATCAACGTATCTTTTGTTAAACGCTGTCCCCCACAGCATGTCTGAAAATGAAAATGCTGTTTTTCTTAAAGAATTAATTGTTTATATCAACTCGAAGGAAGTAAAATGAAGACTATGGCAAAAGAACCAAAAAACACTGCTGCTGATATTGTTGAAGAAAAGAAAATCAATGAGAGCGATATTATTGATTTGCTTTTTAAGCAAGTTGAAAAGCCTAAAAATTGTATCAAGATTAAGGCTGTGAATGTTTATGGAAATCGTTATCGTATAAACATTTGGACTATTGTTCATGAAGATAGTTTTGATAAAAATAAGATTACACAAAGCTACTTCTGTATTGTAGATGAAAATAAAGTTAAGATCATAATGGGTAATAACACCCCGTAGTTTCTTCTTGGTACGCTTTCTTCTTAGATGGATACTCTACAATAAGCGAGCGAAAATGAAATACTATAACCTCAACAATTCGATAGTTCTTTCTTTTGATGGTATCGTCCAAACTATTAGCAAGGATGATTACCGTTACTCAAGGATCAAGGAAGCCCTTTCCAATCAAGATTTTGATTCTGTAAGGGTTGCCGTAGACCCGACCAAGAATCTTGACAAGGAAGGGTTTGTTGTTGAAAACGGCTTGGTGTGTTTCAAGGGAGAGCCAATCCCCAGCATCCTTGGTAATCAATTTTTGAAATACAAGGAGAGTAGCTGGGTATTCAAGAGTCTTCTCAATTTCTGGTTCAATCTCAAAACTAGGGTGGACAATGAGACTGCAAGCCAGATGATCAATGCTCTTGTTGAGAATGGGGCATATCCGATTACAGAGGATGGCTTTTATCTTGTTTATAGAAATGCTAATGCAGATCAAACCAAGAGCATTCTCAATAAAAGAAATCAAGAAGTTGGTTCTATCAACTTTTATAACATTGCTTCTGTTCCTCAGGAGTATAGCAATTTCTTTTATGAGAGAAAGAATCTTGATGATATCTTAACTTCTGTTTTTGGTTTTTCTGCCAAAAAGTTGAAGAAGATTGCAATTCAAGAAATGTTCAAGCCTGCAATCAATTTTATTGATCATACCTTTTTGCTTTTTGGAGATGCTTTCAAGGACGTTCTACATCCCGATAACCTCTATGAAGTTCTTGATAAAAAGCTTTTCAAGATTACTCACGGAGACGCTCAGAGTTATAAAAATTTCAACGCTTTTCTCAAAGAATACAGCATAGAGAAAAACGGAACATATAGCCAGAAGAAGATACTTAATCTTTTGTCGAGCGCAAAAGAACAGGTGCGTCTTGTTGAAATTGGAAGTTATTTTGTTGAGCTCAAAGAAAAGATTAATCTGGATGTTCAGAGGATTCAGTTCACCAATGACTGCCAGACAATTTTTGAATATCTCAGGTCTGAGCATAGAAAGCTTAGCGATCCTGAAGTCAAGCTTAATATCGAAGAGAATTTCCCAGAATTTTGGGAGCTTAACGATATTGAGGTTGGTAAGCTTAGATTTCTTTTCCCCAAGACAAACTATGACTTGAAGGAATGGACTAATCTTATGCAAAATTGTATTGGAACACACGGGTATGACAAAAGAGTTATTCAAAAGGCATGTGTTGTTTTTGCATTAATGTCAACAGATACCAATGAAATGATTTACAATATTGAGATTTCAAACAAGAACGTTGTTCAATTCAACGCAAGAGGCAATCGTCCTGCAACGCCTTCCGAAAGAAAAGAAGTTTGCTCTCTGTTGAAGGAAAAAGGATTGATTTTTAAGGAATAATTGATAGTTGAAAAACAAACATCCATAGTGTATATTGTTTTACACTATGGATGTTTGCATATTAACTTGTTATTATAATCCCACCAATTCTGAGAATAGAACTCAGAATTTCTATAAATTCTTGGATTCCGCTAAATCAAGCGGAATGGAAGATCATCTTTTTGTTTGTGAAATAGCAAAAAACGATCAGCCAAGATTGACTCCAACAAAAAATCATTTTTTGTTGTTGAGTGAAGATGATCTATGGCACAAAGAATGTGCTATAAATTTTTTAATTAAAAAAACACCAGAAAGCTATAAAAAAATTATAGTTTCTGATTGTGATCTTATTTTTAATGATCTTGGGTGGGTTGAAAAGACCAGCGACTTGTTAAACGAGTATGTGTTTGTCCAACCATATGACAAGATAAAGTATCTTGGACCCGTAGAAGGCTCCTACGACAGTTTTTACGCCGGTATTGTGTCGTATATGCAAAACAGTAGGGTTGTGGATTTTGGCAATCCTGGGGCTCTTGTAGCGTATAGGAGAGACTATCTGAGGGCTGTTGATGGTCTTTTCGATAAATGCGTTGTGGGTGGAGGGGATACTATAAATATTATCCCTTTCTTTATTAATAGTTTCATGAAGTTAGATTTCCTAAATAGAGTTTGCCCAGACACCAGAGTTGAAGCTTTAGACTACATAAATAATTGTGTTGATTTCATTAAAAATAGTGGATTGGGTTATGCGGCATATTTAAAAGACGTTGTTTTGACTCATTTGTTCCACGGAATGATAAAACACAGGCAATATGATTCGAGATACAACATAATTAACAAAATAACATTCAAAAAGAATTTTAAGAAAAAAAATGAATTATATCAGATAACATCAAACGAAAAACTGAAAAATGATTTAAAAGAATATTTGATTGAAAGAAAAGAAGATTTTAAGCTAAAAGATACAGCCTCTGTATGCATCAATAGCGCTAAATATCCTGTCGAATACGACATATTGTGGTTATGTGAACACAATAGCTTTATATTTAACAATATATCAAGAGTTAAGTTTCATTTGAAGAAAGTTAAACAATTAAAGAATTTTAAAGTAATATCAAATGATAAAGAAATATTCTCTATATTTGTTGAAAACAAAGCAGTTGTTGAAATTGAAAATCCAAATGTATTATTGATTAGCTCTGACTATTTTATCCCAGCTGATCTTGGCGAAAGTAAAGACACAAGAAGGCTATCTGTTGTTCTTGAGAAAATAGAGATAATTGCTAAAGACGCAACAGAATATACCAACTATCCGCTAGAGGATATATCTTGATTGAACAATTTTTAAACACTGAATTAGATCCTATTCAAACAATAGAAGTTTACTCTAAATTTGCTTCTAAACTGATGTTTTTAGAAGAGGGTATTGTTAGAAATGTAATAGAAAAATTAAAGAAAAACATAGAGGATTGGGCTGTAAACAAAAGCTTGGTTTATAAAAATCACGATTATATTAAAACATACAACAGAAAAGATTTGTTAAACAAAGAAGATTGGTATGTTGATGAATTAAAAGAACAATCACAAAATTTTTCAACAAGTGGTAGCACAACCGGCGATCCTTTCTCATACAGTATTTGGAGCAAATACATAGATTACATAGAGGATGAACATCAATACGGTATGATATTAGATGAGTTTGATATTGATAGAAAAGATGTCAATATATTGGTTTTGATTAAACTTCCGTATAATCCCAAAACAGAAGAGTTTACCACAGAACAGATTTGCGACTCTGGTTATACAATGCATACTCATAAATCTATAAGTAGCAAAAGATACTTTGTGAATTTCGATGGCTACATTGAAAATGCAGACGATTGGCACAAAAAGCTATTTGAATTCATAGCAAGCAAATCGCTTGATGTGATCATATCAACAGGACCGTCCATAAACACTCTTTGTTTTTATTTGAAAAAATTTAATTATACAAACAAACTCTGTAAACTACTGAGTCACACTGGTGAGTTTTTGATAAAGCAAGATGCTCATTATTTAAAAGAAAATAAATATATCGATAATTTTTGTGATCACATGCGGTGTTGGGATGGAGGTGCAACATTTTTTACATGTAAATTTGGAACTTATCATTTGATGGATAATTTGAGTTGGGTTGAAGAAGATGAAAACAATAAAATGATAAGCACAGATTACTTTTCTTTGCCTGCTCCCTTTATTCGTTATTGGAATGGAGATCTTTGTAAAATATCCAATGATTATCAAAGATGTGATTGCGGCAGATTATATCGTTCTTTCAAGATGCTTGAGAATAGACCTTTTGGTTTAAAAGGAACAACAAAATTAACATCCATAAAACAACAAGTTTCTAAATTGAATTTTAAAAATGACATTATCCAGGTAAAATTTGACAATCTAAAGGTTGATATTATCACAAAAAGAGAACTGCTTGATTTTGAAAAACAACAGTTAAATAATATTTTTAATGAATATAAAATAAATTATAGCAATTATGGCTAAATATTTCATGAGAACATTTTTTTTAATTTTACTTTTATCATTATTTTGCATTGGATGTAAAGAAGTTTCTTGTAAATGTGGAAACGAAAAATGCGGTCCTGAATGCAAAAATCAATGCGACGGACTTAGATGTATTCCTGGCGAGCCTTGCTGTGATAAATGTATTTGCAAAAAAATCAGCCACTAGAAGCTGTGTAATTTTTTTGATATATTTGTTGCATGAGAAAAGCACTAATTACGGGAATCACGGGTCAAGATGGTTCCTACCTATCAGAACTTCTATTAAATAAAGGGTATGAAGTTCACGGAGTAATAAGAAGAAGCTCACTAATAAACACCAGTAGAATCAATCACGTATACGATCAATTGAATCTTCATTACGGAGATCTTACTGATTCTACAAATATCGTAAGGATTATACAAAAAGTTCAGCCAGATGAAATTTATAATCTGGCGGCACAAAGTCATGTGAAAGTATCTTTTGAATTGCCTGAATACACAGGCGATGTTGATGCTCTTGGAACTTTAAGGGTTTTAGAGGCTGTTAGATTATTGGGACTTGAGAAAAACACAAGAATTTATCAAGCATCTACTTCTGAGCTTTATGGTCTTGTACAAGAATCTCCTCAAAAAGAAACAACTGCATTTTATCCAAGATCTCCTTATGGTGTTGCAAAATTATATGGTTTTTGGATTGTGAAAAATTATAGAGAATCTTATGGAATGCACGCCAGTTCTGGTATTTTATATAACCACGAATGTTTTGACTCTAACACTCCATTGATTATTAAAAAAAATAATTTTATAGATATTGTTTATATAAGAAGTTTAACGCCAGAGAGAAAAAATATTCAAAAAGAAAATAATGTATTAACAAAAGAAATTAATAATTTGCAAGTTTGGAACGGAGAAAAATTTGTCAAAATTAATTTAGTGACAAGAAGAAAAATTAGCACGTTAGATAAAGAAAATCAAGAAAAAATAAATTTCAACACAAGGTCCGGAGTGGTTAAAGTTACACCTAATCATAAATTATTATTAAATAATTTTGACAAAATAACCGCCAGAGACGTCCCTTTAAACACAGAGCTTAAACATGGAGAATTTCCTCCTACTGATTGTTTGACTAATCTTACAATTGAGGAGTCGCAATTATATGGAATGCTTGTTGGTGATGGTAATATTTCTCAAAATAGAATTAGATTTACAAATAACGATGAATTGATTCGAGATAAATTTATAAGTTTGTGCAGAAGTGTTTTCGGCAATATTACCCACAAGACACACTCCCACGCACTAGGCTATGGTGTCACGACACAAGTTGATATTTCTGGGTTGTCTAAAAATAAAGTTGCGTCAATAGCAGAAGAAATTTATGAGAAAAAAACAAAACACAAGAAAGTTCCTCAAAGAATATTGAATTCATCTATAGAAGTCAAAGAATCATTTTTTGAGGGATATTATGCTTGTGATGGACTAAAGAAAGATAGATGTACCTATAAATATAAGTCGCTAAAAAGCAATTCTCCAATTTTATGTCAAGGTTTATTACTAATTGTCTCGCAAATAACAGGACAAAAATATAATATAAATGTTTTTGAGCAAAACAACAAAGAGTATTATCAAATAAATTTAAGGAATTCAAATAAAATTAATAATAAGGGTAGTCATTTTTTAAAAAATGACTCAGAGCTGAAGAAAAAATCTTCTTTAAAAAATGAAAATAAAGATTGTTTTGTGTATGATATAGAAACAGAATGTGGTTATTTGAATGCCGGGGTAGGAAAATTGGTTGTGGGTAACTCTCCAAGAAGAGGTCAAACATTTGTTACTAAAAAAATAACAGATGCTTTTTACAAGATATCCACCAATCAACAAGATTGTCTTTATCTTGGCAATTTAAATGCTAAACGTGATTGGGGTCACGCAAAAGATTTTGTGGAGGCTATGTGGCTTATTCTTCAACAATATGAGCCTGATGATTACATAATAGCTACTGGCGAACAACACTCAGTCAGAGAATTTGTCGAGAAATCTGCTGCTTATTTTAATATGAAAATAGAGTGGCAAGGTGAAGAGTTAAATGAAATTGGAATTGACGTAAACTCTGGAAGAACTGTTGTTAAAGTTGACGCCAGATACTTTAGACCAGCAGAGGTTGAGTCTTTGCTTGGTGATGCAACAAAAGCAAGAGAAAAATTAGGATGGGTTCCTAAAACTTCTTTTGAACAACTTGTTGAAGATATGTGCGTGAATCAATTGGAGCAAAAAAATGAACAAAACAAGCAGAATATTTGTGACCGGACACAAGGGATTGGTTGGCTCGGCAATATTAAGAAATTTACAAAAAAATGGATATAGCAATATACTTACAGTTGATAAAAAAGATCTTGATTTAACTGACTCATCTGCAGTAGATAAATACTTTTCAGATAATTACATTGAGTATGTTTTTAATGCCGCTGCTAAAGTTGGTGGCATAAAAGCCAATAATACACAACCTGCAGATTTTATAACACAAAACATAAGAATACAAACTAATCTTATTGAATCTTCAAATAGACACGGTGTTAAAAAATTCTTGTTTCTCGGCAGCTCTTGCATATACCCAAAATTTGCAAAACAACCAATAACAGAAGATCAATTGTTAGCTGGGTGTCTTGAGCCTACAAACGAAGCTTATGCTATCGCAAAAATCTGTGGAATTAAAATGTGTCAGGCATACAGTCAGCAATATGGATTCAATGCTATTTCCTTAATGCCAACAAACCTGTACGGTCCAGGAGATAATTATGATCCTAAAAACAGTCATGTATTGCCTGCTATGATCAGAAGGTTTCATGAAGCCAAAATTAATAATGTTTCTGAAGTGGTTTGTTGGGGTGATGGCTCACCAAAAAGAGAGTTTTTATATGTAGATGATCTGGCGTATGCTTGTTTGTTGTGTATGTTGAATTACGAAAGCGATGAAATTATAAATGTGGGAACAGGCACTGATATAACCATAAAAGAGCTCGCTGGGATTGTTGCAAATGTTGTTGGTTATGAAGGAAGTATTGTTTGGGATGATGTTGCTGCAATCAACGGCACACCCAGAAAAGTTTTAAATATCGATAAGATAAAATCTCTTGGATGGGAAGCTAAAGTGGATTTACCCACGGGCATATCCGAGGCATACTCAAGTTTCTTGGCAAAGTAGTTTCCTCCCGGTACGCTCTCTTGTTGGCAGAAACACCAACAAGAGAAATATATGTACGATTCTTTTAAGTATCTTTATCCCCCGCGACCGGAAAACGCTTTAACTCCCGATAGAATTTCATACTATGAAAAGCATGGATTTGTCGGTCAATACAAAAAGAACGGGACTTGTAGCATTTTTGCAATAAATCATCCTGCTGATTTTATTGCAATGACAAGACATAACGATAATCATAAGCAATGGGCATTTTCAGAGTATTTCCACGGTTGTTTTACCAAGTATCTTCCCGCGAATAAGTGGCACGTTCTTGTTGGTGAAGTTCTTCATTCAAAGACAGTAAACATCAAAGACACAGTTTATATTTTCGATATTCTTGTGTATAATTCCGAAGAGCTTTATGGCTCAAAGTTTATGGATCGCCAAAATCTTCTTAAAGAGATATTCCAGGCAGATCATAAGCAGCAGATGTATTCTCATTATGAGGTCGAGCCAAGGTTTCTATTAGCTAGAAATTTTGAAGGTGGTATGTATGATATGTTTAAGAATATCGAGGACAAAACAGTAGACGAGGGTTTTGTTCTTAAAAAGAAGGACGCAATTCTTAAGGACTGCTACTCCCCCAGCAATAACAGTTCATGGCAGATTAAGTTTCGACACCCTTCTAAGAAATATCAGTTTTAATGGATAATCTTGATAAACTTATAGATGACCTAAGAGATCTCTTGTCCAGGAAATATATCGAACAATATTATTTAATTACGTCGAATTTGTCAGTTCGAGTAAAAGATCTTGATGTTTTGCAAAATTGGATTTGTTTTCTTAAAAAAAATAATATAGATTCACTTCAGCCGCCAGAAATTTGGAGTAAATGTTTGACTACTGAGGAAGTCTTGGTGAATTTAATCAATAAAGATCAACACAAGATTAAAAATAAAATAATTTTCAAGATGCAAGATGCAAACCTTCAACAGTTTTTTCGATCAGTTCATAATAACAAATATTTTTTAACCACAAGAGAAAATGCTCAAAAATTAGTTGTTCTTGGATCTTTTGAAAATTAAGGGATTTAATGTTATATACTAAGTTTAAAATTAGCGATCATGCTGCCGAGAGGTTTCGTGAAAGATTTGATCATATTAAGTTGTCGATAGACACTCTGCTGCAAAATTCTATTTATTTTGGTGGACAAAAAGGATCCGACTACCTACTTATTAACAAAGAGCATGAAATCGTTTTTCCTGTATCCTGTGACCACATAATCAAATCGGTTCTCACGCTCCAGCAAGCTAAATCAAATCTTTCACTTATTAACAAAACAATACTATTCGAATTAGAGAAGAGTAAGTGTGAAGAACTACGAAAAAACGCCGAAGATGAAATTGTCAGTAAATTAAAAATTTTGGCAAGAGAATATCTTTCTCTTAGACCAGAAGAGCACAGAAATTGTCCTGGAGTTCAAGAGACAAAGTGTTTGATAAAGAAAATTAAAAAGACATTATCTTTGCCCTCTGCACAGATCGACAAAATTTTTATAGGTGAAATAATAAGAATCGTGCAAGAGTCAGATTGGTCTTGTTTGAATCCTGATAGTAACTGGTCTAGCACCGAGGAATTGTTATCTAATTTTAAGTTAGATCCAAAAGCTTAATGGACACCAAATTCTATTTGATAAACCGCATTTTCTCAATCCAATATTCACCCAGTTATTGCAGTTTGTTACACAGCTATATTTTAGATTTGACTCGTAAAAGTCCCCAATCTGATAGTGCCAATCTTCTTTTTTTATTTTTTGTTTATTGTATGAATTTGTTATATGTTTCTTTAATGCGTTGAATTGTTTTTTGTTTGCAGTGAATTTTTTCAATCTTTTTTCTTTGGGAATTTCATCTAAAAAGTCTACTCTCAATACGGTTTTGTTTAATCCAAAGAAAGCTTTTACAAAATTTTCAATTTTTAGATCTGCCCACTTTTGTGTCTCTAAGAATATTGATCTGTCGCCCCAACCTATTGAAACATATTTCTTATCAGTCTTAAATATATTTGTCCAATCTTTTGATTCAAAAACATAGTCAGAATGAATAGCATCTTTTATCACAAAAATCTTTTTTCTGCCTTTCAATTTCTCAATTTTTCCACTTTTAAATAGCGGCAAAAGCAAGCAACAAATCAAATAAATTAAGAATATTGGGAAAAAAACTAAAAATACGGTAAAATAAAACAATTTCTTCATGCATTAGCTATCCATTTTATTTTAATTTTTAAATAAAAGAATTATATATACTTATAGAAGAAATTGTTTCTTCTATTGTCTTAATTTTTAAGGAGAAAAATATGGCTAGCTATGCAGTTAAATTAACTCCCGATGTTGTAAACCTCGGGACAGAAGGTTCTTTAGACGTTACCGTCAATGGCGTAAGCATCCAAAGAACAATGGACATGGTTCTTGTTAAGAACAGCGGTTACAAAATGGTCAGCAGACTAAAAGATGGCGATACATTTGATGACGTTGTTTCTGATCTTGGCATGTACGCAAACGTTGTTGAACTCTGATCTATTTTTTCATAAAATGGTCTAAATTGGACGCTCTGGTTGAAAAACTTGGGCGTCTTTTTATTTTTTAGGTGAGAAAGTGATTTACAAAAACCGATCCCAGGCAGTCAAAGAAACTGGAATTTCTTATTTAGGATCTGTGAATCTTACTGCAAAGCACATAAAAGCCTATAAGTATAACGAGCTTACATATTCGCTTTATTTAGCTCCAGCAGACATATCTGGATATGAAGTTTGTCCTCTCAGAACAAAAGATTGCACAAGAGCTTGTTTGCATGAATCTGGGTTAAACAAAATAGATGTTAAGGCAAACAAGATAAATAAATCCAGGATTGCCAAGACTAAATTGTTTTTCGAAAACAGAGATTTCTTTATGCGTTGGATGATTGATGAAATCCAATCCGCAAGAGAAAAAGCCACTAGACAGAACCAAAGGTTTTCGGTTAGACTCAACAACACTAGCGATATATCGCCGGAGCAGTTTGCCTTGGGTGGCAAAAATATATTAGAAATTTTTAATGAAAATCAATTTTATGACTACACGAAGCTATACAGAAGAATAGATCTTGCTAAAAAGTATCCCAATTACGATATAACCTTTAGTTATAGCGGTGAAAATAAAGAAGATTGTTTAAATGCCTTGAATATAGATGATACTCGGGTTGCAGTTGTTTTTAAGGATGTTTTGCCCGAAAAATTTTGGGATTTTGATGTTGTGAATGGCGATGAATATGACATGAGATATTATGATCCCAAGAATGTTGTGATTGGATTAAAGTTTAAAGACGTAAGAAACGAAATAGATTTCGAAAACACTTCTTTCATAAACTAATATGCCAAAAACAGATCTGGTTCGTGGAAAGTCTGCAAAACAGTGGGCAGAGGAATTGAATCTTTCTGTCCCTCGTATATACCAGCTCAAAAGAAAAAATCAGCTTGAAGCTAAAATAGATGGCTTTTGGCAACCTACGATTAAACAGTATCCAAAATATTTTGGGCATTCTTCAAAAGAATGGGCTAAGAAGCTCAATACTTCAAGATCGAAGATAATGGAGCTGATTCGTAGTGGCGAATTTGAAAAAGTAATTAAAACTGGTGTTTTTCCAAAGAAAAAAGTTGGGCGGTTAATTGACGGTAAAAATCTTAGCCAATGGGCTAAAGAACTTGGCATAACAAGAGAAAGAGCCAGACAACTCGCAAACAAAAACAAACTTGTTGGAAGAAAAACAAATGTGAATCAATATGAAGAATATAGAAAAAGGAAGCAACAAGAAATAAGCCAAGAAAATAAATTAATTCTCGAAGTCTATAAAAGCCTCAAATTATCAAAAGAAGAATTAGCAATAAAATTAAATACAACAATATACAAAATTGATAGAGCGCTAGAGTCCTAGGTTTCCTCCCGGTACGCTTTGCTGTTGTAGGAGTCGGGAACCACAATACACTTTTTTAGGAGTCGATAATATGTCCGAAAGCCTCATGATTGACCGGAATCTTATTACTGGAAGTCTTGCCGACACGATCAGGCGTAACCGTAAGGATGAACGCCCAGCCCTTATTTTTGGTCCTCCAGGTGTAGGTAAGAGCGAGCAAGTTAGGCAGGCTGGCGAAGAAGCGGACACTGTAATTGATCTTAGGCTTAACAGCTTGGATTCAATTGATCTTCGTGGTCTGCCAACAATTCAAAAAGATGAGAATGGCAATCCAACTAAGGTTGTGTGGATTCGTCCTGAGTTTATTCCTTGGGATGGTAGGGGCATTCTTTTCCTCGATGAAATCAATACTGCTGCTCCAAGTGTTCAAAATCCGGCTTTACAGTTGGTTTTGGATCGCCGTATTGGATCGCATGAGTTGGGTAAGGATTGGTATATTTGTGCCGCCGGCAATCGTGCAGAAGATAAGGCGCACGTTTACCCTCTTAGCGGAGCTTTGATCGACAGGTTTGCTGTTTATGATTATTTGCCCGATTATATGACTTGGAGTGATTGGGCGATGAAGAGTGGCATTCACGATACCGTGATCGGTTTTATTTCCTTTAGGAAAGAGCTTTTGCTCCAGCCAAGAGTTGATGAATATACTCCAAGCACCAATCCAAGAAGCTGGTCTTATGTGAGCAAGAAGCTTCACAATAAACACACAAGCCTGCAGGATATTAGAGCTTGTGTTGGAGCGGCTGCAAGTGAGTTTCTCGCATATCTAGATGTTTATAAGAATCTTCCAGATATGGATAAGCTGATTAGCGGTAAGTCTAAGTGGAAGGAAGACAAGTCTAAGATCAGTGTTAGTTATGCAATTAGCACAAGTCTTGCAACCCATCTTCTTGGCAACAAGACTCCAGAAAAGATTCTCGATAATTGTATGAATGTTGTTCTTGAGATGAGTCCAGAACCCGCAGCACTTTTTGTTAGACGGGCAATGAATTCTACGTCTAAGATTAAGTCTCTCATGTATTCAAGCAATGTTGTTGAAAAGTGGCTTGAGAAAAACCGAGAGCTTATTTCTGCATCTGTTGATCTTGTCTAATAGAAAGAGAACGTGATATATGCCCACAAAGACAAAAGTTAAACAAAATCTTGAAATTTCTCAAGAAGAAGAAAATGGATTTCGTAATAGACTAGATGTTGTGTTGTTTGGTTTTGCTCATTGGTTTCCTTTTTGGGGAATCTTGAGTGAAAGGTGCCGGTATAGTTTGACAAAGAACAACCTTCTTTGTCCAACTGCTTGTGTTGATAAAAATGGTCATATCATTTTCAACCTTGAGTTTGTTGCCACATTGAGCAACGAGCAATTTCTTTTCTTGGTTGCTCATGAAATTTGTCATTTTGTTTTTGAACACGCACCCAGAATGGGAGGTAGAGATTCTTTATTGTGGAATATAGCGGCAGATTATGCTATTAATCTGATGCTTCACTATCAATTCAACAACATGAAATATATCATCAAGGATATTATTTTTGATGATTCTTGGAAAAGTGGGGGAGAATGTAAATATGATGGATTGACCGTAGAAGCTATTTATGAAGATCTCAAGAAGGATAAAGACAATAAGTATGTCAAGGCTATGGGGTCTGGCAATTCTCCCAAGGATATTATTGTTTATGTTTTCGATGAGAACGAAAATGAGCCTGGAGACGGCAAGCCTTCTGAAGGTGATATAAAGTATGTCAATATTAGAGATCGGCGTGTTCCACTTCCAAACAAAAAGGGTAAATCTCCCGAGCAAATTTCTCAGGAAATGAAGGATCATGTTCGCAAAGCAATTACCGAGGCTTTTACTATTTCAAAAAGTCAAGGAAATATGCCTGCTAATTTTGAGCGAGCTATCCATAAACTCTTAAAGCCAAAGATTGATTGGATTTCTGCCTTAAGGCAGCGATTGAGGCATGGCGTAAGCAGAATGGAAAAAAGAGACACTACTTGGATGATTCCTAATCGTAGGTTTCTTGGCGGAGATTTTGTTTTTCCAAGTAATGTTGGTCCCGAAAGCCCAAAGATTTGCTATGCTATTGACACAAGCGGCAGCATGAGTCAAGAAGATATTACCAAAGCTATTTCTGAGCTTGAGGAAATTCGAAAGAGGTTTAACGCAAAGGTTTATTTTCTTGATTGTGACGCAAATGTTTATTCAAGCAAGTGGATTGGTCCGAATGAGCCACTGCCTAAATTAGCTGGTGGTGGTGGAACTGACTTTAGACCTGTGTTTGAACACTTAAACGACAAGAAAATCAATCCAGATTACTGTATATTCTTCACTGATGGATATGGTGAATTTGGAGAAAACCAAAAGCATCTAAATGTTCTTTGGATAATGACAAGCGATGTTGTTCCTCCGTTTGGAGACGTTATTCGTTATAATGTAATGCAGGAGTAGTGTTTTGAAGGATTATTTCTACAAACCAGTCAAGGAAGATACAAAAGAACAAAACGTTCTTTTTTGGGGCTGCTTGCATTATGGGCACGATCCAGATTGGAATATCCCTCTTTGGAAAAATAGGGGATACAATAGCTGTGTCGAACACGATTTAGGGATCGTGAATAATTGGAATTCAAAGGCAAGCCAAAATACAATTGGTTTCCTTTTGGGTGACAATATATTTGGACATAATGCCGAGGAACGACTTAAAAAGTTTTTCCAAGACATAATGTTCAAAAAGCTTTATGTCATGCCTGGAAATCATCAGGCTGGATGGAAACAGATATTTGAAAGTGTCGATGAAAACGTTTATACTGAACATGGAAGAGAAGTAATTTTTGTTCCAAATTATCTTGAAGCCGTAATTGGTGGTCAAGAAATTGTAATGTCTCATTATCCTTTGGCGAGTTGGAACCGTCAAAGCAAAGGATCTTTTATGATTCATAGTCACACTCACGCCAATCTTTACAAAAGTGAAGTCGGTAAAATTCTCTATAAAGCCAAGATTATAGATGTGGGCGTGGAAAATTGTCCATTTCCAATGAGTCTTTCTGAGATAAAACAAAAATTTAGGAACATGAACAACACTTCTTTTGACCACCATACTTCTGATACACTAATGCCTTGACAGGTTAAAAAATGCTCAGACAAAGAATTCATTATTGGAGTTGCAGCAAGTTTGCAAACCTTATTAGAGGTTGTGAAAAACCACCTTATTTAACTATGGAGGATTGGGAAAAGTGGAGAAGCGAGGTAAAAGCCAAGTCCCCAATCAGATACTTTATTGCAGAAAAACTGCTGAATAAAATTCAGGATTTCATTAACTTTCCAAAAGACACCTACAACAGCATCAGATATTACATAAGAAATAGATTTATCACTAAGACTCATTATCTTAAAACCGGTCTGGAGCCTGGGGTTTATCATGAGCTTGATGAAAGAATTTTATACGGATTATTTAATGAGCTTGTTGATTTTGTAGAAGTTGAACAAGCATGGATCAATTATATTTCTAATGACAAGAAATATAATTTCAAAAATGGAAGATGTATAGAATCTGGTCTTGATCACCTTAAATGGGCTTCTGGATTGAAGTATGATGAAGATTGCGGAATAGCAGAGGGAGAAGAACTTTATGGCAAGCCCACACCACAATCAGAATCAGCATTAAAGATTTTAGAGCTATACAATTGGTGGAAAGATAGAAAATACCGCCTCGATCCAACCGAGGCTAGTGGTTGGTCTGATTATTGTCAAAAAAAGAAAATTGAAGGCAAAAATGATGAAGAAAGTAGAATCGCACTAGAAAAATTGACTAATTTAGAAGAAAAATATGAAAAAGAAGATGAAGATATGCTGATAGAATTAATAAAAATTCGCAAACATTTGTGGACTTAAAACTATAAATAACTCATGAGAGTTATTTGCGTAAACAATGAAAATTATCCGGTTTCTCTTTCTTTAAATAAAGAATATGAAGTTGTAAGAATAGAAGAATTTTTTTATGTTATTTTGGATGAAACTCTAGAAGAATACTTATACCCAATAGAGCTTTTTGAAATTTCAAAGGATTGAAAAAGCATCTAACATATTGTATAATGAAGGCTATGAATCTCGAAAGGATTATTGAGACAAGCTTTGCTCTTGCTGGCAAATATCCCTATAAAAATAGGTGCAAGCACTTTAGCTTTATTCTTGAAAGAAATAGATTAATTTCCATTGGAATAAACAGCCCTAAAACTCATCCGCTAAACTTAAAGTTCAATTATGTCAACAAGCAAAAGCTTAAGATAAACGATATAGTTGGAACACATTCTGAATTGAGTGCTGTGATAAAACTTGGTAATGAAAATTGCAAAGGTCTAACTATCATCAATACAAGAGTCAATAGAAACAACGAAATAGATAATAGTTGTCCTTGTAATGGCTGTAAGGATATGATTAAGAAGCTTGGTTTTAAGAAGTTAGTTTATACCACAAAACAACAAAAATTTGAAATCATAGATGTGGAAAAAATCTCCTGAAGACAGTGGTTTCTATTGGTATTGTTATAGTAAAGATAAAACCTTACATAAAGTTGTTTGTCAGTACGAACGTGTGTCTAAATCTGTTATCTTTCCGGGCGGTGGATATTCAGCCCCCTACACCCCTTTAGAGCATCTTAGCGATCTTGATGGTTTTTGGTTCGGTCCTATAGTGCCTCCTGATGATCCCGTATAAAGGTTTTGAGATGGATTTCAAAGATAGAATCGAAAAAATAAAAAGTATACTTCCTTTAAAGTTTTTTTACGAAAAAAGCTTTGATACAAATTCAAGAACTAAAATATTATCTGATTTGAAGTTGGATGGTCTCGATAAAGAATCATCTATTTTAAGATGCGGAGTTCTTTTAACTAGGGAGCAAGAACTTCACCTGTTCAGAAGATATAACTATATCAAATATAGGATTTCCAAACTAACTGTCAATCTTGAAAAATTAAGAGATAGTGGATTAACTGAGATAGAAAAAAATATCAATAAGATGCACGAGACCAGAAATGTTATCATGAAGTGTAATATGCGTCTTATTGTTAAACCTTCTATCAAACATTTTGGCGTAGATACCTTTAATACAGAAGAGTTTTTCTCTAATGGTTATATTCACATGATGAGAGCTATAGACTTTTTTGATCATACAAGAGGGTTTAAGTTTTCAACATACTTTGTTAATGTTTTGTATAGAAATTTTCAAAGAGATAGAGCTAAGCTTTTTGATAGCAGGTGTGATTTTCTTGAACATGATCCTCAAGACCAAAGAGATGTCAATTACCGAGAAATAAATCACAACTATAACAGACGGTTTATCAAAGATATGTTAGCCACTTTGGGCGAAAGCTTAAAGGGTTCAAGAAAAGATCCTGTTGTTAGAGCGGCTGTTATTGAAAAATATTTCGGCATAGACAACGGCGAAGAAAAAACACTACATGAAGTTGGTCTTCAATTTGGTGTTTCAAGAGAGCGTATTCGACAATTGGTTGATGATACAATCAATGTTCTTAAAAAATCAAACATCTCTTACGATCCCCTTGATTGAAGTGGTCTATGCGTAGAAATTTAGAAGAATTTTTTCTTTATTTTTGGCAACTATCTGGTGTTGTCTTTATATTTTTAATGATTATGATCACAATAATCAGAATATTATCGATTTGACAACTTCTTCAAAGATTATACACTCAGCACTTCTTGCGGGGGGTCTGAGAATCACTGGTGGAACGTGATTTAAATTTAGCTTATAGTTAGATTATGGAGAATCTAATGATAGAAGAATATGTTGATGTTGATTGTGAAGAATCACCTATTGATTTAAGTTTTTGGGAAGAGTCTTATGGATATGATCACTATGAAACTTATTTTAAGACCGTTAATCAAAAATTAAAATCTGACGCTAAATTTGCTTTTCAATATGCACAAAAAAATGGTAGACTAACAAAAGAATATGAACGTGTTTTTCTAACTGATCCTGAACAAGCTTTTTTATATTCTTTTTGGGTTATTCGTTGTAAGCTTCCCGTAGGAATAGAAAAAGTTTTTATAAAGAGTGCAAAGTGGGCTTTTTCTTATGCAAAAAATGTTTACAAAGGAAGATTGCCAAAAAATTTAGAAAAGGCTTTTGAGAATGACCCAGAATCAGCTTACAACTATGCTATTTTTATAAATCAAAAGCTTGAAGAGAAAACTGAGAATGTTTTTTTAAGAGATACAATTGAAGAGCGAGGCGATGTTCTTCATGAAGATTTTTTTTGGGCTTGTCTTTATGCTAAAAATGTATTAAAAGGCAGGTTCTCAGAAAAAACCCATAAATCGCTTTTCTTGAGGTACAGTTTTGATGAAGGATGCTCTAAGAAGTTTCTTAAGGAATATTTTAATGAAAACAAAGCCTGAGCCGACAAGAGTCAGAGTGATAGATGAAATAAAAATTGGCGACTCTGTTCGCTTAAAATACGCCTCAGAAGAAGATATTAGGCTTACAGCTTATTATCTTTGGGAGCAAAATGGAAAAATCGGAGATAGCAATCATTGGTGGGCTAAAGCAGAAGAGCATATCAGAGAAAAAATGAAGGCTTAGCTCTTCTTTCGTTTCTTTTTCTTTCGTTTTTTCTTACCAACTAGCTTTTCAACTTGCCAAGGTAAAGCTGTAGAATGACTATGAATAGATGCAGCGGGTATAGGTGGTTTTAAACCTAATGCTGCGTCCCAACGCAATCTTGTTGCTGGGCTTGATTCCTTAGCCAACCATTCTTTAAAGCTTATCATAATAATATATATGCTTGCGTGACAAGTTTCTTCCTGGTACGCTACTTGGTTGCGACGAATAACAAACTGTTCGTGGTACGCTGAGAAATCTGGCGTAAGCCGGATAGATAAGTTCATGGAGTTTAAGTGCTTTTTAGAAATGGCAAGTTTCACTTTGCCACACCCCATTAAAATAGATGGTGAATATGTAACTGCTGTAGATATGCAGTTTGAAAAATATCCACGTACAATAAATGATTCTGGCAAGGTTATGAACCAAGGATCAAAGTTTATTGCAAAGATACCAGATAGCTCCGACTATATTGTTTATGATGGAGCCGGAAGTTCTAATTTTGTAAGTAAAAACGATATAATTGGATATATCACAAGAGGTTTCAGTAAAATTGGCGTCGATTGGTGGAAAAAAGCCTTCTTTGTAAAAGATTGAGTTAACTGTGAATTGTTCAAATTGCGGCGAAGTTGTAAATTTTGAAAGAGCTGAATTTCTTCTTTCTACACACAGACAAATTACTTGTTTGATTTGTTCTAAAGAGCCAAGAAAGACTGGCTTGATGGACTATTCTCATAAAACCGCCCCACAACTTGTCCTTCTGCCAGAAGATCCAGAAGTAAAAAGAATCGCAATGAGGGCTTTTTGCAGAGCTAGGTAAATGAGCATAGATAATCAAATTTCAATTATCGCAAAAAAGAATAAAGATTTGGCAAACTGTATTGATAATCAATATGGTTGTTTGACGATGGAAAATATTAAAGAGCTTGCCAAAGACTTTCCGACTCATATGCTTTTGGTAAGGTGTGGCAATGGAAGGTTCGTTACAGCCGCCGACAGTGTAGAGCATTTTTGTGAGGTTGTTGGAAAGAGCAATAAAGATTATGTTCGTGATGTATCCTTAGTTGTTGATGATTGGATTCCCAATAGGTTTTAATTTTTTAATATAGGAGATTATAAAAATGGGTTCTTTAACAGTTGTTAAGCCTGCAGGCAGTGTTGCACTTCCCGATAATGATCAGTGGTCAAATCGCTTTGAAATTAGAAGCGAAAGCAGCAATAGAGTGTATATTGTTGCTCAAAATAAGAAAACTGGTAATTGGGGTTGTAGCTGCCCTGGATATTTGAGTAAGAGAAAGTGCAAGCATCTTATTGATGGTTGTGGTCTTGACGAGCAGCAGATTCATGGTAACAAGAATGCTATTGAAAATCATTCTCCTTCAACTTACAAAAGGATTGGTTGATGGGCGCCAGTTTTAACTACGTTATTGTTCCTAAGAAAATTCAGTCGAGAAAAGACTTGAAAAAGTTTTATGAAGACACCAAGCAGAAATTATTTGATGAATACGGCGAAGATTTTGAGGGATACAGTGGCGACATGGCGGTAGATAATGGAGAGCTTGAGATTAAAGAAGATCTTAAGCTTGATTTAACGCGACTTGGTCTTCCTAAATACAAAAAGGTTTTGACCAAGAATAGCTTTAGTGAAGATTATAGTGTTGTAGAAAAGATGATGGACTTGGTAACTGAACACGTTGAAAAATGGGGTCCAAGCATCGCAATTAGAGTTAATGATCAATGGGTTATTTGTGGCTCCTATAGTGATTGAGGAAACAAATGCAAGTTGTAATCACAGACGGTGGAAGAAAAGAAGCTGGATATAAAGCCCGTAATTCTGGTGATTGTGTCTGCAGGGCAATATCAATTGCCACTAAACAGGATTACCAAAAGGTCTACGACGATCTAAACGAAGTTGCAGAAAGAGAACGCCCAAGAGGAAAAAAGAAAAGAAGTAATTCCAACACAGGTGTTCATAAAGTTACCATTAAGAGGTATATGGAAAATTTAGGTTGGACTTGGGTGCCGACCATGAAAATCGGAACTGGTTGTAAAGTTCATTTAAAAAAGGAAGAATTGCCTTCAGGAAGGCTCGTAGTCAGTGTCAGCAAACACTTAGTTGCTGTTATCGATGGAGTTATTCACGATAACCACAACCCAGCCAGAAATGGCACTCGTTGTGTTTATGGATATTGGACCAAATGAAATTAGGCATCGTTGTTGGTACACACGGAACACCAGCTTTTATTCATTTACACCTTGAAATTTCCAAAAGATTATACCCAGAAAAGATTCTCATAGTAGATGATAATTCTTGTGAATCAGATAAAATAAAGAATCTTTGCGAAGAATATAGTGTAGATTTCTTACCAGAAACTGGTTCGACAAAAGGTTTCTATGATAGTATCTATAAAGTTTGTATAAACTGCAAGCAAGAAAAATTAACAATAAACGATATTTGCGAAAAATGTAATAAGCATTTTCTTGGTGACATTAGTTTAACTGCAAGCGGTCTTAGATGGGCAAAAACCAATAATGTTGAATTATTGGTAAAATTCTCCAGAAGATTTATTCCTTTATATGATTGGCGTCAAGAGCTTGTTAGAATAGCTTTGACCACTAATTATCCAGCATATACATCTTGGGACGAAGATAGCAAATTTGGCTTTAAAACTGAGGCTGTTGCTTTTACAGTTGATGATTGGATCAAATATGGTGCCGTTGACATAATGGAAAATTGCAAGCCCGCCTTGGCTGAATCTTTTATGTGGGCTAATTGCTTAAGATTATTTGAAATAAAAAAAATTAATGAGCAGAAGTTTTCATTTGATCAATTTAGACCAGTAGATCCATATTGGCACCTAATAAAGAACTATCAACTCGGATATGGACAGTGGTTTATAGCTGGTACTGCAAGATCTCAAAGATTAAGTTGGCGTTTATGGCATCACGTTAATTCACCAGCTGATTATCTATATCTGGCAAATAGTCTTGGAATTAATTATTATACAGAGAAAGATTTCATAGTATGAAAAAAAAGCGTAATTTTGGCGATGTGTTTGCAAAATATAAAACATATGATGATAGTTGTGGCAGAGGTTGTGTAGATGAATGGAGTCATTCATTTAATCAAAAATACTCTCAGCAAGAAGCAAAGAATATTGTAAAAGAAATCGATCCATATACTCTTATGGAATTGGATCGAGATTGCACTTTAGCGGATCTTAAGCTAAGATATAGAAAGCTTATGATGCAACACCATCCAGATCGCGGTGGTGATCCAATTAAATGCAAGATGATAATTGCAGCATACTCAATCTTAGAAATGAGACTATCTTGAAAGTTGAACATTTTGAATGTATTTGTTACAGCGATGAACACAGGCTTACATTCCAAATAGACGACGATATTAAGAATGGATGGAAGCCAGAATTTTACACAAGTGTATTTCTAGCCGAACATAGCGATATTTTTAAAAGAATTTGGACTGCAATCAAATATATTTTTGGATATAAATGCAGATACGGTCATTGGGAAAATTTCATCATGAATGAAAAAGATATTGATAGGATGCTAACTGTCCTGCAAAACTACAAAAAAGTTCTAGAAGAGTCTAAAAATGCTGGTTAATAGTACAGAATATGCTTGCGCCTTACTATCGATGCTTTTTGCTGGATTTGCATTAGGTGCTGGTATTTCCTCCTTTTTTCTGGCAAATGAAAAAAAATAACTTGATCTTTCTTCCTGGTACGCTAGGATTGTGTCGTGATTGGTTTCGTTCATCTTTTATAGGAGAGCATTAAATGGCTCGTAAGAAGCAGGTTGGTCGGACGGTTGGCAAGAAGTCGGTTGATGTTAAGACGTTCGTTAGCACCGTTATGGCTGCAAGCAAGAAGGGGCTTTCGCAGACTTGGGTTGCAAGTGAGCTTAATATCACCCCGGCTGCTGTTAGCCTTCGTTGCAAGTACCTCCGTGACAACGGGGTTAAGGGCTTGCCCGAATTTCCGCGTGGCAATCCCACTACCGGAGGTCGGATTGATGTTAAGGCTTTGAACGATCTTGTTCGTTCTTGCCGTTCTTGATTCGATCTGGTAAAACAGATTGTGTTGTGAAGATCTTAAGCCGTTTGACTAATAATCAAGCGGCTTAATTTCTTTATATTAATCAAACATCCCAAGAAAGGAGTCTTGTTATGAATGGGTGGAATTCTGAAATAACCACACTCAGATTCAATAAATTCTTATTGGATAATTGGAGGGGTAAAACCCCAGGCGAATTAGCCTCTATTTGGAATAAAGAGAATTCAAGATACAGAACAAATTCTGTATGTGTTGTTCATTCTTTGAATAGACTTAAAATTAAAATACCTACTGATGAAATTCAAGGTATTAAAAGATTGAGAGAAAAAGAATCTGCCATCAAAAAGGGCAAAAGATACACAAGCTCTAAAGATTTATTTGAACAAATAAAAGCTGAAAGAATAAAGCTTATGATGGTCAGGGTTGAAAAGAATAGAGATTTATGGACAGGAATGGAAGCAGAAGAATCTGTTTATCACAATGAACAATAAAGCGTTGCTTCAATCGTTTGAAAAAACTGTTTATTATGTCGCGGAAGATAAAGATGGTCCGTACATAACAAAAAATGAAGAGCCAAGTAAAAATGATACTTTGCTCTTTACATCTGAAAATTTATTTGTTGCCGAGTGTTTTCTTTGCAAGTGTTGTGAAAATTGGTTTGATGGAGAAGAAGATAGTGATAATGATGATGAATGATTCAAACATCACTTTTGATATCAATAGCTTTAGCAGAGACAAAATAAGTTTGTTGAAGTTCTTGTATTCACTTAAATACAAGGGTTTATTTAAAAGAACCAGAGAGCTAGATATTTTCTTTTCTCAACAGCCATCTTTGGCATATAAGTACACTAGAAATATAATTGTTGAAAAAGAGTGGTCACCAGCCGGATTAAACCCTGGCAGATGGACATATATTAATGTTGACAAAAATAGACTTGATCCCGATCAAGAAAAAGTATTTTTAAAGAACATTAAGTTTGGAATAGCATATCTTGAAATAACTCAGCAAAAAAAGTTTAGAGACGAAAAATTACATAAAAAATTTGAGAAAAAAGTTTATAAAGACTCTGGGGCTTCTTTTGATTACGCAACAAGAGTTTTATATGAAAGAATCCCCGAAGAAAAAGAAATTATTTTTCTTGACAATTATTATGTAATGTATCATTATGCCATGATTGTTATTAAAGGAAAGTTCCCGGACAAAATTCACAATCAAATTCATCTAAGAAGTTTTGAAAAAAATGTTTGGAGATTTGATTGCTTGCAGGCTTACTTAAAGCAAGATTCGTCACTCCTAGATAAAAATTATAGTTATTACAGATAATGTTTGAAATAATTAGACTGGAAGATAAAACAAAACAGTCTATACACCATAAAATCTTATCCGGAATTCCAGTTCGCAGGGGATTTCGTAAAAAAACATTTTGTGAAAAAGAATATGCTTCTGACCCAGGTGATTTTGGAAGAGGAATATACTACGATACTAACTACTATAGGGCAAAAACCTATGGAGAGGTCATTAAAAGTATTCTTAAATTGACTAATCCAATTGTTCTATCGAGTGGTGAAGCATATGAAATTGCCGAAAAATTTCAAACTGTCAGACTAAATGATGATTGGTATACACAAAATAATTCTCAAGACTCCATGCGAGCAAGATTGAATAATGCTCAAAAAATGACAGAATTCTTTCTTAATCAAGGATATGATGGTCTTGCGTCTGTAAACACCAGAATGGGTTCAATAGAAATAGTTGATTATAGACCTTATATCGAAGGTTAGAAGTTTCCTCCCGGTACGCTTCTTGTGCGAGAGGATTTCTCATTATCTCAGGAGTATAAAATGATTAAAATCAACGATACATTCAGATCAGCTTACGCCGATAGCAACGCTCTTTGGAAGGTAATTAAGAAGAAGAGTAGCGACGTTTATCTTTGCGAAATTGTAAACGAACCTGTTGAGTATGATGGTAAGGTTTTTGATGGTGATTATGCTGGTACTCAGAAGGTTTTTCTGGCTCAAGAAGTTGAGAGATCAATCAATTTTGAAAGAGTTTTCGATAAGATTCGTCAAAATCATGATGAATATTATGATTCTTTAGTTGAGGGTCAAATTGTCCATTATCACAATGGATTTGGCGAGTATGTAAGGTGTAGGATTAATCAAGATAAAAAATTGGTTGCTTTTGCTTTGGTGGGCAATTGGAGAATCCATGACTTGCCAAAGCGTCTGGCTGATGGTAAAATTCATTTGTCTTATTACTGCAAGATGATAATGAATCAAGAGCCATTTAAGCCCAATGCTTCTAATATATTTGAATTCCCTGGATTCTCAGATAAAAATAATTTCAGTCCAATCAATGCCTCAGAAGTAGACATTAGTATTCCCGAGCAAACCAAGGAAGAAAAGCACACAAGCAGTCTTTGGGTTACTTTAAACGAAATTCAAAAGGAAATCTCGGATAACATTAGTCAAGATCCGAATGTTATTTTGGGGAAAATCAAGAAAATTATTTCAAGGAGTTGAAAATGATTGAATGTATCAAAAGTGCAGAAATTAGAGACGCACTCAATAGTGAGTCCCACAGCAAGAATACAAACTTGCTAAGAGATTTATTTACAGAAATTCCAACTCTGAAAAGTGTTGGCTTTTGCAAATACAATGAATATAATGATAATAATTATTCTGATTATTTCAAAATTACTTCAATAAATGGAGTAATTTTTGATCGTGATGACTGTTATGTCGATGAAGAAGGCAATGAAACAAAAGATTTGCCCAAAGAGATGCCAGATAGGAACTATGAAGTTCCATTCATCATCAAAACGCTAGAAAGCTTATCAGAAGAATATGGTTATGACGATTATCTGGAAACAAGAGAATCTGTTTTAAGCAAACCCAGGAAAAAAGAAAATAAAGATAAAGCTTTCAATGCTTATTATATCTCTTTAAAGACTGGTGAAAAAGTAAATGATTTATCTGTATTTAAAAACAATCCCAATTGGGCTCTTTATTATTCTATGGATGTTTTAAAAGACAGGCTTCCAAGGGAGATAGAGAGTGTTTTTAAGAAAGATATTAGATTTGCTTATTATTACGCAAAAAATGTCATAAAGGGTAGCCTTCCCGAAATGATTGAAAAGTATTTTCTTCAAAAAGCAAAAAATATTTTGCTTGAGACCTTTGATAAAGATGGTTATGTGAATCCCGAGGACAAATATTACCTTCGAAAATACGTAGAGTTTACTAACGGGAGCAAAAAGTAATGAAGAATTTTTTGATTTTTTCTGTTGTAGTTCTTGCAATTGTGTCTATGGGCTTTTCTAAAAAGACATACAAGTACGTTTGTCCTAAGTGCAAGCTAGTTCAAGAGTATGAAAACATTGGAACAAAAAAGTGTCCCAATGATGGAAGAACCATGATTAGGAAGTAAGATGGAAATTCGACATAAATATTTATCTAAAACAAGATTCCCAGAAATTGTAGTTAGGGAATACGATTTTGATAAATTCTGTGCTAAGTATAGAATTTTCAGCAATATTGTTTCTGAGATGAAGAATATAATTAGCTCTGGTTTTAAGAACTATCTTGTTAATATTGTGTCTGCCAATTATAAGGCTGGCGAAAGAACCTGTTCGGACACTCGATACCATGTAGATGGAGAGTTTAATAGCGGCAATGAGTATTGCATATGGTGCAGTGGCGTAAACAGAACAATTTTTCCAAGTGAAACAATTGAACTTCAGGACTTTCCAGCCGACAGAAATTCCCAGAATGTTTTTCTTGAAAGAGCTTTGAAAGGTAAAAAGTCTTCTGAAATCCCTAATCAAACTTTTGTTCATTATTCAAGCAAAGATCCACACAAGGGCGTAAATTGTAAAAAGTCAGGCAGGCGTGTTTTTATTCGTTTGATGGGAACAAATTACATTGGTGCAAAAAATTATGCAAAAATCTAAACCTATGTCTGTTTATTCTTATAAACAACACACAATAAACATATACTACGATAAAAACCCAGAAAATAACCCAAGGTCAAATGATAATCTTGGAACTATTCTCTACGGAGATAATGAAGAATATCATGAACTTTGTAACTGGGGTGATGCAGTTGCAGATTGGGATGAGATAGAAGAAATAGAAAAAAATGACAGTTGCATATACACCCCAGTTTATGGTGCTGTAACAATGAATGGAATTGTTTTAAGTGCAAATCCTATTGGTGGTTTTGGCAAAAGTGGAAAATGCGGAATAATTCACAACACAAAACGCAACCTTGATTTGATGAAGAGTTCTTACCACTCTTTCCAGAAAGATAGCAAATCTTTGCTCAGTAGTTTTTCTGATTATGATTGGGCTATCTCTGTTTTCAAAAAAGAAATACGAGTGTTTAGCGACTTCCTTGAAGGAAGAGTTTATGGCTATGAAACAGAAAATACTGCTGGGGAAGTTTTGGACAGTTGCTGGGGTTATATTGGAGTGGATATAAAAGAAATATACGAGGAAGCAAAAGAGATAATCGACAAGTGCTACTCTGAAAACGAAGAGCCTATTGAACAGCTTTATTGACGGATTGACAAGAAGTTTCCTCGCGGTACGCTGTGGTGTTGTAGGACGGACGGATAGACAAAAATACTTATACAGGAGATATAAAATGGGTTTTGCTGATGAAATTCCTTCGGACGATGCTGGCGATTCTAAGAAGAAGAGCAAGCCGAAGGAGCAGGTTTACTTTAGTGATACCGACGCTGGTGGTATGAATCTTTTTGATAAGGTTTCCGCTTTTAAGCACGCTATCAAGATTATTGAGGGCGAGCTGGATATTGCGGAAACTGATCTCAAGGCTGCACTTCGGCAGCGTTTTGCTCAAGAAGGCGTGAGGACTCATACCAAGCCCGAAAGCATTGAGGCTCAAGGTGATGTTGCCTCCTCCACAATTAGCTTCAAGAAGGGCATCAGCGTTCTTGATAAGAAGACTCAGACCGATTTTAAGAACCTTGGCGTCAACTTCAGTGTTGTTGAAAAGGTTGAAATCAAGAAGGCTGTTCTTCAAGATCAGTCTAAGGTCGATCAGCTCATTGATCTGATTAAGTCAGCTGGTCTAAAGGTCAGCGATTACTTTGATCGAACCGAGAAGATTGTTCCGAGTGATCGGACTACCTCCGATATTCTTGATAATGTCAAGGATGTCAGTAAGGTTGTAGAGTATTTCGAGAAGGTTAGCACTATTGCTATCGGAACTCCGCATTTCGACGGAGATAGCATTAAGGCTAAGAAGAAGATTGTGAGCATTCTTAATGCCACTGGAATCTTCCAGGTCTAAGTCGCCCTCTTAAGTGTTTTTACAGGGAGGGTGGAATTTCCACCCTCCCTGTTTTTGTTTAGGGATATGTTATGAACGAGAATGAATATTATGATTGGCTTGCAGAATTAGCCGGAACACAAGAAACACCAGAGGATTATAAGGTTTAACAATGGATGATATCGACATAATTAATCTCCAGTATTTTGATCCGCAGGGAAGAATTTCTTCTGCTTATGTAGTTAGAACTTGGTTCTCAATGTATCCTAATAACAGCTATTCTGAAGAAGATTTTGTGGATGGTCTTTATTGTGCAAGAAATAAGGAAGATGCTTTCAAGCAAATGTTTGAAGATTTTGCTAAGAGTTGCCCCGAAAGGAAGATTGAAAAGTTTGAACTATTGAGAATTAATGGTGGAATTGAAAATCGAAAGCCAATGGTGTAATATGAAAAATATTCCTGTAGGATCTGTTGTTAAAGGCTTTACAAAGCTCGGAAGTCAAACAAAAGAAAAATGGACAAGGGGAACTTATATTGGCAACAATAAGGTGGAGTTTTGGACAGGTGTTGTAGTAACTCTGCCGGACGACAAGATCAAAGAGTATAAAAGGTTTGAGCGAATTGGTAAGGAATATCCAGAGCAAAGTGATTTTGTAAATAAAAATTGGAATAAACTCAAAGAAGATGTAAAAGAAAGCGTAAGTAAATTTTTTCCTCAAGTTAAACTTGAAATAGACGAAGAAGATTATGTTATTTATGCTCTTGAAAATTCAGTTAGTATTTGTCCTGCTATTATTGAGCGGGAAAGTATTTTTGCTTTTACAGAAACTTCCACTTGGCAGGTTTGCGTAGAGATAAATTATCCGTCTACACGTTGGGAGCCAAGCACAAGTGAGTTATCAGAAATCAGCGAGTCTCCAAACACTATAACAGCATCTAGAATGTTCCTAGATGCTGTTTGGAAATACTCTACAGAAGATTATTGGCAGAACAAATATGATGATGAATTGGCAAAGGAGTTTGTTGATTAATAATACCTAAAAAGAAGTAGAAGAATGGCAAGCAATATAATATATATTGTATGCCTAAATTTTATGTAAAACACAAAGATTTAACACTTCTCACAGATGAAATTAATTCAGAAAACGCAGCAGCTAGAATGATGCTTTTGCTTGAAGAGTTGAATACAAAAAGCTTAATTTATGTAGATGAACGAGGATACAGGACAAAAACTGCTGCATACAAGTATAGTATTGTTAAAACAATTAGCAGGCACTCAAACAAGCCTGTTTGGTATTTGAAAATCAAAAAATAATGCTGTTTCTTTTGAGGCTCTATACAAAGAGGTCAGCAGCAGATACAATACGTCGGTATTTTTCCGATCCTTCAAGGAAGAAGATTGTTTATGAAAGAAATGAATCCAGAGCTAGTTGAATCACTGGCTTATCTGGAAGAAAAACAACAACGATCTAAATCTTTGGTTGTTTGGGATACACCAACACCAATTATTGATTTTGGATCTTTTGAGTGGGAAGTTCCTTTTCTCACTGTTTGGCTTGACGATGTAAGACCAATGCCAAAAGATTTTGATGTTCATGTGACAAACGCACATGATGCAATAGAAATACTTAAAAAAAATAGAGTTAGACTTATCAGTCTTGATCATGATTTGGGTGAAGATACTCAAACAGGATATGATGTCGCAAAGTTTATTGAAAAACAGGCTTACGAATACTCAATAGACAATAAAAATGGTTTGAAGCCCATCGAAATTAGGGTTCATTCCTCAAATCCTGCTGGTGTTAAAAATATTTTGATGTGCATTGAAAACGCATATGATTTTTGGGATACGGAGGCTTAAATGATTATTTCTCTTAACAAGGACATTAATTGTGAGCTGGTCTGTAGAATTGTTAAAGAATTAATTCAAAAGAATGTTAAATCAAAAGAACAAGCTAGTAATATGGCTTTGTCTATTACAATTGTTGAAATAAAAGATGCAGAAGAAAATGCTACTCTTGCTATAGAGCAAAAATAATTAAATAGTCTATCATTCAAACGAGGGATCGTATGAACAAGATTTCGAAGAAAAGGAAGACTCTTCTTGAAAAGACAATCAAACTAACAGAGATAGAAGATCAATATAAGCTTCTTCCTGCAAAAGCTAAAGAGATTGTAAGCGCCTTTAGTTGGCCACAAATATCAATCAATATTGATCAAGCCAAAAACTTTTCAGAAATAAAGATTGTTGAACAAAATATAAAAAATGCTCTATCGAACAAAAAAATAGTTATTAAGAATGGTGAAATGCCATTGTCTGAGGTTTATTGGATTTTTGGTCTTAACAACATATTTAAATCATTAAAGGCAGAATCTTCAATCAATATTGGCATTCTGAAAAGAGAGAAGATAACAAAGAATTTAGATTTTTATACAAATCTATATGATGTTTCGAGTAATCTTTCTGATGCCATAAGTGATACTCTTGCCGAAATACACATTGAATATTTTCAAGAAGTATTTGAAGTAATCTTGCAAGAAGTATTTAAGCACTTCCACTTTGATAGAGATGGTATCTATCCTTGTTTTGAATTCTGTGAAACTGCAGGGCGTAAAAGATATCCTCAAGTAACTATCAAGAAGCTTTCACCTACCAAAAGAGTTTTCTCAATAGATGGCAAATCCAGGGCTGCATATTGTTGCCATCATTTTAATCATTACGATTCTTTTCCCATAACAATAAAAGAAAATACAGTAAATAATATCAAGCCTGCTGCTGTTTACATCCAAGACCATGCAATAAACAGGATGATTGAAAGGCTTAAAATAACGCCCTCTGGATATATGTTTGAAGGCGTAGCCAGATCTTTAATTGATCCTGTTGTTTCGGGCAGAGATGGCGAATCTTACTTGATTGACTATTATTATGCAAATAAGAAAATGGGTTATTTGGTAGTACGCCCAGTCGAAGACATTCTTTTGATAAGAAGCTTTAAGTTTATTACAATGAGTGGAACCCCTGAGTTCTATAGACTAAAGCGTGAATTGGGGGGAGATAGGCACGATTTTGAATACCTTGGGTTGGACACTGTAGACGGTCTAATAAATTCAGATCTTCACAAAGATTCAAAACTAAGGCGAATATTCAAAAATTGTGGTCTTTCACACTTGTTTGAGTTTTCCAAAAATGTAAAATTTGATAATCCAAGATCTTTGATTGCGGAAGAAATCAAAAAATATTTCCAAATTGATAAATAGTAACGTGAACGCCAATCCTTACACCGACAATAAAGTTATACAAGGCATGATTAAAGATCACAAAGAGCTAGAGCGTAAATGTAAGTTTTGCAAAGTAAAAACTAACAAAGAAGTTTGCAAAGACTGTAGTAGAATCAATCCAAAAGCATAGCACTTATGATCAAAGTCAGATTCAATTTAGGTCGCGGGGGATACTATCGACATTGGCAGGTAACAAAGTTTCCCAATGTAGATTATTTTGACCCAAGCAAGTACAGCTTGATACTAACTAGTTGCCGGCTTAAAAATGTTCGCAACGTTGCCGACAAAATCTTTAACGGACAAAACAAAGATGTTTGTAGCTGGGTGATTTGTTACGAAGCTATAGTTACTCAAGCAACACCAGAAGTAAATCCAGAAAACGAGATAGCCTATAATCCAAAGGTTAATCCCTTTTGGACAGACCACCTTGGCAACAACATTGATGGATCAAGCTATGAAAAAATAGTCAGTGTGGGAAAAAGGCTTTACCGCATCTGACCGTTTGCCACCATATCTTCCATGATATAAAATGCTTTTTCACATCTTAAATCGTTAAGCTTTTTGATGCCCAAAAGAGTATCGGCAATTTCATCAGGACTCATTCCGGAATTTAAAATCTTTTCACATAAAATATCAATGTCTTCTGATGTTTGAAAACACTGAGTTATCGCTTGCTCTAAATCAAATCTATTCATGGCTTTCTCCTTAAGAATCATTTTAATACAAACAAGAAGCAAAATCAATGCGAATTTTAGCTCACAGCGGTAAAGCACATCAAGATGACTTCTTGGCAGCTTGTGTTTGCTGTTATAAACTTAATACAAAAGAAGTGTTTAGAGATGCTTATAAAGAAGAAGATTTAATTGATCCGGATTGTTGGGTATTAGATCAAGGTAGAAAGTTTGAGCCAGAGCTGCACAACTTTGATCACCACCAAATAGAAGAAGAAATTTGCGCTTTTACTATGGTGTTAGATTATTTTTATGGCAAAAAATATAGAGAGTATATGCCACAACTCAGATTTGTGGAAATATACGATAGCTATGGTCCAAAAAAAGCCGCTGAATTTGTTGAAATGAAACAAGACAATTTGGATATTGTTTTGAGCCCTATTCACACTTCTATGATGCGGGTGTTTTCAAAAATAGAAGGTAGGGTTGAAGATCCTATGCTTTCTATTATGAAAGAAATGGGCTTCGAAATATGTAGTCAAATTGAAAACACAGAAGTTCTTTTGAATGCTCTGGATGAGGCTATTTATTTTGAGTATGAGGATGTTAAAATACTCGATAATGTTAATTGCAAACTTCCAGAAGGATTCAAACATGACGTTTTGCCCACAAAGCTTTATTCGAAAATCAAAGACATATACCCAGAAGTTATTTTAACCAAAGACAGTAGACAAGACGGATACAGAATGATCAGCACAAATACTGATTGTTTGAAGTTTTTGCCTAATCCATGTTCGTATTTTGTTCATAACAGTGGTTTTCTTGTTGGGTTCAAGAAATATGAAGATTATATGGTTATATTAAAAAATTACATAGAAAGAGGAAAATGAATAAAAATTTAATTATTCTTTTTATCTCTTTTATTATGGGAATTGGATTTGTTTTGTTGGTTGAAAATATAGGTGCAAAATGAGCGAAAACCTTGAGAATGATTTAAAATCATGCGATTGGATTATAGATAAGTGCAAAAATTCAAAGAAGTATAGTCAAAATTTTTATGCCGCCATCTGCAATAATGATTTTTTCAAAAACAATCAAGAATGGCACTGTAGCTGGAGAGCCGCAGGCAGAATAGTTTCTGAATTGACTGGGGTTGGAGACTATTTAGATTATTATTGCTCTGGTCTACAGGCTGATTATAGCAATGACGATGGTTATGTTGCAGAAGGCATTGTTAAAAATGAAATAAAAGATGATCTGAATAAACTTGGATGGACAGTCAAACAAAATGAGGAACTGGCATGAAACCAAATATTGAAGTTTCTGTTGAAGGAAAGCCTGTTGAAATTGAGTTCATGCCCAGCGCATACCTCGATCAAACATACGATGAAATATTCGTGCAGTTAAAAGATTCCGAAGAATATGAAGAAAAACTCAATGACCAAATCACTTTGTACAAAGACGTTAAAACAAATGAAATAATTGGCTTGAAGATACACTATTTAAACAAAATCTAATGGACAATTCAGAAGTTTTATTGATGTTTAGCGGCGGCTTGGACTCTACTGGAGTCTTTTATAAGCTGCTAAAAGAAAACAAAAAACTTCATATTCATCATCTTCATTTGGTGAATAAAGAAAATAGACACAAGGCAGAAAATATTGCTGTTAAAAATGTCTGTGAATATATGAAAACGTTAGGAGATTTTGAATACAGCGAAAGTTATCATGAATACCCATGCTATAATAAAAATTTCATGTGGGACAGCGATATGTATAACTTTATAGCAGGAACCATATGCCTGTCTTTAAAGAGTGTTAAAGAAGTCGCTTTGGGAATGACAAAATCTGACATAACAAGAAGCGTCACAGACAGAGCAGAGCGTGGCACAAAAATATTTGAATCTTTCGGCACAAGTGCCAAAAAAGTTTATCCGCTCAGAGACATGACAAAAAAAGAAGTCTTTGAAATGCTTCCAGCAGAATTGAGAAGTTTAACATGGAGTTGTAGAACACCAATATACTTGCCTGATGGTGATATGAAGCGATGTAAAAGATGCAAAGCCTGTAGCGAACTAATATTTAAAAGATAAAATTACCACTCTAGTATAAGCATCCCCGATTATGTTGCAGTTGGTGTTGCCGTAGCAGTTGGTGTTGCCGTAGCAGTTGGTGTTGCCGTAGCAGTTGGTGTTGCCGTAGCAGTTGGTGTTGCCGTAGCAGTTGGTGTTGCTGTAGCAGTTGGTGTTGGAGTTGGAGTTGGAGTTGGAGTAATCAAAGGAACTTCTTCGGAGCCTACTAAAACTTTAAATCCTTCCGGAGGATTAGATACTGAATTATTAATTGATATTTGACCAAAGACGCCATCGTAAGCATATGGACAAGCGCCCGGATAAACATCTCCAGATATAGCTGATATGTCTATTCCACCTGTTGTTGTCGCTGGATCTCCATTGTCGCCATTCCAATCTCCGCCATCAACTCTAAACCAAATCGAATTATTCATTCTATCAACGGCAACATCCACAATATTTCCATTTTGTTGAAAATTTAAGCCTAGATTGATGTGATTACCATCAAAAAAGACCTTACCATCATCCCAAAAACCAATTGAATTAGCATCTCCACCTAGATAATTATTATTGTTTATATCAGCTTGATGGCTTGCTATTCCCACACCTGTATAACTTTCATAATTACCATAAACTGTTACCATGCTGAAAACAACTTTTTCGCCACTTTTTATTGCATAATTTGTTAAAACTATTGTTTCGTCTGCACCACTGTCATCTGTAAATGAAGCCGTGCAATTATTGTTACTTAATTCTATATAATCCCCAACATAGTTTGGATCAAAAGCAAGAAGCCCCACGGTTTCAAAGGTTCCTATGCCATCACTATTTTGAAAAGTTGTGTTATTGAATTCTTCGCCATCTTTGCCTGAAATTATCTTTTTATTACCAGCATTATCTATTTCATACATATTTAATGTGCGTTGTAGACTTTTACCGTTCAGTATAGATGAATCTAAACTGCCTTCTGAGGCGGGATTAATTAAACCAGGGGTGAGTTTGATGTTGTAGTTTGACATAATACTTTATATATTAAATATAAACTATTTTTCCCAAACTACCATTGCTATATCTTCTTGCGTGGGAATAACAAGGCTAGAACCGGGGAATTTATTTGGAAAATGAGTAGCATATTTCATCCAAGAAAACTTTTTCAAGAAGACTCTAATAACAACCTTTTCGGCTATTTTTAACAAATCGTCAACTATATCCAAGCCCACTAAATTAACTACACCATCGCCAATAAAAACTTCTGCAAACTCTTTTATGTCCCGCCAATCACCTCTTAAAACGGGTTTAGATTGTTGAACAGGATACAAATCAATCATAAACTCACAGAGAGGTTGAAGCTCTTTTGTCATTCCAAGTAGACAAATAGGACCGTAGCCCTTAGAATGATGACGATACAACTCCACTTCATAAGAATTGGGGCAAAGTGGAGGAGATAAATTCTGCCAATATTCTATATCTTTAATCATAATATTGCCGATACTTTATATATTATCTGAAGTTTATTATTAATGGATAAATCAAAAAAAACAAAACGTGAAACAAAAAGAAAAGAATCAAAAGTCCCACAGCTGTCATAAAAGGACTTATTGAAGTTATCTGGTTGGCTAACTTCTTTATCTTTCTTTTATTTAAGTTGGCTTGACAAGCTAGGTAGTTTAGCTGAACATCATTGATGTCGCCTGTCATGTATCTTAGCGCTAATTCAAATTCTTCTGGTGTGCAATTCATATTTCTGATAAAAATTTCAAAAGTTTAATTTCTTCATCAGATAGTTTAACATTTACTGTTTTATTGTCAATAGAATCGTATATTTTTTTCAACAATTCGATTCCACCTGGTGTTGCTTTAATGTTTTCTGAATCTTGAAAAGACTCTAATGTGTCTGTGTAATTTTTGAAACCATCTATTATCTGCTCTTTTACTGGTGCAATATAACCAATAAGAGCAAGTGCTAAAGAAACACTTATGCCTGTGCATAAAAGAACCTCAAAGAAAGAACTTCCTGTTCTCATAAAAACTCCTTTATAAGTATTTATGAGAACCAAAGAATAAAATCTTTTGTTTCCTCCCGGTACGCTTGTTCGTTGGAGTTCCTCGTGATGTTATTGTTGCTGTAAGACTTCCAGTGAAAAAAGGAGATAACCATGAAGTGCATTTGTTGCGGAGCCGAAACTAAAAACTGGATTAAAGAGGATGATATCAATATCCCTAAATGCAGGGAGTGCTATAGATCAATTCCAGGATCGGAACTTCTTAGAACCTTTTGCTCAGAGTGCCGCCAACCCATGCTGATTACAGATCAAAAGCGTTCATATTTATTGTCATCGCGTTCTTCACCCAAATGTAATGATTGTGGAAACTTGAAGAAAATAGCAGCCAATGGTACTAATTTGACTCCTCGACAGAAAATAGGATCAGGCAAGACAAAATAAAATGACTACCAAACAAGTTTTGCAGTGGCTTAAAAATTTGACTGAAGACGATATTATTGAAGGCAACGAAGATTGTTTTGTTATTAGGCAGTGCGAAGGCGTTGCTGCTAACTTAGAGCTTGGTGTTTTTGATACAGTAGATTTCCCTGAATGGATTAAAGAGGATGAATATGACAACGCTTAAAAAGACAGCTACTCTTGAAAAGCCGGTTCTAATCAAAGGCAATGGAACAAGCCTTTGGTGTGAGCCAGAGCAGAGTCATTGCGATTTCGTCATTGAAGAAATGTTGATTGAAACTTGTGTTGACACAAACGATAAGCCATACGAGCTTAGGTTGTTTGGTAAGAACACACAGTGGTTTCAATACACTGATGAAAAGATTGAGACCCAGGTTAAAAAGAATTTTCTCAAGATTGTTCAAGAAGCGTTTCCCAAGTATAAGGTGATTAACATTACTTGGAGCGAACAAGGTATGCAGCCTGAAAACGGCTGGAGTTTTGATGTGGTGCTGGATGATTAATAATAAAGAGCTACTTGACAGTTTTGCAACTATTACTTTGGGCGAAGCTATCAAGCCGATCAAAGATAAGATAATTGCAATTGAAACTGAAGAGGAAACCTTTTATTACTTTGACATTGCAGAAGGAGAATTGATACTGTATCCGGAATCAGATTATCGGAATCCACAACACCAATGGTCGCTTGGCACAAAGGTAAAAATTTCTGGAACTGATTTAGAGATTGAAGGGAAAAAGTTAAGTTTTCTTGTCGGCAAATTACATCAATTTAATTAAGGATTAATAAAATGCGTCTTCAAGATTGTCGGATTGGTATGAATGTTGTTTTTGGCACCACCAGATACGATGGGTTAAAGACCAGAGGCACTGTTGTTAAAATCAATAGAGCCAAGGCTAAAATCAGAACAATTGACGCCAGGGGTAGGCATCCTGTTGGCGCAATTTGGAGTGTTCCTTATTCGTTTATTGATGAAGTCAACAGCTTTGGCGTTGTTGTTAAAGATTCGTTGTCAGATAAGTTTATTGTTTACAAAAAGACTGATGGAATTTATGACGATGGAAATGAAGCCGAAGAAGTTACTGTCAAGTGCAAAGTAAACGATGACTATGTGAACGTTGTTTTCTCAGGCGGTAAGATGCGAATTGAATCTTGGAATGGCGTTCAAAACGTAGTGTTGCAAGAAGTTAATTTTCAAAATAGTTTGGGATAAAAATATCTGTTGCCTCCTTGTCTAAATAATATAGACAAGGAGGTAGTCATGGATGACGATTTATCCCAAAAAGAGTTAAGAGAACTTGTTTGGTATAGTTTGCTAATATCAGTAGGAATGCTTATTGTTCAGTTAGCTTTTAGATATTTGTTTAAGTATCTGCTAACACAAATCTAACCTAATTACTCGTTTTAGCTCCTCTAGCTACTGGCAAAAGAGGAGTTAAAATGAGTAGAACAAAAGTTTCTGTAGTAGCAGAACAGATATTAGAAGATTTAATAAATGGAAAGCAAACTTATAACAGGAAGCTAGGAAGCGAAATTGAAATTCTGGCTCCTGTAGTTGAGGAAAATAAAACTGGATTAAAAACCTGGTTGTTGTTAACTGCTTTTTGCTTTGTTGGAATATACTACGGTATAGAGTATTCTAAAAATAAAGTAACAGGTGTTGCAGTTAATGAAACCGGGGAGTTATTGAGTGACTCAAAGGTTGTTTTTTATTGTGTAGAAAATGAAGAACAACATACTTGTAAAACTGATGAAAAAGGTAATTTTAATACAAGATTACCAACAGGTAAATATAAGTTTTGGGTAAAAGATCATGGAAGCCTGGACACAACTAAAGTAACCGTAGAAGTAGCTGGGGAAAGTAATTACAGAGTAACTTCGTTTAAAAAATAGGTTTTCAATACTAGTTTAAATAACAAAGCAGTTCTGGCAGAGAAGTTATGCACTTCACTTGTAATGAAGACTAGGTGGGCGCGATACCCATGGACTGCTCTTAAAATCACCAAAACGTTTTCGAAAAAATTTTACGGCATTTTACTTATATACTATATGAGTAAATTAAGCCCATCAGAGTGCGGAAAACTTGGTTACGAAAAAACAAAAAAAATCTTTGAAGAAAGACGAGAGTTAGCCCGGCAATCTTATTCAGATAACCCAAATTGTTGCCAATATTGTGGGGCTAAATTAGAATACGAGTCCAGGAAAAATAAATTTTGCACCAGATCTTGTTCTGCTAAAGTCAACAACGCAGATAGACGTAAAATAAGATTATGTTTGTATTGCAACAAACAACATAAATCAAAAAAATATTGTTCTCAGCAATGCAGAACAGATCTGGAGTGGCAGATCAAAAAAAATAAAATAAACGAAAGCGGTAAAGTTGAAGGATCAAGACAAGCACGCCGCTATCTACTTGAAAAATTTAACAGTTGTCAAATGTGCGGCAATGATACTTGGCTCGGAAAACCAATTTTGCTTATATGTGATCACATAAATGGAAATTCAGAAGATTGGCGGCTTGATAACTTAAGAATGATATGTTCTAATTGTGATGCAACCACACCTTTCTACAAAAATAAAAACATGGGAAATGGGAGAGCATATAGAAGGTTGAGATATAAAGAGGGAAAATCTTTTTGAACTTGATTTGGTTTTAAAAGTTGTTAAAATGAATGAAAGTTGCCCGATAGCTTAACTGGTAGAGCAAGGGATTTTGTTAAAAACAGGATGCTCTAAGAGAAATTTTAGAAGTAGAATTGCTTAAATTCGGTGAAAGCTTTAAAATGCCAATACCGAGCCAAGCCTAAGAAAAATCTTAGGAAGGTGTAGAGACTTAACAGGCAACACCTAAAGCTAACGCCATGGTGAAGATAAAGTCCAGACCACAAACAGCAATGGTAGTGAAAACTATAGTGGTAAGTGGTTCCCTAGGTTAGAGGTTCGACTCCTCTTCGGGCATTTTTAAAATAACCCCCATGACCCTCCAAGACATAACTTCCGATTTAATTGAACACCTTCAGCAAACCACCAAATTGCCTGCCGGTTGCGATTTAAGCGACTTGGGCAATGAAATTGGTATTGCTATTGGCAAACACATAAACAAAGATAAAATGGGCTACGAATTAGATTCTTTTATAGCCGGAATCAAGCACGGTGTTAGTCTGGTTGACGGGACGCACTAGCAGACGAAGCAGAACAGCGTAGGACGGGCGACAGCAACCGGGGCGGGATTATGGATGCCCGCCGGATCATGCCCACAGACGGCAAGCAGGGCGTTTTAATAATAGGTATTAACATGATTAAAATTGGATACATGTGCAAAACAGATTATGAGCATGAATTGGGCTCTGCTGTTGGTGGAGTTATTGTTTATACTTCAATAGAAGATTTGAAAGAACATAAAAAATGTTGGCAAGATTGCGGTATAGTTGAAGTTTTGGTAGAATTGAATCTTCAAGTCACAAAAGAAAAAGAAGATGAATAATTCGTTTCTACTGATATTTTTACTTTTAACAAACATTTCATTTGCTGAAGACTATGTTCTTCTTAATATTGATGTAGAAATTGATGCTGATCAAGAATATGTTGATCTGCCAGCTATCTCAAAGCAGAGTGAAAAAACTGAAAATCATATTGGATATGGAATCCATTTAGATGAATGGAATGTTAAAAACTACATCTCAAGAATTCACTTCAAAGAAAAACTTAAAAGTGATTCAATAATTAAAAAGAATACTCTTATTGTTTTGAATGGCAAACACGAAGTTGAAAAAACAATTGATGGAACATTTGCACACAAATTTTTCGTAAAAGAACCAAAAGAGATAGAGTATATTGCCTGTGGAGTCTATATTGACTATTATAGAGATTTGCTGGGAGAAAAAGTAAGGTTGGTTGGTAGATCGTTTCCAGAGAATTATCGATGATAACTTTAATTGGCGATTTGCATGGTAAGTATAAACGTTACCATGAAATAATCAGAGAAAAAGATCGCCACCCTTATACAATTCAATTGGGGGACTTTGGATTCGACTACAGCACGTTAGATAATGTTGATCCAAAAAATCATAAGTTCATTGGTGGCAACCATGATAATTATGATAAAGTCAATGCTGTTTCTCATTATCTCGGAGATTTTGGTTATACAACTTTAAACGATGTTGACTTTTTCTATTATAGGGGTGCATGGAGCATCGATCAGATATATCGCACAATAGGCATAGACTGGTGGGAGCAAGAACAAGTTAATATAGAGGGCTTTATGAAGGCAAGAGAACTCTATCGACAAATAAAGCCAGACATTGTATTAACTCATGATTGTCCTGAAAGTGTTACTCCTTATCTTTTGCCTCCCGGTAGTAGAATATTTCAACAAAATACTGGCTGGGCTTTGCAAGAGCTATTTAATATTCATCAGCCAAAGATTTGGCGGTTTGGTCATTATCACAAAAGTTGGCAAATGAATATTAGTGGTACAGATTTTAGATGTTTAAATGAGTTGGAAACAGAGGTGATCAGTTAAGCCGAAAGGTTCTTGGTCGCGGGTATCCAAGATTAAATTAACTTCCGTAAAGTTTCGCAGGGTTTCTATAAGATTGAAACGCTGTTTTAGTTTTTAAATAGGAGTTATTATGATTAGTAGAGAAGCAATTATCTGGACTGTCGGAGCATGGTTTGGCGGTAGTCTTGTGGGTCTAGTTATGTCTATGATGTTCTCAATCATCATATCAAGGATGCAACGATGACTAACGAAGACAAACAAGACTGTCTTACTTTACTAAAAGAAATAAAAGATGCTTGTAAGGTGCTCATAAAAAATAAAGATAAAGCTAATGATACCGATATACAATCATTTGCTTACGCCATAGATCAATCTGTTGATGTTCTTGTTGAGATTATTGAAAATAAACCTTTACATATTGAAAAAATGCTCTAGAACAAAAAACTTTACCGCTCGGGACATTTTCAATGATTTTTGCCAAAAATAACCAAAATATTCCCGCTCGGGAAAGAAAATAAATATGCCTTGGACACACAGAATAATTAAAAAGACTGAGATGAGAGAGTATCTTGAAAACTCAATCACCACATATGGTGTTCATCAAGTATATATTGATGAAAACGGAGACATATCAAGAATAGAAGATAACCCGATGCCTATTTTTGATGAAAGCGTAGATAATCTTAAAGAAACTATTGAGAAAATTCAAGATTGTTTAAAAAAGCCTGTTATCGACTACGTTACTGGAAAGGAAATCCAATGAAGAAAATCATTTTTTTAATAGTTTGCTTGCTATCTGTTTCAGTAAGCTGCGCGTGGTACGCTGTTCGACAAGATTCAATTCCAAAGATTGTTTCAAAATCTGATGGTGCAGTTCCAATGGACAGTCCAAGAAAAAGCACAAGAATGGTAACTGTTCAACATGATGGACATTGGTTTTTAGTTCTTGGAGAACATTTTACGCACCACATTGATTGCCCTTGTAAAAAAGCACTTGAAAAAGAGTGAGGGTAGCCAACTATTACATTAGCTACCCTCACTTTTATATGCTGACGAAACAGGTTTCGAACCTGTAACCTAGCGGTTATTCCACTGTTGGGAATTGAACCCAATAAATATCCAGCTTTTTGAGCTTCAATTCAGTGGCTTTGTACAGCCGCTCGCTCTACCGTTGAGCTATTCGCCAGTGATAAAAGTATTATACCATAGCTTAGTTTAAAATCAACCGTTTTGCTGAAAAATTAGTTTTTGACAAAACAAAAATTTCTGGTATCCTCTTAGCACCCACTATTTTTTCCAAGGAGGGAAAAATGACACGATGCCTTTGTTTGATAGATGATAAATGGATTGAAAGACTTTCTCCAAAGTTCTCAGAAGAAGAAAAGAAAATCTTGGACGATTGCTCAAGTTCTAATGATGAGAATAGAACTAAGGTAATCAAAGATTATAATGAAAGAGGATCTCGTCCTGCCTCCTTAGAGGACATTAAAATAGCCCAAGAAGTCTACGATAAGAATAAAGTAATTGGCTCCGAGTTAATCATTGCTAATATCATCCTTCCAGGTTTACACGGAAGTATAAATTGTAAAGTTGGCAAAGATTATAAGGTGGTTAGGTTTTACGCCCACCTTCATTGACAACCACCTCAGTTGATATTCCATCTGTTTCTTAACTAACAAAGGACAACTAAATGAAAATCACAATACTTATATCGACTTTAGTTTTACTTTTAGTCGCTTTTGTAGGTTACACATCAGTTCAAGCTAATCCTGAACCTGAGCCTATAAAAGTAGAGAAAGCTGATAAATCGAAATGTTTTTGTAACGGTTTGAGTTTACCTCAAGAACGTCAGTGTCCAACAATGGATGATTTGGACAATGGAGTAATTTTGCGGTAATAGATATGCCCGAATGTGGTGACGTTTTATAATTTTAGCCACTCAATATTTATTTTAAGACACGTATATATCGTGTATATGGGAAAAATTATTAAATTTAAAGAATGGCTAAACGAAAGCCCCCTACAACACTACGGTTATGATTTTCACTCTGAGAACGACCCAGATGAAGGGTTTTTTAAAGATAAAGCTCAATCCAATAATGATGGTGCTGGCGATGAGTGGGATAAATTTAGTAAAAGAGACAAAATACTCATTTCTCACCCCAAAACACTCAAAACGCTAGAAGATAAACTTAGAAAAAGCAGTTTTAACTTTATCATATTACTTATTGAACAACCATTAAGTAAAATCTACAACTACCGCAATCGGCGTTCGGAATATGTAAGTCAAATACAAGAGTATCTAAGTGATAATGATATCAACATACAAAATTCAATAGTTTTTGCTAAAGACTCAACATCAGGACATTTATTAACTCCTTGGATGATTCTTCACACAATAGGGCACGCCTTAGCTGATTCTCCTTACTTTAGGGATGAGATACAAAATTTAGTATGGGAAATTGATGGATTATCAAAAGACAATGTAGGTAAAGTGTTTGCTTTTAAAAGTGCCAAAGAATATAAAATACCTAACAGAGTAGAGCTTATTAATGAAATAATAGCAGAATTTTTATGGAGTGGAAAGATAAGGATAAATCCAGAAATAGTGTCTTTAGACTCTGCAGAAGAAATAAAGAGTAAAGTCTTAAAGTTAGAAGAAGAAATAAAGAAAAGTTTAAGTCTTTGTGTTGGTAAGATAATATATGATAAATTAAATTAGGGTTAAGAGTAGATAAAATACACCACCCTAGAATATCTGCATGGATTTTAAGCTATACTTAGAGATATCAGAAGAACTATTTAAAAACGCTTACTCTTTAGGCGAAATGCCAAGAGAAGAAGTTGAAAAGTTTCTTGATAACAGAGGATTTGATTTCTCAACTAGAAGAGCTTTTACAACTTATTTTGGCTGGTCTGTGCCATGTAAAGAAGCTGTAGAAGCTATTAAAAAGTATGCCAGACAGCCAGTTTACGATGTTCTTGCAGGAAGTGGGTATTGGGCTAAGACGCTTAAAAAAGCTGGCATAAATGTAATAGCGTCAGATATTCATAAGATTACTAGTAAGAATTATTACCATAGATCAAAAGAAGATCTACCAGATATTTCAAATTTAGTCAAACCTGAAAAAGAAAAAATACTCAGAAGGAATGCATTAAAAGTTGCGTATGACCTAAAAAGAGAAAGATTAAAAGGCGACGTTCTCATTAGCTGGCCACCCTATAAAGAACCATTTGCAACCGATATATTGGAAATGTTACCAATAGGAAGTAGAGTTTTTTATATTGGCGAAGATATGGGCGGATGCACTGCTGACGCCAGCTTTCACCAATATCTTTGTGTGAACTTTGAACATCTTCACACTGAAGATTTACCACAATTTCCTGGTATACATGATTACTTATCTGTTTATGAGAAAAAGCAAAATCTGCCAATAGATCCAAAGTATAGAGGCAAATATTGGGTTGATGATTGACACCAAGTTTCCTCCCGGTACGCTCTGCCGGTAAGAGGAAAACGATGAAGAATAAATACGAACAGAGTGCTGTAACTCTTGGTGATTGGAACATTTCGTTAGTCAATGATGAAGATGGGCATTTATCTGTATATTTGTCTCATAAAGACGGAACTGAAATTATTGACTGCCAAGCCGATATTGGCAATGAGTACGAGTGGGCAGAGCGGTTTACCACAGAAAAAATAGAAAAAGACTATAATTTAGAAAATAACGACGATTATGATGATGATGAGTAAAGGAGTTTGAATATGAAAAATTCTAAAGCGATCATCCCCAAGAATCTTATTGATGCTATTGATCGTTTGGTCGATAGTGGAGATGATGAAGGTTGTGAAGATTTGGTTGTTGTAGATAGGCAATGTTTTTTGGATTTAGTTGAGGTGTGTCATAATTTGGGTGTGGATCATATTTTAACCCACATCAAAGATGATGAAGATGAAGACGACGAGTAATCAACAATAACAAGGAGAATATTTATGCAAGATGAAAATCACTCTAAGAAACTTTATAGCGTTTTACATGCGTATGATGAAGGTGGGCAGTCTTTTACGGGTGAGATTGTAGATGCTAAATTTGCGAGCTACGAAGATGCGATGGATTTCATTCGTACAGCAGGCGTTGATGATGATGATGATGGTGACTTCGATTTAGATAACCAATATGTTTATATCATGACTCCAGATCATGAACTTATTCATATTACTTCGTATGATGTTAAAGAGAACAAGTAATTAATTTATTTTTTAAACAAGGAGAATTATTATGCACGATGATGATATGGAAAAGGATGAGGCAGTTTTTCAGGCTTTCTTGAAGGCTACTACAGATGCTCTTGATGACCATAGCGGCGGATGTATTGATAAAATGATCAATGCGTTTAGCTCATTTGGTTTTAATGTTCAGCACACCAGGAATGAAGATGGCACTCATGGTGGTGCTTATGTCAATGGTGATGAAGGTGTTCCGGAAATCTTTTTCAAGAAGAAGAAGAGGTAATAATCATGAGTAGAGATTTGTGTTATATTCCTGATTACATTCGGGAATCTGCAAAAGATTTTGTGAAATCTTACAAAAAAGGTATTCCAGAAAGTGAGATTAAAGGTTATCTAAGAGAAGCAAATCATATCCTTAGCAATCTGTTGGCAGAAGCAAGGGAAGATGAGGATGAAGATGAGGAAGATGAGGATGAAGATGAGGATGAAGAAGAAGAAGTGCCTGCCAACAACGAAATGAAAGAGATTATTGAAAAAATTGAAACAGAATTAAAGAATGCACAAGTAAAATTAAATCAAGCTTACACATACTCCAGAAATCATCCTTACCCTGGACCAAATTCTGGTACTGCGGAGATTAGGATGTCTAGTGCACAAAATCGTGTCCATGCTATAGAGAGAAGGCTCTCAGAAGCAAGAAGGGGTAAAGTAGTTTAAAATGGAAGTCTTTAAGATCAACGACAACATTGAAGTTTCTGTAAACTTTTCGTTTGAACAAGAATCTGATTGTGAAACTGGTTATGTTCTGACTTCTAATGGTCCGGACACAGTTGATAACTGGTATACTTATTATTACATGCACAGTTTTGATGTTGTTAAAGTCTTGATTGATGGAAAAGAAATCAATGATTACACAAAAGAACTGAGCGAAGAACAGGTTAATTTCATTGACTCTGAGGTTACTAAGCACGGAGAAGGCTTAGCAGAAAATATGGCAGAAGAAATGGAATGTGATTATTGTGAGGAGCCAGATGATTGGCGACCAGACGGTTATTACGATGAACCGTGAAAGTTTCCTCCCGGTACGCTGAGAGGGTGAGTCCGATTAAAAACACTAAGGAGCCTAAAGCTATGAAAAAGACAAATAAAGCCGATCAGTGCGATCAGTATATGGATATGATGGGCGGATCTTATACTCAGATTACACCAACTACTAAAACTAAGCCTATGACCCCTGTTGTTGATCTCGGACAGATGCTTGTGGCTTATGCTAAAGAAAGTGGACACCCTGCGGCTGTTATGGGTGCAAGAATGGCAGGCGAATTGCTCTTTCGCATTTCAGAGCGGGCTTGTGAATTGAAGGATGAGGTTTTGCTTGATGCTTTGCAGAAGCTCTGTCTTGTTGGTGAAAATAAGTAAATCCTTATGTATAAATCTAAAAAGCATTTTGATGTTGAGTGCATGAAGGATTTAACTTCTCTGGCAGTAGTTAATAAATTCTTGAAGGAAGATATTTCAAGAGAATTTGTTGTTAAACATCATGTAAGCGGATATAGAGTTACGCTTAGGGATAGCGATTATGGTGAAATAACTTTTGCCACCGCTTATCATAATGTGCCTATGGCGTCTGCAATGGTGGATTGTATTGAAAGATACAATGATGGTATTAATCGCAAGGAAAAGGAAAAGATTGAAAGCCTTGCAAGAAGGAAAAAGCAAATTCAAAAGGAACTTGAAGAAGTTTCAAGGGAACTGACTGCTATTACTTTGAATAAGTTTGAGAATGTGTGAAAAAGGATTAAAAATGAACGTTGATTTGGATGATTATGTTTCTTTGTCTGTTACTTTCACGGAAGGTAAGTCCCATTCTGGCGATGTGATTAAAGGAATGAGATTTCATCTTGCCGATGATAATTCTGGCGTAAAGTGGTATCCGACCAAGAAAGCTATTGGCAAGTTAATTACTGTTCTTAAGGAGCTTGAAGAACAGATGACAGATGATACTAATGCAGAATGCGATGATGAATCTTAAAGAAGGCGAACCAAAAGGAATTTGACACCAAGTTTCCTCCCGGTACGCTTGTGGTGAGAAGGAAACTCCCGGTGCAAAGGTCGAAGAAACCGTTATGAATACTCTTGATGGCGTTTATATTTTGATTCAAAAAGGCAAGCCTGTATTTTGGAAACAAAAAGGACCGAATGGAAAAGATGTGTCTGGCTTAGTGATTGCTTTGACACATCAAGATGCAAAAAAGTGGAGCGATTGGTTTTACGAAAGACACAATCAAAGAATTAGCCCGTACCTTATGGGATCATCCTCTGAGAACTTCAATATAAGTCTCGCAGAGTTTTCAGCCCATGATTTGGGGGAAAGACTTGATGTTGTTTTTGTTTTAAATTACGAAGAAGATAAGCCAAGGTTTTGGTTCGTACCACCCGAGCAGCTTCCTGAAATTTTAGATAATTAAATGTTTGCAACAATATACACAGACATATCTGGTATTGATGGTAAGTGGGGATACTCTTGTTATATCAAGTGTGACAAAGGAGTCCATTCAGACACAGGTATAATTTCTGAACTTTGTCACGATGCAAACCATGCAGAAATGATTGCTATTGTTACTGGCATCAAAAGTGCTTTGAATAGATTCAAAGGCATCAGCAGAATACTTGTTGTGACAGATAGCATCAATGCTCAATACTCTCTTTGGACGGGAAGCAGACACAAGAAGTATCATCAAATTATTGATGAGTTTAGAGTCTTAGAAGAAAAAGTCGATAAAATCATGATCAAGTGGACAAAGGGACACAGATCAGATGATAGCGATAGAGCATAATAAGTGTGATAAAAGAAGCCGAGAGATTTTAAAGAAAACTAAGTAAAGGATTAAAAAACTATGAAGACCGCCTATAAAAACTTGATTAGCTGGATTAGCGACAACAAAAATTTGCGTGATACGGATATTGAGATTGGTGTTACTTCTATCAAGCTCAACCCGGATCAGGTAAAAACTCTTAACGATTTGATCAATCGCAAGAATGAACTTGAATCTGGCTTCGTTTTGTATAATACAATTAGAGCCAAAATGTATTATACAAGAAGAGGAGATAGTATTTGTGTTGACATTGGCAACAGGAACGAAGGGTGTTATTTTTGGGACAAAGACGGTCTTTACTATGTTAGTTTCGATCCAGAGATTGAAGTTATTGAAAAAGTTGCGGCACAAGGCACTGATCCTCTTGCCGTTCTTATCAAAGACGGTTTAAAGCGGATTATGGGATCGCCCGAAAACCTTTATCATGTTCAAGATTTCTTCAAGCCTTTTATTGAATCTCACTCAGAAGAGATTCTTGATTATCTCAACGGTATGAACGATCTTGTGCGGGAATTTGAGAAGTTTTTTATGGAAATTAAACTTCCATGCTGGACTGATTGGTATGTTGAAGACGAAAACGGAAACTACGTTGAGCCTTGGGTTGATCCCAATTATTCTGCTGATTGTCACATTTGGTGTAATTTCAAGTACAAGTTACTTATGAAGGCTTTGAATCTTTTAGCCGAGGGCGAAGAAGTGTTTTTTGAAAAGCCTGTTGTATAAATTTATGTCTGACGACAAAAAAACATGAACAAGACCCCATCGATTAATCAAATTGAAAAATAGAAAGAAATATCAATGACAACCGCTAGTGAAAATATCAAGCCATACGAAGCATACAAAATTCTTGAAAAGAATTCGTACAAAGATGAAGCTGAAAAGCAAAAGTTATTGGATATTATCAAGACTGATGCTGATTATGCTTACCTTTATGCGTGTAATGTAATCGAAGGTCGATGGGAAGAATGTGAAGAAGTAATCAAGACTAATCCTTGGAATGCTTGCTATTATGCCCGAGAGATAATCAAAGGTAGATGGATTGAAGCAGAAGATATTATTAAAACTGATTCAGGTAGTGCTTATGCTTACGCAAGACATGTAATCAAGGGTCGCTGGCTTGAAGCAGAAGATATTATTAAAAAAGACCCCACTATTTGGTATTGCGACGTTGGCACTGTCATTTCTCTTTATGCAGGGGATGTAATTAAAGGTAGATGGATTGAAGCAGAAGATATTATTAAAACTGATCCATGTTGTGCTTTTTATTATGCTTTTCATGCAATCGAAGGCAGATGGCTTGAGGGTGAAGATATTATTAAAAATGATCCACAATGGGCTTATGAGTATGCTCATTGTGTAATCAAAGATAGATGGATCGAAGCAGAAAATGTTATTAAAACTGATAAGTTTTATGCTTCTTATTATGCAAAATATGTAATCAAAGACGAAAGCTTTTGGGAAAAACGAGAAGAAGAATTAAAAAAGATTAAGGATGAATTGATTCTTAATGATCCATTAAAATTAATTAACGACATTCACCAAAGCCGTGTAGAATACGAACGAATGCGTATTGAATCAGAAAAGAAACGAGAGCAAGAACGTATCGAAGCAGAAAAAGAAAAAGAGCGACAACGTATCGAAGCAGAAAAGGAAAAAGAGCGTCAAGAACAAATTAGACTGCAAAACATCAAAAACAAGCACCAAAATTTAAATGATTGGCTATCAAAGATACAATCTTTGATCAACGAACACAATATTGACGTCAGTTCGTTGATTCCAAACCAAGAAAATGATTTTTGTGAAATTGATGTTAAGAAAAAGATTATGGAATACGTTGCAGACCATATCCCTGTGACGGTCTGAGATTGGCAATCAACTAATACCCTTAAAAAAGAAAGAAAGAAAAAAATGACAAATAAGAATGAATGGTTTTTTTTGTTCAATGATGGTGGAGTTTTGCCAACCTTTATTCGATTCACTACCAATAAAACCAACGATGAAATCAAAAAGAATTACGGTGGCAACAACAACTACTGCTCCAATGATGACGGTAGGCTGTTAGTCAGTGTTTGGTATTGCGATGAATATACAAGTGATTATAACGAGCTTGGTCACGATCTTGTCAATCACGGCGCCTCTTGTGGTGTTTATGATGCGAATGACAAACGTCTTAACTTCCTAAATGCCAAAACAATTCCAACGGTTGATCTGGACGATGTTATGTCTCAGCCAGTTGTCAATGATACTGGCTATTATGATTTGACTTGGTGATCTATAATACTATGCCATACATTATCAAAAGCCAGATCAAGAAATACACGGTCAACAGTCACATGAAAGTTGTGTGTGTTTTTCAAGATGAGAAACTCGCCAGGTTTTATCTCAATAAACTTGCTGAGGAAGATAAGCTCAGGGTTGAAAACGATAGACTTATTCGCAGCACTGAAAAACAGGATAGTGGTTTTCGTAATCCACCCCGAGAGTTTTTTATTGAACACTATGAGTTCATGGATGATAAGGTTATGTTGAGTTCTTTTGAAGGTTGATTTTTTCACAAATAGAAAGAGATAATAAAAATGGAAAAGAAGAAGTGTCCCACTTGTGGTAAGGGTATTTCAAGCAAGAAGATTGCCGATAGCTTGATGCCGGATAGCTTGACGAATCTTGGTACTGTTACTAGGCTCAATAAAGATCTTACTAACAAGATCCAGACCCTCACTAAGGATGAAGTGAGGTATATTGTTGATTACTATTATATGATTCAAGAGAATCGTAAGCGAAGCACAAATCAAATCAGTGCTTTTGGCAAGGATAAAGAGCCTCATGAACTGTTTAGCTTCTTGAACGATCAAACAGAAGTTCTTGAAACTCAAATCAAGCGGGCTATGGATTATTGGACTGATAGCTTTTTGGTTGCAAAGATTTTGAAGGACAAGGTTTATGGCATTGGTCCTGTTATTACTGCTGGTCTTGTTGCTCATATTGATATCAATAAGGCAAAGACTGCTGGTGCTATTTGGCGATATGCTGGACTTGATCCAACAAGCAAATGGGAAAAGGGGCAAAAGCGTCCTTGGAACGCAAGCCTTAAAACCTTGTGCTGGAAGGTTGGACAGAGTTTTATGAAGTTCTCTGGTAAGGAGCAGTGCTTTTATGGTAAGCTGTACCAGAAGCAGAAAGAGTTTCTTGTAAACAAGAACAACGAGAATGGATTCAAAGAGCTTTCTGAATCTGTCTTGGATTCAAAGAACTTCAAGAACAAGGAAGTTTTGGCTAAGTATAAGAGTGGAACTTTGCCAGATGGTCATGTTGATGCTATGGCAAGGCGTTGGGTTGTTAAGTTGTTTTTGAGCAATGTTCATGAGCTTTGGTGTAAGGTTGAGGGTATTGATTGCCCCAAGCCTTATGTTATGGCTCATTTGGGACACGTTCATCACATTATTCAGCCTGATCTGCTTGATATTGACAGTTACTTGAAGAAAGAAGATTGAACCATGCTCGTCGATTTTAACATGAGTTTTGAGTGAACCACTAATCTTGATTTTAACAGACTCCAAGAGTGAACCAAAGTACGCGATTTTTAACAAGCGGATAGAGTGAACCAGCGTTTCAGATTTTAACAAAATATTCGAGTGAACCACCGCGATTGATTTTAACAAACTGGAAGAGTGAACCATGCGTTATGATTTTAACAACAACAGAGAGTGAACCATTTTTGCGGATTTTAACAACAGGTGAGAGTGAACCAAGGACGAAAATTTCAACAACCTGCTTGAGTGAACCAAGGATTCCGATTTTAACACTTCGCAAGAGTGAACCTTTCCTGCCGATTTAGCACAATGCCTGAGTGAACCATCAAAGTTGATTTTAACAGAGATGACGAGTGAACCATACCCGCTGATTTTAACAGTCCGCAAGAGTGAACCATCGAATCGGATTTTAACAACTGAGATGAGTGAACCAACAAAGGAGATTTTAACATCAAGGTGGAGTGAACCAGTTTTTTGGATTTTAACAAATTGCGGGAGTGAACCACGAAAACAGATTTTAACATAATCCGAGAGTGAATGGATTGATTTTAACAGTGGTAGAGAGCGAACCAGAATTGAGGATTTTGCATAGATGACGAGTGAACCAGCCATCAGGATTTTAACACGCTGTACGAGTGAACCACTTGATATGATTTAGCAATATGTACGAGTGAACCATACGACTGGATTTTAACACACTACCCGAGTGAACCATGCGCGAAGATTTTAACAGCATCAACGAGTGAACCACCAGAAGTGATTTTAAACAACTGAGGCGAGTGAACCACATTGGTCGATTTTAACACGGCAAACGAGTGAACCACGCGGCTCGATTTTAACAAGCAAGGCGAGTGAACCATGCTCTTTGATTTTAACATGGGTTAAGAAGTGAACCAATCGACGCGATTTTTAACACGCCTCCCGAGTGAACCAGGGTTTCAGATTTTAACAAAATATTCGAGTGAACCACTTGATATGATTTAGCAATATGTACGAGTGAACCAAATTTCTTGATTTTAACAGGCGTGTAGAGTGAACCATACGCGACGATTTTAACAGCATCGAGGAGTGAACCACCAGAAGTGATTTTAAACAACGGAGGCGAGTGAACCACAGTGGTCAATTTTAACACAGCAAACGAGTGAACCAACCTCGCATATTTTTAACAAACTGGACGAGTGAACCATTCGAATTGATTTTACACAGTGGAAGAGTGAACCAAAGTTTTTGATTTTAACATGATTCCAGAGTGAACCACGAAGTCTGATTTTTAACAGGCTGCCAGAGTGAACCATTTTTGGGATTTTAACAAAACGTCAGAGTGAACCAGCGAGCCAGATTTTTAACAAAGTACCAGAGTGAACCACCCTGCACTATTTTAACACCCACGGCGAGTGAACCATCGACAAGGATTTTACATGCAATACTAGTGAACCAGTTCGCAGGATTTTAACACGCAGAAGGAGTGAACCATTTCGGACGATTTTAACATAATTGATGAGTGAACCAAGCTTGTTGATTTTAACAGGGTAGCCGAGTGAACCATCTTTGAAGATTTTACACAAAAGCCGAGTGAACCATATCCGCTGATTTTAAAAACGGAAAAGAGTGAACCAAAATGACTAAATTAATCATGACAATTAGAGTTGCAGTTGATCTTGACAATCAAGATGCTATTGACGATGCTGTGGATAGCCTGGACGTTACTATAGTCGATCGATCAATCGATCAATATGCCAATGTAGAGATACTGTCCAGTTCTATTGATGAGATAAGATAAAACATGAAACAAGAAAACAAAGATCTATTAAAAAGTTTCAAAGCTGCCAAAAAAAGAACTGACACGCGGGTTTTTGTCGAAACCGTTGTAGATGTGTGGCAAAAAGGCGGAGATATTAAAACAGTTGCAGAAGAACTTGGTATTACTCCTGGTGCTGTTAGAAGTAGAATCAAGAGCCTGAGGAGCAAGGTCACCGCTTGGGGCAGTTATGGTGTAGAAATTCCTGAGTTTCCGAAAAAGGTTTAATGATGCTGGACAAGATTAAAAACTCAGAAGTTTATTCAAAAATTAAACTTCTTGATAATCAAAGAACAAGCATGGCTGAAATTCTGGGTGAGGTTAAGAGCCACCACCAGTTTTATATTGACTTCTTGCTTGGTTTTATTCGGAATAAGCCCAATGCTTTGAAGGAAGATATTCGATATGCCCTGGACGTTGCTTCTTTTTATAAGGATAAGCCTGAACAGTTTGAGTACAAAAGTTTAAAGCCAATAGAATTGGGTGAGAAAAAATTCAAGGAAATTGCTAAAGCTTTTAATGAAAAGATAATTTCTAAGAACAAAAGTAAAATTCAAAAAGCAAAGCAAAAAGGCAAACTCATAGATAATGTAACCGTTGATGTTATCTATGAGGATAATGAATATAAGCTGTATTTTATCCCAAAGCTCAAAAATGATTACTCAAAAGAAGAGCTAAATATCCAGCATTTGAAGTTTTGTTTTGTGGGATACGGAACAGAATGGTGTACGGCTCATCCTTCAGGCAATTATTATGAAGATTATGTCACACACGACATTTATACTCTTCACTTTAAAAACAAACCACACTCACAGTTCAACTTAGTGGGTGAAGAACTAAAAGAAATAGATCAAATGATGGATAGGGAAGATGAATATATTTCTGTTTTAAACCCGAAAATAATTTCTATCCTTGAAAAAGCTACTGGTAAATCTGTTGATTTTAACAAATATCACCTGGCTGGAAAATATCGTCAAAAATTAGAGCATTTATCTGATGATGATAAAGCAAAAGCTATGTTTGAAATAGAGCTCGAAGGAGATAAGCCTATTTACGAAAAAACAGAATTAGAATTAAAATTAGTTAAGGATATAATTTATTACTACAATTTACACGAAAATAAATTGTTGGGAAAATTTGCATATGATAAATACAATAAAAATCTTCTCGCAATGTCATTATATTTGAACACAATCCTGAAAAGCAGATGGATAGAAGCAGAACCTGAAATTTTGAAAAATCTTTTGTCCTCGGACAAAACAGAAGCAGAGTTTGCTATTTCGTTTGTTGTAACATATGCAGAAAAAATCTTAAAAGGTAGATGGATAGAAGCAGAACCTAACATTTTGAAAAATTCAGCTTTTGCTTATTTGTATGCAAGGCATGTTATAAAAGGCAGATGGATAGAAGCGGAAAAAAGCACGTTTAGCATTAATGATATTAATCGTGTGCTTTATGCAAGCGAAATGTTTGGCAATGATTATGAAGCTTATGAAGAATTTCAAAATGCAATCAAAACAAGCGAAATATCTTGAAGCATCTTAATGATTAACACAAAAAATATAACTTGAAACTTTCAAAAGAGATGCTAAAATAGAAACACGAAGTTTCCTCCCGGTACGCTCTGAGTGTGTCGGGACGGTAGAACAGAACACATAAGAAAGGTTAGTTATAAGCGGATTTTGATGGAAATGGCAAAGAGCGGAATGAATCGACCGCTTTCTAAGAATTTTTGGATTATGGGATACAATTCTGATTTTACAAAGATTATCAAGAAGATTAGACCCGATTGGTTTAAGTAATACATTATAAGGAGTTTATTATGAGCACAGTTACTGACACGATAATTAAGTGCGATTTGCAGGACTTCCATACGGGCGACAAAACACTGATCCCCTGTACCATTGAGTTGAAAAACGGGTCGATCTATATTCGCCCGGAAGGATATGGCGACTGCGGGACTGAGGACGGTTTTGGTTGTCCGGTTATTATTGAGTATTATGAGGGCAGTATTCGGGTAGTTGTGTGGGGCGATATCAATTCAGAAGATCCCACAGTTAATGTTAAACTCGATAATGCCCATGAATCAAAACGTCGTGACTAATTGTTTACATTTATAAGGAGTTTATTGTGAATACTGATACTGAAAAGAAGAAGAAGTATACAGCTAGTTTTACTGTAACGAAGTCGTTTGGGGTTGAGGTTGTTTTTGAAGCCCCAAATGATGAAATTGCAGCAGAAATGGCTAGTGATATGGCACAAGACGATAGCGAATTCATTTCTGATAATTGTGATCTAGACACGGAATCTGTTCAGTCTATTGTTCTGGACAATAAGCCCTATGGCGATAGTCAGGAAACTAAAGTAGATCGTGAAGTTTCAAGGTGGTGCGATCAGTGGCTTGAAGATCGAGCAGAAGAAGAATCGGAAGATTGATTGATTTGGGTGATTAGCTCAACGGTAGAGCAATCGGCTTTAAAATTAAGAGTGCCTGAAAGGAAACTTTTGGAGTAGAACTGCTCAAATTCGGTGAAGGCTTAACTGCTAATACCGAGCCAAGCCTAAGAGATTAGGAAGGTGTAGAGACTTGACGGGCAGCACCTAAAGTCGAAAGACAATGGCGAAGGTAAAGTCCAGACTACAAACCGCAAGGGCAGTGAAAACTGTAGTAGTACGTTAACCGATTGGTTGAAAGTTCGAATCTTTCATCACCCACTTTTTATTTGTTCTTTGACAATTTAAATTTTAAAAGAACTGAAGCACATACTATATTAGAGTATAGGATTTATAATCCATTACTTTAAGGAGGTATCTGTGCACAGTAAAAGGAAAGGAAATATAGGACAATTTGGTGTAGGACTAGCCTTGTCTAAGTTGGGCTATTCAATCTTTACAGAAGAAGGGGATATTTCTAAGATTGATTTAATAGCAGAAAAAAATAATAATTTATTGAAAATTCAATGTAAAGCGGTAACACCTTCTTCAAAAGGATTTATACCAATTCCTTTGAAAAAAAGTGGACCTAACTACCAGTTCAAGTATAATTCTAAAATGTTTGATTATTTTGGAGTTTACGATTTAGAAGATGGCTCTGTATATTTGATACCATCTTCTGTGCTAGACAGCCACAACAATATGTTTAGCTTAAGAAAATCAAAACCTAAAAATAACCAAATAGTTGGTGTGAATTATGCAGAGGACTATCTAGTTAAAAATATACTTGGATAAAAACAAAACACGGGAGCGTAGACCAACGGCAGAGTCAAAGGACTTGATATTAAATTGAGTGCTTAAAGAGAAATCTTTAATGTAGAATCGCTTAAATTCGGTGAAAGCTTAACTGCCAATACCGAGCCAAGCCTAGAAATAGGAAGGTGTAGAGACTTAACAGGCGACACCTAAAGTCGAAAGACAATGGTGAAGATAAAGTCCAGACTACAAACCGCAAGGGTAGTGAAAACTATAGTAGTAAGAAAATCCTTCAAGTACGAGTTCGAATCTCGTCGCTCCTACTGTCATCGATGTTAATTTAATTTATTCACTAACTAACTAAAACTCGGGGACGAATTTGGTATCGACTGGATAAAAAGATTTATAATTGCATGTCGGAGTTAGTCGATGGCTCCGTTAAAAATCGACTAAAGCCTTAACCGGCACTGTTAATTACGCAATGGCTGCCTGATAAAAAGGGCTACCACGGATTTAGGAAGCTACTGTAGGATGCGTCCTAATAATTCGTCGTCAAATCCTACTGGTTTTCTGATGGTCAACTTATCAGAAAATGAGAAAATAGGTTGAGAGGTTTTAAAGACTTTTGTTTATTGTAGTCTTTAAGGTCTTATTGAACAATAAGCCAAACATGTGAAGAAGTTATATTTTGATTTATCTCAGGACAGGAGTTCAACTCTCCTCGTCTCCACTTTCAATCATCCCACTGTCTTGTGTTAGACAGTGGGATGATTGTTTTTAAACACTATGAAAAACAAAAAGTTACTTAAAACATTTGATGGCGGTGAAACTACCGTATATCAGGTTTGTTATTATCCTTCATCTCGTAGTGTTTATTTCAACGAGAAGCCAAACAAAAAACAACTATTAAACATTGCTGAAAAGTATTTTGAAATAACTTCAGAAGAAGAAATAGCCCAGATAGATGAAAATTTTAGCGTCATTGAAGTCAAAGTTTTTAATTTGTATTCACCCCAGTAATTATCATGAAAATTGCAGCCCGAAAACTTATGAGTTCTTTTGAAAAGATTCCACTTTTCTTTGAAGAAGCAACCATAAAGACTGAGGAAGAAACTATAGATGCTGTGATAGTTCACAGCAAGTCTGATGATGTCCCAGATTGGTTTATCGCTACTGAAGAGCCCCGCTTTTATAGCGAAGATTACAAGGGTGTAAATGATTTAATACTTGAATGTATTGATGGAGGCATGATAGAGGTCACTAGACTCGTCCACGGTAGTGAATGTATTGATGATTATTTGTTTGACCCAATTTCTAAAATTATAGTATATTTTTCTCAAGATGATCATCATGAAGATCCTGTTGATGTTAGTATTTTAAATAATGAAGAAAAGAATAAGTTGTTCCAAGATTATTCTTGTTATGCTTATGAGCAAGAAGTTGTTTTACCGAAAATTATTTACGACGAAGTGCTAAATTCATTGTCAATAAAAGATATCATAGAATTCAAAGAATACTTTAGAGAGAATTGTTCTGGTCTTGATGATATGCGCCCGAGATATAATTCGGAAGGTAAATTGACCGAATCAAAAGCAAGTCAAGAGGATCGTGAAAATTTCGAAAAATATTTTGATAAGATCTTGGCTTTGTATGTTTAAATCTAAGGAGAATCATCATGAGCACAACAATTGATATGCCAAGTTGGTTCAAATACACATACGATGACTTCATAGAGAAGAACTCGGAGGTTTGGACTTACATAAAAGAAAAACTTAAATTCGAAGAAATGATTGAGCTATATGCTATTTGTAAAGCAGAAAAAGAAATAACTGATGGTTTGTTTGAGATTGTTTTTGAACAATTTCACATGTATGAAGATGATATAAACAATTTTGTTAAAAGCAATAAGTATAAACTTCTTTCGTTCAATAAAGAAACAGCCGATCTTGTTGGTGCTTGTGTTAAGAAAAATAATATAGCACAGGTTGTAGAAGAAGACTTGAAAAATTTGAATGAAATTGAAGAAAAGCTAAGAAGCTATGAGAAATCTTTTGGAATTAAATTTGATTTTGTTGATTTTGAATGTCTAAATAAAGCAAAAAAAATTGGCAAGTTTTGGATGCATGAAAAACAGATAGTTAATAATGGCGATGTTTATGGTAGCGAGATAAACACGATAATAAATCTTTTTCCAAAAACGTTTGCGTATGTCAAAGAGAATGATTTGGATTGGAACTTAGATTAGGCAGGATAATGATTACCATTAATACATTTTGGCATAGCAAAAAAGAAGCATCTTTGATTAGAAAATTAAAGAAAATTCTAACGGAAGATGCTTCTAAGATCAAAAAGTTTATTGATAGTAAAGCAAAATTTTTACCTCAAAAAGAAACAAACGCCAAACTTCTTGGTTCGTTTGTTAATAAAGAAAAATGGTGTGAAGAAAATTGGCGAGACACTGGATCGCCTTTAAATAGATCTGAGCGTTGGCATTTGAGGGCATTGCTCAAAAGCTTGTGTTCTACGAATTATGGAGATTCTGAAAATCATTGCACTTATATTTTTTGTGTGCACCATAGATCATTTAATGCTGATATTTACGCTTTAAAAGGATTATCGGAAATATTCTGCGAGCAGACACTAGATTTTTTGCGAGAAAATAATATCAAGATTGAATATCAAATGGAGGATATTCACACCTGTGAATACCAATCAACTAAGTAGTTTCCTCCCGGTACGCTCTGTATGTAGCTGGTTCTATTTTTATAACAAGGAGTTTATATGTATTACCCCCGAAGCAAGACAACTGATTCTATTCACAGCAAGATCGTGGTTATTTGCGAACATCTGAGAACCAATTATAATGCTAAAAAGCATGGTGGTTATAACATCTATTCAGATGATAAGATCGTTGCTGCAACTGACACTTTTGTTCCCAACGTTGATCTTAGCGTCAAGGTTGGTCAAAATCTTGAGCGTGTTTTTGGTTGCAACTTTAATGGCGAACAGGTAACTTATCATCCTGGTAAGTGGGAAGATTATCTTGACGATCTTTACGTCAAGGCTCTTGCAATCCGACAGGAAAAGCAACAAGATGAACTGTTGAGGCTTGAGCAGGAAAAGTTGAATTGTGTTAGCGATGCCAGTGAAGCCGCCAATAATGTTTTTGCCAATTAGAAGAAAGCCTAAAAATGAATTTATTTGCAAAAGAAGAAAAACTTGAAAAAGAACTGTCTGAAGTCAGGTTGGCAATACAAGAACAAGTTAGAACAGCTGGTGAACTACTACTTGATGAAGTTAAAGAAGAAATAAATTCGCTTAAGAATGCAAGTTTTTATAATCAAGAAGAAACTATTGAGGTTAATGTAACCTACACAATAAAGAATTTTAAAATTCTTTACAGGGATTTGTTTGATTCAGATATATCATCTGTTGGTCAGTGTAAAGTAGAAATTAAACAAAAGCTAGGTTTGGGTTTGGGCATACAAGAAGAAGTTAAAAACACAATTGAAAATAATTTTGACGACCACAGGGTGTTTGAGTGGATTGGAATAAATTCAAAAGAACAAATTGGATGTATTTCTTCCAATACAAAGAAATTTATTGAAATGCATGAAAATTGTAGGCAAGATTTAATCAAAAAAGCATCTTCTATTGGGAAGAAGTTAGGATTAACTACAGATGTAGTAAACAGGCTTCTAAAAAGTTATCTGGGGAGTGGATAAATGCAACTATAAACCGTAACTGATGATGCGGTTAGAGAATTTTAGAGAATGTTTCAATCAAAACCAGTAGGAGAATAAAATGACTGATAAAATTTTTGAAGAATTAGATCACATTTGTCATATTGCAGCAAATAAATTAAAGAGTAGACTTGGAGGAGGCAGAGATTTTACTGCTGCTGTTACATTTCGTAATTCTTTTCAAGATTTGAGTGGACAGACCCCTCTTTGGTCAATAACAATGCCAGACATTGATGGTAGAGAAATACTATTTAAAAAGCCAAATTATGATGAATTGATTGAAGAGTATAACGGAGAAAAAATAGAAGGTGGATACTACAATCATATTACATTAGACTTAACCGTATTTGGCGACAGTTATTCTGAGTGTTTTGAAGAATTCAAGCAAAAGATCAACAATCTCCCAGAAGATGATAGCAGTTACCCAGATTTCAATAGTGGCGACATTATTCAATCTTTTTAAGGAATTTATTAGTGGATATCATTGAAATTGAAAACTTTGTTAAAGATAAAAGAAAAGTTGTAAAAGAATTTTTTGAAAATAATCCCGAAGAAAATGTTTTTACTGTTCTGTTTGAGCTTGTGGACAAGAACCTAGATATTATCAACAAGTTCAAAAATGATTGTGAAAAATCTGGCGATGAGAAAGAAAAGGATCAGTTGAAGGATATGATCAAAAAAATGATGGACAGTGTTGTAAACAGTCTATCTGTTACCGTAGAATAGAAAGTTAAAAATGACCACAAAAGAAACCATCAGAAATAAGATTCCTTTGCCTAACCATTCTTTGAGTGATTTGGCTGATTCTTTGGCGACAGCATCAAATATTGCCAAAGGACTAGGAATAGACATTTCGCAAATGGGTGCTTGGAGAAGGGTCATTATCTCCAATACTTTGGGACATAGCCCAGTTACTGGTTCTGGTGAATCGCTGCTTGATGCTACCAAAGATGGAGTAAATTACTCTTATTTGTCGTCTCATTATGGAAAAAGAGCACAGATTTATATGGGAGCATCAACATTATCAGCACCAAGAAAAGATGTAACATTTATTTTGGCTTTTTTCTCAGATCACGATTCTTCCAAAATTCTTTCAATGTGGAGTTGTGATTCTGATACTATTTGGAAAGAAGTAGAAGAACAAGCAGCTAGAAAAGCTAGAAAAGCTAAATCTAAAACCAAGCCAAAATCACAGTTGGCTTATTTTTCTGAGGCATGGCTTCGATCTAAGAAGGGCAAAGGCGCAGAATTAATTTTCAAAAACGAGAATCTTTAAAATGAAACTATACACCGTAACAGATAACAATATTGTGATTGAGTTTCTGAGTATTCAGCTAACTGATAAGCTTGAAGAAAAGGCAGAAATTATTGCTGCAAAAGGGTGGAAATTTTTCTTCAAAGAACAAGATAGTCTCACCGTTGTGGCATCTATGAAAGATGGTGTTGAGATTGGCGATAAATATCTTGGTTCCACAAGGATTGTAAAAAAAGATGGCAATGTTCGCAAAGAAATCATACTGCTGGTGAATGAGACATTTCACGCAGTTGAAAATTCAGAGGATTAAAAGACATATGCCCACAACCAAAACTAAAACCAAAACCAAACTTATAACCTTTGCAAATTTAGTAAATAATAAGCGTTACGCCACCATTCTTGCCAATTTAATTGAAGGTAAGATTTCCAAAGAAGAGTTTTTGAGCAAAGAAATTTATACAAGTATTAAAAAATCAATTCTTCTTGGAAGTTTTGAAGAAGAAAATGATGATCTCAAGCAAATTTCATCAAAGTTTCTTGAAGTCCTTAAAATAAAAGACAAAGATTCTCTCAAAAAGTTTACTGACAGTGTTAATGATGAATATTTTAGAGAGAACGCAACTGTTGAGAATGCTTTGATAACTTTTCTGAAAAGCGTTATTGGTACCGACTTTGCCACTCACAAAGACTCAAGACTCTTTAAGCCTCAAAAGTTTTTAACAAAGTTATTAGGTGATAAAGAATTTATTGAACAAGTGGAAAAAGATAAAAAGCATATAGTTTCATTTCAAAAATTTCTCCAAGAAATTCCATCTAACTTTAAAAGGTTTGTGAACATTGGTTGGTGGGATGACACGTATCTAAACGGAGATTATAATGCGTTAAAAAAACTTCTTGATAATGCTTTGAAAGACTGCGACAAATGGATTGAAGAGGAAAAAAATGGACTAAACCTAGCCTCTGTAGACTCAGAGTGTATTAGTATTTCTGGCTCTACTGGACAAAGCGATAGCTGGGAAGAATGGAAGTATATTTTCCCAAATACTTACAAGTATCTTTATGACGTTTAAAACCTAGGATAAGCAATAAGCAATGACTACTACAACAATTAATCTCCCAAGTTGGTTCAAATATACTCTCGATGACTTTACTAATAAAAATAGTGAAGTTTGGTTTCATATAAAAAACGAACTTGAATTCGATGAAATAGTCGATCTGTATGCCAGCTGTAAATCAGACAAAGAAATAACTGATAGCTTGATTGAAGTTCTTTATGAAGAATTTCCCAAGTATGAAGACGATATAAATAATTTTGTCGGCACAGATAAGCACCTTCTTCTTTCTTTCGACAAAGAAACAAGTGAATTTATTAATCATTGTATCACAAGAAACAACCTGGGACAGGTTGTAAAAGAAGACTTTAGGACTTTTAATGAAGTCGAGGAATCATTAAAAAATTGCATAGAAGTTTGCAAAAAAGTCAAAATTAACCTTGAAGGCATTGTTGATTTTGAATTCTTCACCAAAGCAAAAGAGTGTGGCGAGCTTTGGATCAAAGAGAAAAAGATATTTGATTCCGGTGATATTTCCGGTGATTATGAAGTGAATAAATTAATGAATCTTTTTCCAAAAACATTCGAATATGTTATGAAACATAAATTGGGTTGGGATTTGGGCGGTTGGTCTGGTGGATACGAATGAAAATCAAACTCTTAGTTTGGTGTGAAGGCATTTTGCCAGAGCAATTTGAAGAAACTGATGACTTCACGGTAAGTGAGAATTTCGATGATTTTGTTGTCAGAGAAGTAAACAACAACAATCTTCTTCAAAGTTTTGAAAAAGATAGTCCATTAAACAAAATGAAATCTATCGAGTTTGAAGTTCCAGACGATCTTGATAGGCAGTTAATCTTTAATATTTGCTGGGGAAAGGCATGTGATATGTGGTTTGATCACCAAATAGATGTTTATCAAGATTACTTGCTGAATTGGACTTTTGTGGAAAAAGATGGAAAGTGGGAGAAATTTTAATGTACATGATTTTTAAAGAAACTTATGACGGCTGTGAAGATCGTGTGCATTTGCATCATTATGAGTATCTATCGAACCATCAAGATAGGAATGCTTTTAGCAATGCTGGTCTTTGGGCTTCCGTAGAAGAAGCTGCCGTTAATATGTTTCTGAGTGGAAGTTTGGAGCGAAGAAGGTTTGATATGTTTGCTGATTTGCAAGAGGCAACAAACATTTTGAATGTTTTCCAAAATCAATTGATTGAAGAATATAGAGAAACCCTTCCAGAAGCAAGAGAAGAAATAAACTTCTACGTTGTCAGGATCAATACCAGAGATGTTGTTAAGGTTGTTCCTAATGAGTTTGTTGAAATTTCTGCACGGACAGAAAACGCAAATTGGGAAGATATTCCTTATGATGGAGTTTAAATGACACCCGAACTAACTGACAAGCTAATATCAAAATACCCAGATCAGTTTAAAAACCTCAAGGGTATTGAGTGTGATGATGGTTGGTATAAAATACTAGACAAGCTGTTTTATATTGTAACTAATCGTCTTGACTATAAAAACAGACTAAATGAACCTTTGGATTTTGGTTGGACTCAGCTTAAAGAAAAATTTGGTTCTTTAAGAGCTTATTGCCATGGCTCTGATGATTATATCAAAGGAGCAATTGAAATGGCAGAAAGCGTGAGTTGCATGACTTGCGAAGTTACTGGAGAAAAGGGTAAACTTCGCAAGAAAAAGATTGACGAGGCTGGTGAAATTGTCCCAGCTTGGTTAAAAACTCTTTGCGATAGTGAAGCACAAAAGCAAGGTTATGTTTTATGAAAGATCTCCACAAACATCTTTTGACGATCATTCAAAAACTCCCCACAGATTATAAGCCTTGGGGAAGTGTCGAAAGATGGGAATATGACGATCAAAGTTACCCAGATTGTTCAAGTGGCTGCAAACACTACTTGATTTTAGAGGGCGACTTAGGCTATGATTGGGGTGTTTGCAGCAATAAAAATTCGCCCCGAGCTGGTCTTTTAACTTTTGAGCATCAAGCAGGATATGGATGCTTTGAACAAGAAAAAGACGAAGAAACAGCTTAAAAATTTATCTTTTGCACACTAAATAAGATGCAACGTTTTAGAAAGGTGTGGCAATGGTAAATTTTTACGAAATGTCTCTTTTACTTGAAGGTAAATTTCTTTATACAAATGATGCTGAGAAAATACAAAAAATATTATCCTCGGTCTTTCGTGATTTATCATCTTTATATCATGCTCATTACCATTTTGATGTGCTAGATTCAGACACAAGGAAAACACTAGCGGATTATGAGGATGTTAAAAATCATGGAGATCGCTTAAGGAGTTATACCCCAGATGCGCATGACATGATAGAAAAAGATTTACTAGACAAATTCGGTGCAGAAAAATTATCTCGGGTGAGAAATTTTAAACCTCAAGCCTTAAAGTATAAAAATGTTCCTTTTGCCAACCCACCAGATTTTAAAAATAATTCACACAAGGTGATTGAATATACAAATAGTGAACTTAAACAAATGAATTCTGGATTCGCATTAGAAATACTAAAGTCGGAAGGTTTTGCTAGTCAAGCAATAGATTTCATAATCAATCCATCAAATGTATCAAGTTTGCTCCAAAAAGAAGATTTCGACACACTGTTGAATACTATCAAGCAAGCAGAACAAGATTTGATCAAATATGTAAACCAAAATGGTGGACATTTATATTCACAAATAAAAGATCAAAGATCCCACTGATTTTGCATGAATATTTCTAATAAGAAACTTCTCGATAGTTTTGTAAACTATCGAATAGTTCGTAAAGAAGGAAGACTTATTAAAGCTGGTGATCTTCTTTTTAAAGATGGCTGGTGGTTGAGTCAACACAAAATGAAAATTAATCGATTGCCACTCGACTTAGACAAGGATTGGCAAACGGTTCGTAGAACTGTTCACTCATATTACGCCGATGGTTCTACAGATGTTGATTTATTTTTTGATTTTGGAACTGTTCAAATTAATGGTCAAAATTGGTATGATGTGAAAGAGCTTTGTGAAAACTAAAAACAAAAAACTTCTTGGTGCATTTGTAGATATCTCAGATAATTTTCGCAAATGGGTTTTGGAAAACATTTGCTATCACTATAGTCATTCCGATGAAGAAGCTCTTTTTAGAACGCTTGCTAAAAACACTGAAGATGAGGATTATTTTTTGTATGTATCTGGGCGACTTTATTTTGGCAACAAAAATAAGATTGAGAAAGCCCTTAATAAAAAAATTAACGAGTTTTCTCAATACAACTTTTTTATTTATGATCTTAAAAAAGACAAACAAGTCTGCACCAAATTAGCAATTGTGGAGTCAACTTAGAAATGAGTTTACTCGACAGCTTTGATAATAATAAAAAGCGTTGCAGAGATTGCGGAGAATATTTTGATGCTACCATAAGCAAGATAAACACGATGATTGGTCTTTGTGGCAGGTGCTTTAAGAAGGTTTTCTCAGAATTTAAAAAGCCAATTGATAAAAAATACGAATTAAACAAAAAGGCTAATTTGTTAAACAAGTATTCTTACTATAATTACAAGTGGTTTAAAAATGAGTGAATACACCAAAGCCAGTATTGTTAAAATTCTGCAGGATGATCGTCAAAGAATATACGACGAATATATTGAACTAAAGTCTAAATTGGATGAGATAGACTCTCTAATTGTGTCTTTTTTACCTATTTGCGAAGAAGAAGATTAATATACTATATTAAGTTGGTAATTTGCAACAAAAGGAGTTGTAATGCTAACTTATGGTCATTTGTTCAAATATATTGCTGAAAATCTCGATAGCAAAAGCGGACTATACATAGGCAACTTTTATTTTACAGAAACTTTTTGTAAAGAAAATGGTCTTGACAGCCAGAGAATAGTTCTTATCCTCTATGACTTTGGCGGTCACAACGATGTTGAAATTATACACAATGTGGTGGGAAAAATCCGTCCCGAAATAGAATTAGACGCCGAAGTTGAAACACCTGTTGAATATGCACTTAGAAACAGTCTTTATTGCAGATGGCATGAAGGAATGTGGGTGCGTTGCAAAAAAGGCGATAAGGGCGCAAAAGCAGATTTAAACTTGGCTCACATAAGAATGTTCGGAAAAAATGGATAAAAAGCTTCTTGATTCTTTTGTAGAACCAGAAACTCTTATCAAAGATGCCGCAGAAAAAGACTGCATAAAAATTCAGAAATTTCTTAAACAAAGAATTCGTGTGTTAGACGGCTGTAGGCTTGACAGAAAAGAAATCAAATGTTTAAGAAACACACTCAAATCTCTTGAAGTTATGATTGAAAATCCCTCAGCTGTGACCAAAAACAAATGGTATATGTTTGCTGCAGGCTGTGACTTGGATGTTCAGACTTTTAGAGGATTTTTAAGAGAGTTTGCATTTGAAACTACTGAAGCTCTTGTGAACCAAAAAATTACGGTTGAATGTCGAACTGGGTCTGATGAGGATGCCGACAACTCATTAATAGTTGAATGTGCAAGGTAGTTTCTTCCTGGTACGCTGTTGTGGTGTAGGGATTCTGTATTCACCAAGGAAAAGGAGACAAAAATGTCTATTGATAATCAGATGGGTGTTATTGTTGCCGGCGGCGGCATCAATGTTGATGCTTGGGTTGCTATGATGAAGAATGAGCCGAAGGCTAAGGTTGGCAGTCCTATTACCGTTGAGAACGGTGTTCAGATTGTTCCTATTGTTAAGGCTAACTGATTAAGGTTTATATGACAAGCGAGAATGTTGTTGTAATTTCTTGGTATGGCGGTGTTGTTGAACAGGTTTTCTTTGAATCAAGGGAAGATGCTATCAAGCGTTGTTTGTCTCACAATATGAGTGAGCTTCATTATTCTGACCAACTTGATGATGAAACCAAGGAAGTCATAAATAAAATCTTGGAATTGATGAAGTCTGATAAGTGGGACGAAGCTAATAGTTTGTGGCATGATGAGAATATGTGGGAATTGGATTATCAGTATTCTCATCAAATGGAATGGCGTCCTATTGACAAGCCGGAGAGTCTCGAAACAGCTTTGGCTTGGCTAAAGACTGATCAGGTTAAAAGCACATGACTTCCATCGTAGTTAAAAACGGCATGAGGTTGTGTCAAGACAATCTGCTTCGTAAGTTTGCAAACTTTGGGACATTTCCTGAGTGTGTTAAGATTTACAAAAGCTATGGTTGGGCTGAAAAAGCTGCCAATAAGATTGGTGGCGAGATTGTGATTCTTGACGCAGAAAGCTATATGGACGCCAGTGGCGATGTAATTAAGGTTTGAAAAGAAAGTTTTTAAAAAATGAATTGGCTTGGTACACAACTTGATCTTAAGACTGACGATGGTGAATTGAATGAGACTCGATACGGCGAGTTGATGAACAACCTAAATCCCAGTAGTTTGTGTGAGTTTTTTCGTGAAATTGGACTCACCGCTAATGAAACTAAGAGTCTTTTGATTAAAACTCTTTATGAAGTTGAGACTAATTCTGGTGATTTCGGTACTTGAAGGCACTTAAAATGGAATGGCTAAGTTATTTTGGTTATCGCCGTCCTATTAATGGACAAAAGATTTTCTATTATGGCGAACATATTGGGGTTTGGCGTGGAACATATAGCTATGATCCAAATGATCCAGTTAGCCCTCATCGCATGATTTGCAGTGAAAGAGATAAGGAAACTGATGAAGTCCTTTCTCAATACGGTTTATCTAATCTGACTATGATTGTGGATCGTAGCGATTGTCCTTGGTGGATGGCTGATGATGGTCAAGAAAAACCATTAAAGCCTAGTGAGCCTTATCCAAAGGATTATCCTTCACAAAAGAATTAAACAGAAAGGTTAAAAATGACTATTAAATCTAAAGAGTTGGGTATTATTTCGGTAGATGCTGGTGATGTGGTTTGTTTTAGTATGGACCGTTGTCTGGATATTGCCAAACGTCTTAACATGAGCGTTGATAATTTTATTGGAAACTTTAGTGGCGTAAAGTGCGAGTTTAGTTCAGACGGTGTTTATGGTGTGAATAAAGTAACTGCCGTAGATCTCGTCGGTTCGACTTGCGACATGGTGTTAATTGGTGGTGCTGTAACCAAAAATCTTCGTAGGTTCCTGAAAGAAGGTGAGCAGGATTTCAATGAGTTCATGGATTCTCATCCTCGAAACGGAGAGATTGGTTTCGGCAAGGAATTCAATAGGGAACTGTTTGCTGAAATTGCATATGAACATCGTCGGCAACTGCTTGATAATCCGTCCTGTTAAATCTTGATACCAATTTTGATCAAATGATAAAGATCGAGAAGTTACATCATGAAAATCGTTGAACAACAAATGATGGATGCTGTTGTTAATAAACACAGCGTTCGTCTTGGAACCACCCATGTAAATTATGAAGGTGGTGTTTCCAAGGTTTATTTTTACGGCACTCAAATTGCCGAAGTCACAGATAAAACTGTGAGGATTAGGAATTGTGGACACACAACTTCTACAACAAAAAGTAGACTCAACGCTATTCTTTTGAGTCTTGTTGATGATAAGTGGATTTATCAAAAAAATAATGTTTGGTATATCTCTGGCAATCCCGGCTATCGTTTTGATAGTGCTTTTCTCAAAGGAGTTGAAGGCGAGTGGATTGAATTTTCAAATGATTTTCTTTTAAAATCATTTGTTCAACAGGATTGATTTAATTTTGCCTTCAGCTATAATATTGGCATGAAAGCAATTTTAATTGATCCTCACGAAAATACCGTTGATATCGTTGAATACAACGGAGATCATCGCCACCTAAACAATTTGGTAGACAGTGACAGATTCACAAAGGTGAAGCTGGAGAATAAAGATGTTCTCTATGTCAATTGTCGCCCTGTAATCAACAAATACACAAGATACTTTTCGATAGAAGGAAAAGAGTTTGCAGGACTAGGACTGATACTTGGCGATAAAGAATCTGATGTTGTTCATACTGTTGACTATTATAAAAAAGCAGTAAGTATGCACAGCAAAATATTCCAAATGAAGTAAACAAGGAGGTTTATATGTATGTTCTTGTGACAACTGATGATCTCGATAAGGTTAATTATTACGGACCTTTTAACGATCCAGAAGAAGCGTTTGAGTGGGGAGTTAATAAATTTGATACTTCTCACACGCTTTCTACTCATTTCATTAATCCTCCATCAAAGAAGGATTATTTCGTTTATAACCCGGAGCTTAACTAACATGAAATTTCAAGATCTTCAAAGGTTTTGTCTTGAGCGTGGATATACTGTTAAGCGTATTGAAAAGCATTATGAGTGGAAGCGAAATATGGATTCCACAATTGGTATTGCTGATACATTGATTGAAACTCAGAAAGAAATTCTTAAAGATATAGAGCACATTAAAAATCATGACGTTTGCCAAGCTAATTAAGTTTTGTGACAAGAATGGATACGAAGTAGAGAGATCAAATAGAGAATGGTGGTGCGGTAGTCATTCAAAGTATTTTTATAAATGGACTAGTAAAAAAACAGGCTATAGCGAATCTCATGATTCAATAGCAGAAGCGTTTGATGCCATACTAGGCGATATAGAGGACGAGGACGAAAATCATGACATTTGCCAAGCTAATTAAGTTTTGTGACAAGAATGGATACGAAATAGACCGAACGCCAGGAGGCGAATACTTCCATTCAAAATACGATTATAATTGGCGTAAAAAAGATGATGAAGATCTTAATTTCAATTGCTCAGACACCATACCAGAAGCATTTAGCGATATACTAAAAGATATTGAAGAACGAAAGAGAGAACAAATTGAAACCTGAAGTTGGTAAAAGAGTTCGTCTTTTGTCCAAGATGACAAACCCAGATTCAAAGTATATGCCAGAAGAAGATTTGGCAGTTGGATCGGTTGGTACAATTACCAGAATTCACACTGAAAGTCGCCCTGAATTTCATGTTATTGAAGTTAAATGGGATTGCGGCAGAGGATTAAGCCTTCTTCCTTATATTGATAAGTTCGAAGTTTTTGATAAAGAAGAAAAGAAAAATGAAAACTAAAATCACACTAAAAAATTATTTGAGCAGCGTCAACTATTCAATTAGTTCTGCATGTGAGTTTCTTTGGGATTGTTATGGTGACAATGCCTTTAAACTTGACTACGACAAGAAAAGAGGCAGCAAATTTGTTTATTCTACCGGCATAGTTTTTGACTCCGATAAGCAAACTGTTTATGAAATGACTGTTTGGGATTACAAAAAAGAAAAAGAATATCGTTGGATACATCCAAGGTATACGAAGAAGTATGAAGCAGAATCAATTAAAAGAGGCATCAGACCAGAACAGTCAATTGATGACCGAAACTTCTATGCAGTCTCAGCACAAACACTGCTATCTAAAATAAGAGAATTATCACGCAAATAAATGAGACTAGTGAATATTATATTCCAAAAGAATACATTGAAACTGTTTTGCTAAACAGAAAGATGACTTGAAAAAAATCCAAAGAACTTGTAGACTCTGCGGCAAGCTAGTTGAAATGCTTGTTAATTCAAAAGATTTGTCTGACTGGAAAAGCGAAAAAAAATATATCCAAGATGCTATGCCATATCTTAGCGATAGCGAAAGAGAAATCTTAATCAGCAAAACATGCGGTGAATGTTTTGACAAAATGTTCCCACCAAATCCAGAAGAATAAACAAGGAGGTTTTTGTGCGGCAGAAAATCAAGGATGTTATTGCAAAAGAACTTGGTTTGGTTGATATAGATGATAATGCAAGCATAAAGTTGCTTGGTGAAGATAGTATTGGAAGAATTGAATTGCTTTTTGCTGTAGAAACTGCTCTTGGTAAAAAGCTAACAGAGAGTGATATTCTTCAAATTGATACTGTTAACGATCTTGTGAGAGTTTTTGAAAAGAAAGATTAAATGGAATTTATCTTGCTTGTTGCTATTTCTTTTTTGTGTTTTGCCTTCAGTTTGATTCTATTCAACTTACTACCATATCATGTCTAAGAAAAAAGCCAAAAAGAAAACAATTCAAAAGAAAATATCCTACAAAAACTTTAGTGACTGGTGGGATAAAGTTGGTTCAAAAGAAGTTGATAAGATTGAAAAAGCTTGGCTTAAAAACAATGAACCAAATGATGATGAAGATGAAGGCGGTGGCGATCATTGGCATGTGAATCAAATGATGCACAATGGCGATGCTCACGAAATGACCTATGAAAATGCAAATAATGCATATGAAAAAGGTTTGGGTGGTGAACAAATGGATCAAGGAGATAGTTTGTATTGTGAATTAGATGATGTAATTTACAAAGCATATGAAATAGGGAAAAAGTTGAAGAAGAAATAGCTTGACAAATAGTTTCTTCCCGGTACGCTACACAGACGAGCAGAGAGTGTAGACGCATATTTTATTTCCGAGATAAGCGGAATGATTAAGATTATCAAAGAAATAGCTCCGCTGGATAAGCCTTGCTACTTTGCCGTTAGTATGGGCGTTGATAGCGTCTCAGCGTATCTGTGGATGGTGAACAAGGGCTATAAAGTAACCCCAATTCATTTCAATCACGGTCTAAGGGTTCAAAACGATTTGATGGAAGCAAAGTTTGTTGAGCTTTGTGAAGCTACCAACAAAAAGCCCATCATTGGCAATGGCAATAATCTTGTAACAGAAGCAGAGTGCCGACAAGCTCGCTTAAATTTCTATAAAGAAGCTGTTGAGTATGATGGTGTGATTCTAACTGCACACCATCTTAATGATTGTGTTGAAAGCTATCTTCTCAATTGTTTTAGAGGAAAGCCGACTCATAACTTCTTTGAACTTGTGAGTGAATTTCCTGATTATAAGATTGCCCATCCCTTTTTGATCTCACGCAAAAAGGACTTTGCTCAATACGTTGAGCGAAACAACTATTCCAGGTTTATTGTAGAAGATGAAACAAACAATGTTGTGAAGGGCAGCCGTCGCAACTGGATTAGAACTACCATTGTTCCGGAAATGAATAGTCAGAAGTTGAGTCTGGAAAAGTATTGTCTTGAAAGAATCGAAAACATGATCGAAAACTTTATTGGAGTATAAAGAATGGTTATTACTAAAGTTGCTGCATTAAAAACTGGTGATAGGGTGGTTGTTGGTAATGAAGTTTTTGTTGTAACAGGATCGCATCAAACAGGACTTCATGATTTGCAAGTTTACATGAAAAGTGATTTGCATGAGTATGAAATTAAACTTCCTTTGTTTGCTGGCGATAAAGTCCAGTTGGGGTGTTGAAAATGAAAAATAAAAGTAAAGATTTGCTTGAAAGTTTCGATGATGAAATTGAAAAAGGCTATACGCAATATCATTTCACAGTAACTGGTGGTTTTCATGTAAAAAATACTTGGAAACCTGCATTTGATTGTAATAACGAAATTTGTGGTTTTGAAAAATCAGACGGCACTATCATTGATCTTGCTGTTTGTCTCCTTATGCAGAACGACAAAGGCGAGAGGGTGATTTTTAGCGATAAGCAATTGGAAAAAATTGGGTTTGAAAGTTTAGAATACGATACGGCAAATTTTGTAGAAATACACGAATGAACATCGAAGAATACAAAGCAAAAGTTATTTGGTATTTGACTGAAGAATATATGATCGCTGATCTTGAAGATATGAGCAGAGGAAGCGATGAATTGAGCGATGAGGTTGACAATCTTATTGAGAGTGCTTACAAAAAAAAGAAAAGCATTATGGTAGCAGCAAGAAGGCTGAAAGCTATTATTGATATGTTTACTGAGAAGTAACTAACCAGGAGACTGAGCGATGGAAAAAAAGTTATGCGAACTCAGTGAAAAAATTGCTAAACTCATGGAAGAATACAAAATGAGAGTTTATGACTTAGAATTCATCAACGAACTGATTGAAAAAACTATTGAACGTGATGAAAAAGAGTGTTCGTATTAAATCATTCTAGCAAGTTTCCTCCTGGTACGCTCTGCTGTTGTCGGATAGAGACACTATACACACTAGAAAAGGAACTATAAAATGGCTTGGCATATCGTTGCGAATGAGTCTGGTGAGTCCATCGAAAGCAAGAAGGTTTATTATCCCGTTAAGGACGAAGCTGGCGAGGTTAAGTATCGTCGTAATGGCAAGCTGAATCTTGAGTGTCATTTCAAGCACGATGCTGTTGGCATGGATCAGGCTTGGAAGATTACTTATGCTTTGCGTAAGCGTAAGAATAACGAAGGCGAATATAAGTATACTCATAACTTCAATATCCACGCACCGGATCGTAAGGTTCCCCGTAGGGCTCATAAGCTGGACGATGTTATGATTGTTGTGAAGAACGCTATTTTCAATGGTAGAAACACAACCGGCAGTCTTAACCTCAATAGTTTCAAGCGGAAGATGACTGAAATTGTCAACAAGGATTTTGCTGACTCTGTGGCAAATGAGTTTGTTGCTAAGATTAAGGAAGCGGTCGCAGGATGAAACTAAACACTAAAATTTCTGCAAAACTTGTTGATGTTAGGGGCGATGTTTGTGAATACGCCGATATGATTGGTTGTTCTGGCACTTTGTATTTGAGTGAGGACAACGAAAATAATTGGTTTAATCCTGGTGGTGGTGAAACACTTGGGTTTTATCGTAAGCGAACAACCCAAAAGGATAATTTGATTCGAGTATCAACCCGTGCTGGTAATACCTTTGTGTTTGATGTAAATGAAAACTGAACTCTGTGAGCTTTTTGAAAAATATTACTCTGATAAGTGTCCACAATTAGGACTACATTCCTATTCACCCGTTTATTATGAATATCTGAGTGAATATAAAGAAACCTTTTCAGATATTATTGAAATAGGTGTTGGCAATAAAGAGTTGATGGGTAAGTATTTTGGAGAAAATTATCAGATAGGAGCAAGTTTAAAAGCCTGGCGGGACTTTTTTGTAAATGCAAACATATATGGTTTGGATATTCGCAAAGATGTTCTTTTCAAAGAAGATAGACTAGCTTGCTTTTACACAGATCAGGGTTCAGAAATTGAATTAGAAAATGCTATTAGAGAAATCAAAAAATACAAAGGTGATGAAAATCTTTTGTTTGATTTGATAGTTGATGATGGAAGTCATAGATTTGATCATATAATCACATCATTCAACTGTTTTTCTAAGTACGTTAAATCAGGTGGGTTTTATATTATCGAAGATGTTTTAACAAAAAACGTTGATTTGTTAAGAGAAAGACTAAACCAAAAAGATTTTGAGTTAGTGAAAATTTACGCAGGATCTAATTTTGATGGTTTTGTTTTGTGTAGAAAGAAATAAAGGAGCTATAAAATGACTAAGATTAAGATGTTGGAAACTCAGGGTTGAATCATATGGCTAATAAAGAAGATAAAATCTACGTTGAATGTTCTTGTGGAAGTCCCGAGCATTTGCTCCAATTTGATCGAGACGAGGATTTTGTTTACGTTTACGTTCTTTTGAATAATGAAAATTTCTTCAAAAGAATTTGGCTCGGACTAAAGTATATTTTTGGTTACAAGTGTCGTTACGGAAACTTTGATGAGATTCTTCTCAGCAGAGAATCTGTAAAGAGTCTTGCTGAGTATTTGAATGAATCTGTAAAGAGTCTTACTGAATATTGAGTGTCTGATTTTTCAAAGGAGAAAATGATGAAGAAGATTGTTGTTGCTCTTGTTTTGATTGTTGCTTGTGGCTCGGCTGCCAATTGTGTTTATGCTGATGGTGCTACCAAGATTGATGATAATGAAATCAATAAGATTTTGAAGGCAAAGGAAATTGTGAGGGGAATGGTTAATTTCCCCGACACCCTTGTGTTTCATGAGTTTGCCACAAAGGTTAATGGTAATACTGTGACGCTTAAGTTTACTGCAAAGAACGCTTTCGGAGTACCTGAAACCCACGTTAAGGATATTAAGGTTAATTGATCTATCGCCACCGCCTAGAGTAAAATCTAGCCGGTGGTTGTTTTACTAATTACTAAAACTAAAAGGAAAGAAAATGAAGCTTAAAAATTTGGACAAGAATGATTTTACTCAGGTTGAGCAATACGCTGATGCGCAGGTTGCTGAAATGATTGCGGCTTGCACCAAGGGCGGCGAATTAGATACCGTTATGTTGATGGATCTTTTAAAGGATCATATCATACACAATATTAATCCTGACTTTTTCCCTGCTTGAAAAGAATTACTAATGAAATTTTTAGTCGAAATTACAACAGATATTGATCTGGACGAGGAACAAATTATTGATTTTATGATCGGCTTGAATAGCGGCATGGAGGAAAAGATTTATCCTGGGTCAAATTGGGTAAGTCAAACTTTTAGTTGTGATCACGAAACTAGCGCTAAATTTGTTGGCATCATAAAAGGAGATAACTGATGGAAAAATTTACAAATCAACAACCAAAAAAGGGACAAATAATTTGCACCTGTGGTCATGAAGCTAAAAATTACCATTGGTACAAAAGCGAAGGAATTAAAATTCAAGTTCCTAAAGAAAATGACCTGACCTTGGTAAGTGTCGCCTACTGGATCGAACTATGTCCAAATTGCCACAAAAAGTACCGCTCAAATCCACATAAAGCAATAAAAACTCACTACTTTTGGCAAAAAGAAAAACCACATGTCACGACAGATGAACAAACCCAATAGATTGCCTTAAGAAAGAAAAAATGTACGGATTTTATTCTGCCGATGCAGAAGAAAGATATGGTTACGCAATTTATTCAAGCCAAGACGGTAGAGAATTAAAAGTTACATTTGCAACATCAGATCCTTCAATTGTAGATGAACATTATCATTTTGAAGATAAATTATTTGTTGGACAGCTTGGTGATTTTATAAATTCATATCCCAAAAATCAAGGCAGAAAATGGGATGCTGTTTGGATGAAAAAAGGAAGAGAGCAGGAAGGAATCGTTGTTAATTTTATTCTTTGCAAAAAAAGCAGACTTAGAAGAGAAAGATTTTAAATGGAAAAGTGCTACAGTGTCACGATTGAACAGACTCTAAAGAGAACCTTGACTTTGCCAATTCCAAAGTCTGGACTGTCTCAAAAAGAAATCGAAGAAGTTTTGAGCAGAATGACATTCGGTAGTTATTTTGAACCTGAATCTGGATATGAAACTTGTTACGGCGACATTCTCAAAACCGAATCTGAAAAATACGAAGTTAAGATTGAAGAAGATGAAAATGAGACTTATCAAATTGAAGATGGCTATGAAAATGATGAAGATGTAGATTTTTGTAACGAGTTTGAAGAAATAGTGTGCGAAGAAATTCTTCCAAAGCAACCAAATCAGTCCAGTGGATTGTAAAATGAATAATAAACCTAAAAAGCTACTTAAAACATTCACCAACAAATCATTTTTTAAAGTTGCTATTACTCGCACTCAAATCCAAACCCAGTTTTTTCATGTAGAGGCTTCAAGTCGAACTGATTTGGAAAATACTCTTGAAGAACTTGATTTTAATCATATTGATGAACGATTTGATGAAGCTGAAGTTCAATCTATTGATTATGAGGTCGGAAATATCAATAAAATTGACAAGCCTGTCAGCAAGAGTTTTGCAGATGAAGATTTGCAGCTAATGCTGAATGACTGTGACAATGTCTAATGAAATCAGAAAAATGTGGAATATATTAAATGACTACTAAAATTGATATTAGCTCGCTTGATGAAGCAACAAAGAACAAGATTGTTGATCTTAAAAAAAGATGCTCTGAGTTAGGTGTCGGAGAAGAGGTTGTTGTTAACCTGCCTATTACAATCACATATGGCTGGTATGAAGGACACAGTGGCGTTGTTCACGAATGGGGTAATTATCCTAAGTCTGAAATTAATTGGGAAATAGTCAAACAACACGAAAAAGAAATTCAGCAGAAACTTGATGCTGAAGTCAAGAGTATTCTAGACTTTGCAAACAGTGTAGCCGATCAACTTGGCGTTGATCGAGATGAGTTTTGGAATCAGTATTTTTTGCCTTAAAAGAAAGGGGTATTATATGGGATGGGTTAAAAAATTAAAGAGCGGATTGTCTTTGAGAAAGTCTGTAGATAACGATGACATCGAATCTACCATTAAGTCTCTTGTTTTGGTTTGGAAAGAAATCGACACCAGCCTAGCAAAAGCAGAAGTTAAAAGACTTGAAAAGAAAATCGAGTCTGGATCATTTACTGAAAGCTATGTCAACAAGAAGTTAGCTCAGCTTTACAATTATTGTGATTCTATGGGCTACTGGATAGAAGTTTAAGGAGCAAAAATGAAGACAATTTCGATGATCCCCAGAGGCATTGCTTTTAAAAACGAAAAGTGTGTTGCGGTAGGATGCTGCACTGATTTGTATAGGGGAAAACCAAACGTCAAAACGATGGTTATTGATTTTCCAACTGACCATTATGATTTTTTTGGACCAATTAATCCTCATGGTTTGACGTTAGCTGAAATCAATCAGAAAATTGCCGAATATATTGAAAAGTAACAAATGGCTACCAAAAACAAAAAGTTGCTTGAAACATTCGCCACTAAAACCAAATATGTTGTTAGCGTGTGTCGGATTGCTTATGGACACAATGAAATTGAGGTAGAAGCTGATAGCCCTGAACAGGCAGAAGAAAAAGCATTAGACAAGGCAGGAGACTATCTCTACAATGAACATACAAGCGAGTATGAAGTGACTGGCGTTACGCGGAATGATGAAGATTAACCGCCCTGTAATTTGAAGGGAAGTAAATGAATACTAAAAACAAAAAGTTGCTTGAAACATTCGATAGCAATTGTCGTATCATCAATGATGCAGAAGATTTTAACAATGTGTTTGTTAATTTTGACTGGATGGTTAATGCCACGCTTAGAACAATTATTTGTGGTATTATTGAAAAAGGTGGATATGCTTTAGTGAAATCTTCTATCAATCCCGAAGAATCACTGTGGGATGGATTACTCACAATTCATTTTGCAACTCCTGCTTCTGCCCAAAAAATAGTCAACTTGATTAAAGCTGCAGGGGCGGATGATTTTGGAATGGAAGATGATAAAACTTTATGTCTTTGGTGGGACTGAAAGGAAGTAAATGAATACTAAAACTAAAAAGTTGCTTGAAACATTCGATAGCAATTATCGTATCATTAACGACACAGAAGATTTTAACAATGTGTTTGTTTGTTTTGACTGGATAGTTAATGCCACGCTTAGAACAATTATTTGTGATATTATTGAAAAAGGTGGATATACTTTAGTGAACTCTTCTACCGATCCCGAAGAATCACTATGGGATAAATCACTCACAATTCATTATGCAACCCCTCCTTCTGCCCAAGAAACAGTCAAGTTGATTAAAGCCGCAGGTGGCGGGATGCTAGCCGTCGATTTTGGAATGGAAGATGATAAAACTTTGTATCTTTGGTGGGACTGAAAGAGAGTAAAATTATGTCAGACGAATTGACCAACGAAGATTATATTACTATGGAGCAAATATACCTGGAGTATTGTGCATTTCAAACGTCTAGGGGCGAGCCATTTAAAACAAGAGTTGAATTTGGAAATTCAATTATGGAAATGGGTGATCTCAGTGGAAACAGCACAGTGTTCATTAAAGGTTTGATTCGTGATTACAAAATGAAGAAAAACTGCGAGCTTAACTAACATGGAAATTTTTGATATTGCCGCCAACGGTATGCTAGAACGTATTTTCGACAACACTGCCAGCAAGATTATTTGCAATCAATGGGATATTGCTGATCCAAATGATTCTTGCAGCAATGATATAAAAGCACAAAATGAAATTGCAGATCGCATCAATCCGCTTATTAAAAAGGATTGGTATGATCTGCTAGAAAAGTATGATATCCAATGTGTTCCTATTAAAATCTTCAAGAGGATCTTCTATAAAGACAAGCATTTCATGTTGGATTCATTTGCCAGCAAATTGTCGTGCGAAGAACTTTCCTTGGATGAAATTTATAACCAACATTTGAAGTACGATGATAAGGTTGCTGTGTTGAGTGAAGATGCGGCAGGAATTCAAGATTGGGATTATAACAAGCCTGGAGGCTACCCAGTGTTTTTACTGAGTCAAGAAACTTTTGCAAAAATTGCTAAGGGTTATGATGTTTTGGAGAAAGAAGATCCAGACATTAGCGATAGATCAGTAACCATTTCTAAAGCAATTGAGGCGGCTGGCGATTATTCTTATGAAGTGGTAAAGACTGATATCAAGTATGAAGATTTGCCTGTTTTACGTCAAATTATAATCGATAAGATCGAAACAGCAATTACCAAGACTGATAAGTATTATTTTTATAGCACAAACGAACATGAAAGAATGGTTTCGTTTTTGCAAGATCATAATATTGAGCTGATTTATGAAATTGCACTAACCAAAAATTTCAATACGGATGAATGGATGCTTAAAGATGAACATATTGAACAATATTGTTTCTTCAAGAATCTTCATCTTTTGAATTTGGAAAGAAATTCCAGGGATGTGATTGTACGTCCACCTGCTGGTTCTCTGTGTTTTAATTACAAACAAGGAATGTATTTTATTGTTCCCAAGGATTTAGCAGCAGCTTGGTTGAAGGAAAGTTTGGTTAACGCTTAAAAGGAAACATATGAAGAAATATATAATCGTTTGTCAAACTACCGGGGTTTACAATCTAGATACAGACAAAGATACGTTTCAACATTTGTCTGAATGGGGAGAAAAAGAAAATTGGAGTAGTGTGGATCAGACTGAATGCAACCACAGATATGCTGTTGAGGGTTATTTAGAAGATCTTGTCCGTGGGCAAGAATCTTGTAAGATTTTTTACTTTGACTCTGAAAATGAAGCAAAAAACGCAATGAATATCATTAAGGGGAAATCACCCATGCTGATATCGACAAAATTTAATTTTAACGTTGTGGAAATTAATCTTAGATTGCAAGCTCATCACTACACAGTTTTTCTCTGAAAACTGACAACAAGAAGTTTCCTCCCGGTACGCTCTGATTTCAGTAATTAAAGGCAGGTGGGAAGAAGCAGAACCCTACATAATGAATTCCCCGAGACTTATTCTTCCTTATGCCAAAGAGGTCATTAAAGGTCGCTGGTATGAGGCAGAAAGGTGTTTGGCAGATTACAGTGATCTTTCAAAACAATATGTCAAGGAAATGATCAAACTTCAAATCCCGATTCTTTCTTTCGTGGAATGAAAATGAAACTTAAATTAGATCTTGAACTAGACGATAAACTTTATCTTCGTAGTCACTTGGTTAGAAATGTTCTTCCCTACTTTAAGGAAGAAATCAAAAGAACTCAAGAACTTGATAATTATTTTTGTACTAGCCCAGCACTTGCTTTTAAGTATCTAAAAGTGTTTCTTGAAAAAGGAGATAAGGCATCTCCTGAGATCGAAAAGGTTCTAAGCAAAAATACCCATTATCTTTTTGTTTATCTAAAGCACACTGGGAACCATAAAGTTCAAGACCCAAAACTACAGAAAAGATTTGAGAAAAAAGTCTACAGTGATCCATACCTTTCATACTGGTACGCTTATTATGTTCTAAAATCTAGACTGCCAGAAGAACATGAAGTTGTTTTCCTCAAAAACTACGACTTTGCGTATCGCTATGCTTGCGAAGTCATTGGGGATAAATTCCCAGATAATATTCACAAAATGCTCGTTCTTTCAAGTTTTGAAGAAAAAGAAGATAAGCATGGACTTAAAAGCTATATCGAGTGCTGTGAGAAAAAAGAATTCAAATATATCTTTAAAAATTCGACGCCCCCCCCTGGCCCTATCACAAAAAATTGGTAGGACAGAAATCCATTCTAATTCAACAAAGAAAACTTAGGCTTTTCGTCCTTGTAGCTTTCAAAATCATGTTTGTCGGTATAAGCGTTAGTTGTTATCACACTCATGGCGACTAGCTTATTACAACAAGAAGTTTCCTCCCGGTACGCTCTGATGGTAGCGGGACAAACATACGGTTGGTCATTATAACTTGGGGGACTGATGCAAACTAAAAATGTTCACACAAAAATGACCATGACTAAGATTTATACGGATAAGCCTGAATATAGGTATTTTTTAACTGTTGAACACGACGAGCTTAGTAATCTTTTCCATATCACCTATCATGGTGATAGTGAAGAACTTGTTGCCGGTAAGTATAGAACATCAAAACAGCAGATCATAACTGTTAGTGTAGAAGAAGGCGTTCTTCTAGCCAACGCTATTTTGAAATTCAGGAAAGACAAAAATGACTATCAGCAAGGATAAGCTGTTGATTGCTCTTGAAAAAGATATTGATCTTATCAAGAAGCAACAGTCTTTAACCAAAGAGTATATCAAAGCAGGTTGCGGACAATTTCTTAATGTAGGAAATGACGCATACTGTGGCAATCATGAAGAAGTTGTAAATCTTTTTAATGATATGCTCAAGTGGGCAAATAAACTATCTGTAAAGTTAAACGCTTTAAAGGTAGAACCAAAACATGTAGTTGATGTAGAAATTGACTGCATAAAAAAGAAAATTAAATATAATCCGCCAAAAACAAGTGGATACATTGATTTTATTTACGATTTCTTTCAGTCTACATTTGATAGTAGTGAATCGCTCGTTTTTCTTAACGAAATTAATGTAAATCCGATGGATAGCGACCATCACACACTTTTCCCTAATCTTGCAAAAGTAATGAAGGATCAAAAATGAACCGAGTTATCAAGAATCTGCCAAAGCAATCCAAAGAGTCTCAGTCTTTTTTCAAGATGTGGGATAAAAATTGGAAGAAGCTAATCGACAATCCATATTACCGTCTTGTTGATAATCTTGATATTGATTTATCAGAATTATTTGTAGTTTTGGATAATTATGTTTGCTACTTTTATCAAGAATCTGACGGTGAGCATCGTAGAAATGAATGGACAAGTATCGAAGAAGCTGTTTCAAAACACTACCGGGGAGATCAGTTGAAGTTGGTGTTGTTCGCTTACAAGGGATATGCAGATTATATCAACTCGTATCTTGACAAGCACAATATTCAGCTAATCAATACTGAACGAGATGAATGGAAGACAATGCGATTTATAAGTCACTTTTTGAGCGACTTCAAAAGTGACAAGGTAGTGTTTTGGCATGAGAGAAGCGATAACGAAAGCGGCGAATTTGTTCAGTGCGATTTGTCTTTCGTTAAGAAGTGTTTAAAGCACGGAAAGATGCCTGAGCTGCCTAAAGTCAAAATTCCAAATGAATGGAAAAAGATTGTAAAGGCTTGTAAAATTGAAGAGGACGCTAAAAGCGAAAGCGTTATGAGCGAGGCGAATAAAATTCTTGAAAGCTTAAATAAGGAACATAATAATGCCTAGAGTGTATGATAGTGCCAATGAGCCTATTGATTATTGTCGTTATTGCTTCCACTGGATTGAAAGGGTAGCTGAAGAACTTCATAAATTTCCTGTTTTGTCCACCGCTAATGATGGACGAGGCTGCTGTTTTAGCGTTGGTTGTGAACACCCTCCTTATGATGAGTGGGATTATAAGTGTGCAAAATGCGGTGATGCTCTAGGCGAAAGCGATTACTAAAATGACTGAAAACAACTTTTGCTTTAGCAATATTGAAGATTTTTTAGATTGTTATAATCAACCAAAATTCATGAATAAAAACCCAGTAGATTACTGGAAAAATGACGAGTGTAAATATTTCTTAGAGCAAGCAGTCAAGTTGTTGGAAAAAGTAGTAGAGAAGAACAAATTGCTTTCATCGTTTGAAGATAATGAGAGCATGAAGATACTTAGCGTTGAGGAAGTTTGTGGCATGATTGGTGCTAACGCAAAGGATTTGATTCATTGCAGCGGAAAAGATATTGTAAGAATGGCAAGACTTGATGGTGTTGAGTTAAAATACCTGGGTGATTCTTTGTGGGAGCTTGTAGAAGCAGCGAAGGGAGCAAATGGCAAAAAACAATATTGTTCGCTACAATCCATCTAACCATGACCTTCATCCGAACCTAAAAATAGTGTTGGGTGGAAGAAAAATATGGAAAGAAAAGGTTACTAATCCGGGTTATGAGAACGAAATTATCACTTGGACTTTTGCAGATGGCACTGTAGAGTCTTATAAACAGGATGAAAACAACATTTTCGTCAGAGTTTAAAGGGAGTTGTATGAAAGAATACGTTGTAAAATACACTTGGAATAAAAACCCCCATGAAACTTATATGTTTCTCTGCGAGGCAAATGATGTTGAAGATGCTTCAAATCAATGTGTAAAAGATTATCCAGATTGTGAAGTTGTTTCGGTGGATGAAAGGGATTTTTAAATGCTAAAGACTAAACTGTTTATTTATAAAAAAGATCATATGTTTGAAGAAGAAATCAATAGCTGGCTTGAAGAAAATCAGAATATAACAGTAATTTCCACCAATTCATTTGCCACTGTTGGTGGTTGGGGATACATTATTCTTTATAAAGAGATTTAGTTCTACTAAAAAAATAAATAAGATTTGGACTTGAAAAGGAATTCAGATTAGTGTAAGATAAAAGGAGTCGATAAGAGTATTTGAAAATTATTCGAAGGTAGCAAAACGGTTAATGCAACAAACTCATAAAATGTTTAAGAAGATGTGAAAACACCGTCTTAAATTTGTGCCATACGATTGGAAACTTCGTATGGGATGTCGTCAAATTCGGTGAAACCTAAATGCGTGAGCATATGGCAATGCCGAGCGAAGCCCGTAAGGGAACGTGTAGAGACTTAACGGCGACCACCTAAATCGTAAGATATGGTGAAGACAAAGTCCAAGGAGTGGTGAAAATCACACAAACTTGAATTTGTAGACTGTGGGTTCGAATCCCACCCTTCGAATTATTTTCAAATACTTTTTTGTTGATTTTGGTAATATTATTATATGCCTCTGTGGTGAAATAGATATCACAACTCTCTTCTAAAGAGTTATTCCTCGTGCGATTCGAGGCAGAGGTACTTTTCAATTTTCTTTTTATTTTCTGCTGATAGTAGGTTGTTGTCAAATTCCCAATGATGATTTTTGCATAGAGCAATTAGATTTTTTAAATCATTTATTTCCTTAATTAAAGATTCATTTGGAAATGAAGAAATATCTTTAACATGACATATATCTATGTGTGTTGAATATTCACATAGTATGCAGCTTTTTGGAAGATTTGATTTTAAATACTTTTTTCTTGCATGACCTCTTATTCTTGAATTTTTTTGATATTTTGTAATGCCTTTCAATTCTCCATAGGTTTTATCATCAATTAAACCTATCTGGTAGCAATTTGAACAGTATGTCAAAAATTTATGTGTAGGCTTTCCACATTTACACAAACCTTCCATCTTTCTTTTTGGATATTGGCGGTTATTTGTTTTTGCTGCACAAGACCTAGAGCAATACATTTTACCGCTTTTGCTTCTTTTTACTTCTGTTATTGTTTTCTTTGCTTGTTGCCCACAACTGTTGCAAACGATATATTTGAAACTCATACTCTTATATAGTGTAAAGAGTTTCATTTTCGATTCCTTTTAAAAGAATTGCATATTAATGGTGCAATTCTTTTTTTATTCCCACTGACATATATACTTTACTATGTCAAGCTACAACATTAAACTCACCCCCAATTTTATTGATCCAACCACAGAAGGAAGTCTTGATTCTTCCATATTAAACGGCAAAAGCCTTCAACGTACATTTAATATGTATGAAGTAGATAATTATGGCGCCAGAAAGATGATTTCCGTTAAAGACGGCGATACATTCAACAATACAACATTTGAAAACAGCACTGCAACTGGCACTTTTGAAGCTGGATTAACATTCACAGCAAGTCAAATATTAGACGCAGACGGTCCTTATGATGCAACTGGATTCGTTGGAATTGGTGCTATTATTGAACTAACGCCAGAACAAACAAACACTCTCAACAGCTACGGTTATCCATCTTTATTTTTTAATGCAATTTGGGCAGCCGGAAGTGAAAACACAAATGCTGGTGTATACATTTTTGCTATCAATGGCATGAGCTACAATGACACCTTTACAGATATTGCTGCAATCACTCCATTCAACACTGAAAACATGGTTCCATATTGTAATGGCGACCCAAGATGGAATATGCCAGTAACAATCACAGGCTTTATTGAGGGGGATAATAATAATGGTCCAGGATTCATGGAAAGAACATCTGATCCTCATATAATTCAGAAACTCTTCAAACAAGTTATTGCCCAACAAGAAATTGATCTTGAAGGTAAAACACCACAAGAAAAAGCTGATGCGGTTAGAGTTATGCTTGAAAATCTAAATGACGATCACCCACTTGTTGCTAATATGAGAAATAGACAATCATGAGATCATTCCAACAATATTTAGAAGATAATATGCTGGGTCAAAAACCAGTTGATCTTGTGGGCGCCGCCAAGGAAATAGGAAAAGATGTTGCAATTGATGCTATTCCATACGCTAGTTTAGCTAGAACTATATTAAAAGCTGTTATGGGTACGCAAGACGTAGTATCTCAAAATATGCAAAACAGCAACGCTTTAAATAAAGCCAAACAAACAATAAGACAAAATATAGAACAAGATATTCGTAGTGGTAAAGCAGGTAATAAAGCACTCAGACCAGGACATCTTGAAGCTGAAATAGAATCTAGAACTGGCTCAACCCCTGAATCTCAAGCTTGTTTAACTGTAGAAGAAAAACAGAGAGTTATAAGCTTAATAATTCAGGCTGTTGACAATAATACGATAGTTCCTGGCTTTGCACAAGCACTAGTAAACGAAATAATAAAACAAAAAATAAGTAAAATGCAGGAAGCTCTACAGAAAAGTCCTGTGAAGAGGATTGCGATCAGCTGATAAAAACTAAGCCAAAACATCTCTTAAAACAGAGAGTAATTTTGCTGTTAATCTCATCAAGTCCATCACCATTCTCTCACCGTTTGGAATATGATCAAAACCATGAGGTGTCATTGCATCGGCGGTTTTTGACATTTTTTCGGCTAACCTTAGTGGATTTCCGTATTCAGCATAAATGTCTTTGGCTTTGCTGCTGTCCTTGATCAAACTCATAAGTGCAAATTGTGTCTTACCGTTATATTCTCTAAGAGTTGCTAACATTGTGCTTGGAAATTTTTGTAAAATTTCATGAATTTGTTGTGTTATATTCAAAGCTTGTTTTAAAGCAGTTGATTTTGTTGCTGCTGCTTGAGCATCTTTAAAAACATCGTGTGTATACATTGACTCTTTAATCGAAACAAATTCATTGAAACTTTTCATTTTTATTCCTTTTTAATATATATGAGCTAATTTGAAAAAATTTCAGTGTTTCGCTATAATCGGATCATGGAAAACAAAAACGCAAAACCGCTCGACCATCTGTTTTATTGCTTAAACAACAACATCAAGCCAGAAAAATTTGATGTAAATAATGCTGCCGATGAACTTAAAAGACTCAGACAACAACTGAAAGACTGCCAGAAAAATGTCACTACTTAACGCTTTTGATGACGAATACAAGCGGCTTGAATTTCACACAGATTTTTACAAAGATCTGCCTGATGATATCAAGCAAAACCTTTACGATTATGTTGTTCTGCGGAAACCGCTAAATGATTTTCTTAGGGGCATTTGCACCAATGATTTGCAATATACCTTGAGATACTCTTATGATGAAAAAGATAAACTCATTAGGAAAATATTTCTTTGGTTTTGGAATGTATGTCCAGCCACCATGTATGGACTCAAGAACTACCAGGAATTTGAAACAGAATATATTTACGGCAAATCTTCTGATTACGCTTAAACTCGGTAGTTTCCTCCCGGTACGCTGTTTCTGTGGGCAGAAATACTACAGCCGAGATATTTACAGGAATACATTATCATGCAAATTAAGGATGATAGCGGGAAAGTTATTGCCAACATTGATCTTCAAGATGGCATCTCAATTCAAGAGCTTGTAAAAAGTCTTTCAAGCAAGAAGGGCTACAAGTCTGTTAATACATTGGTTTCTATCGAGGAAAGCTCTGATAAGAAGCAGATTGTTTTCAAGTTTAAGGATGGATCGATTTTTTATGATCTGCCCAGCAAGACTTTTGTTCGTGAGAATGGAGTCAAGATTGGCGAACATTCTTTCAGGAACATCAAGCTTGAAATTAAGAACAAAGTAGCAAATGTAAACTTCAGGGATAACGACAATTTTTGGCTTTGTTTAGTTGAAAAGACTGATGTTGTTTGGATCAAGGTTTTCTTCAAGATGCTTGATATTTGGGCAAACAACAAGGCTACTGAAAATTGGATGAGTGCCAGAGACAGGAGCTTTAGAAACAAAGTTCAACGAATGATGGATGATAAAAAGTTTTTTGATTCTGTCGAAAGTTTTGCCAAGATTCCGCAGATTCAACAGCTTGATGATGCTGGCTTGAAAGGTTTCTATTTGGGCGTGCATAAAATCAGCGATAAAATCAACAAAGAAACTAAGGAAAAGGGTTTGATCAACAGAATTTGCATTAATGTTGGCAAGTCCAAAATGGATAATTGGTTTATGTTGAACATTGGCAAAGAAGTTTCTGATGTTTATGTAAATGATCGTTATCTTTCAAATTATATTGGAGACTACATCAAGTGTGGTGATAATAATATCAAAGATCTTTTTCAATATGTTTTTGAAACTTATCGTGGCGTAATTACTTTTTATCAGATTGAAAAGATTAAGGATTTGATTAAATTTGGTTATGAGCCAAAGAGGCTTATGGACTATCTTTACCGTGATATTTACAACCAGGGTGAAGAACTTGAGCTTGAATCAACTTGGGGCAACTGTGGTGCTTTGGGTGATTTTTACGATTATGTAAAAATGAACCGAGAAATGAAGCGCGATTTTGAAAAATATCCTCGTTATCTTGCCACAATGCACAATATCACGCTCAAGAATTACGAGCTTGCGGAAGATAAGATTGTTGAAGAAAAGTTTGCTGAACGGGTTAAAAATCTCAAATCTATGAAGCTCGAATATATTGGCGATGATCATTGTGTTATTTTGCCAAAAAATTCAAAGGATTTGATTAACGAAGGTCAAAGTCTTAGTCATTGTGTTGCCAGCTATTATAAGCGTATGGCTAGTGGCGAAACCAACATTGTTTTTCTGAGAAAGAAAAATAATATCAAAGAAAGCCTTGTGACCATCGAAGTTAATATTGACGAAAATTCAAATCATAGTATAGTTCAAGCCAAGGGCAAGAACAACTCTGCTCCTCAGAAGGCTGAATATGATTTTATCAAAAAGTATTTGGATCATTTGAATAAGGAAGTTCAAAATGTCGATTTGTCCAACAACTGCTAAGACTCAATACGCAACAGAAAAAGATGCCTTAGCAGGGCTTGATCGTATGCTCAAGATTCGTCCTGAGTATGATGGAGAGCCATATTACTGCATGTATTGTAATAGTTATCACTTTGGCAAAAAGCAAGACAAACCTGCTAAAAAAGCTCGGAAAAGAACAGGTGCTTGAGTTTTAGAAAAAAATTAAAAATCGAGCTTATTAATGTAAACAATAGAGCAAATAGTAGCTGGACAAGAATTTTATTTTCTGTTATACTTCGCCTCGCCAATTACGGCTTACAGGGGAGGGAAAATGGAAAAGATATTTATTGTTCTGGGTACAGAGAATGGAATTGCGACTGTAAAACATAAGTGTTGGTTTTGTAAAAGAAAACACACGCTTCGTTATCCCTTAGATGATGTTGGAATGGAAACCAAAGTTAAACAACTTTGCAAAAAATGTGACAGTGAGTTAGAAAAATTTAAGAAGAATAATCCAGAACTTTGTTGAAAGGATTCATGTCATGGAAGACAGAGTTGAATATAAAATAAGTTTGCCCAAGGAAGGTGAGCAAAAAAGTTTCAAGATAATAACTTCTGACGATGACTTCAAAGGTTCTGTTTATGTAACTGGCGATTCTATTTACATAAATTTTGTTGGACTAACTTTGGTTCCAACTGCTGAAAAACGTAGATTCAAGGAAGTAAACTACTGATGTTGCTAAAAATCAATGGAAAGATTGCTGCTAAGACTTTAAAGGGAATGAACAACAAGTATATTGTTTGTGTAAATAGCAGCTTCTTTGAAAACGCTCCTAAGTTTTTCAAATTCGATTACGATTGCTACGGGCAGCTTACAGATGTTGTTGAAACTGGGCTTATCGAAGGGCTTAAAGTGGAAAGAATAGTCCTAGACTGGCTAAAAGAAGAACAAAAAAGAATTGTGAGCGGCAAACTTGTTCTTCAAGGGACTTAATGATGTGGGTGGTTATTATCGTTTGCGTTCTTTATTCATACTTTTTGATGACTTGCGACCAAATTAGGGACAATCTTTTGCAAAAAGTGGCGGAAAATCCCGACGTTTTAAGTGAAAAGAACCAAAAATCCCACGGATTTTCACCAATATTTTTTTAATATTCTCTTTTACAGATACAGGTTTCTTTCTGGTACGCTAATGTTGTGGGCAGGAAAAGCCCGTTTGATGGATAGATAAGCATACCCATTTTGGAGGATGATATATGGTCGGATACAACAAGTTGGTAGCTATTATCATGCAGAACTATCGTGACAATGGCAAGACTATCAGTATGTCTGAGGCTCGTAAGCTCGCTGATAAGGTAGGCAAGAAGGTTGATCTTAACAATGACGATCAGATTCTTATTGCCGCTAAGAAGGCTTAATCCTCCATGTCAACAGAACTACTATCATCTTTTGATGATGCTCTCAATCAGTATAAAACTGCTTTGAGCAATCACGATTGGTACTATAGCTGGTCTGATGATAACATTGTTTATGTTGCCGGGAGAAACAACCTTAGTCGTCTGCATAAACTTGCAGAAGAAAATGGAATTGCTTTTAAAATTGCGTATAACGAAGAACACGCAAAGCATTTTAATAACGAAACCTTTAATGGTGATCGTGATTATGTTTCTCCTTTTGAAGTTTAATTGATCCACCCGCAAGGGGCGACAAAACTCAATACAAATCGCCCGTCAGCAAAACAACCCTCACGCTGAAAACCGGATAATCCCCCTTATTCGGGCGGCACATATCTTATATTCTTAGGATATGTGCCGTTTTTATTTAACATATAAAAATGAAATACGGAAATTGTTTGATTGGTGCCTTGGTTTTACTTTATATTGAACGGCACAATAATCCAAAATTTATTGTTCGTTCAAGACCACAAACATTTGTTCCTCATTTTATGGTGTGGTCAAATACTGGTTTGCATCACTACAAAACAAAAAAAGACTTATTGCCCTTTCCTTTTTGTTACTTTATTTTTAACGGCGAGTTTAAAACAACCAATAGAAAATTGAATAAAGTATGACAGACTGTTCGTGGTACGCTCTCAGGGTGTTGGGACACAATTCTTTCACAGAGAGGTTTTAGATATGTTTTTCGATATTTACCGCGATCATTTGGACTACGATAAGCCGGTTGATTCTACTCGCAGCTACAACGAGCGTAATTTCTACGCCCCCAAAAAGCGTGTGAGCAAGCTGCATATCCGCCACAAGAAGTTCGTTGATACCATTAAGGACGTTTTTGCTCGTGGCGGCAATTATGCCGACGTTGCAAACGAGTTGATGATTACGCCAAGTGCGGTGTATAGTAGGGTTAAGAAACTCAAGGCGGCTGGTGATACAAGCCTTCCTGCAATTAGCGTTAGGAGTCGTGATACTGCTGATGAGGCGGTTTCGATTCTTGGTGAGCTGGGGCTTGAGGTTGATTATGCTCCGGTTGATATGCCTGAAATGAACGCAAGTGTTGTTGGTGAAGCTAACGACATTCTTAAAGAACTTGGTTTGGGTTAAGTTTTTACTCCCCGCCCATTTAATCGTAATGGGCGGGGAGTAAATCTTCTTCTTTATGTATACAGTTATTGTTATCAAAGACGATAAAAACGAACTCGAATTTGGTAAACAATTTTGTGTTGAAGTTGAAGTTGAAGTAGACTATTCGTTCCCAAGTTATGACGAATGGGAGTCTAATTCTGATTTAATAATCAATGAAACCCTGGTGAACTATCTTTTTTTGACTCCATTAAATCCAAACAAAAAACTTCTTCAAAGTTTTGAAAACAATGAAGAAGATATTTGGGAAAATCTTGAAAAGGAAAAACAAGAAAAGATTTATTCTTGGGTCGCAGAGAAGATTAAGACCAAAGAAATTAAAGATGAACTTATCGAAGATGCCGTTGACGAATATGTAAATTATCAAGAAAGAAAAGCAGAGGGAGAATACTAATGGCTCAGATTAGTCTTATTGATGAGAATGGCGATTTGGGGTTTGGCGAAGAATTTAATGTTGAATTTGAAGTAGAGGTTGAGTATACGGTTGAACCCTATATTCCCGAAAGTTATTATGGCCCAGCAGAAGGTGGTAATTTAGAAATCAATGGATATGATTTTAAAATGAAAATCACCCCTGCTGATAATTCGGACAAGAATAAAATGCTTGAATCTTTTTTCAATTATGATACTCTGAACGAGGAAAAGAAAAAAGAAATTAATGACTGGATTTCAAATAAACTGGCTGGCGATTGGGTGAGAGACAAGTTGATTGACCATGCTGAAAGTATGGCTCAGGATTATGATGACTCAGAACGGGATGATTATGATGAAGGTGGTAGTTGCCATATTTATGAAAATGATGGAGATGATTACCTATGAGCGAAGTTATTATTGAAAGCGATGAAGGTGCATTGTTTGGTGATCTTACTGCAAGTTTTATTTGCGATGTAGATTACACCTATGTTCCTTATGAGCCGGAAACTGAATACTCCCCAGAAGAAGGTGGTTATACTCAAGTTGATGGTTTTACTTTTAAAATGACTGTTGAAAGTGAAAATGAAAAAAATAATTTGCTTGGAAGTTTTATTCGATTTGAAGATTTGAGTGAAGAAAAGCAAAAAGAAATCACTCAATGGGTTTCTAAATATCTTGAGTCTTATTTTGAAAGTGAAGATAAAAGAGACTATTGCCAAGACTATGACGATAGTGAAAGATATTCAGAAAGATATTATGATGACTATTGATTTCAAGGAATTTGCAAGACAGGTTAAACTTTACTATATGTTGGAGTATGATATTGCTCCAATGTGGAGTAATAAAACGGTTAAAGATTTTGTCTTGAATTCTTTTAAAATGGACGAAACTGTTCAGGCTTGTTGCGGTACTTTGTATAATACTATTATTCACTAAGGAGAAGATATGACCACTGTTAAGGAACTTCGTCAGAGCGGATATAAGGTTAGGGTTTTGCACCATAGGAATTACAAGACTTACAGGGTTGCAAACAATCCAAATCAATTTGTTCAAAGGGGTATTCATAACCTTGGTGGACGAACTGAAGTCATTATTGACAGCCCAACCGGGGAGCATTACGAAGGTGTTGCAATTTGTTCTAAGACTGACAATTATAACAAAAAACTTGGAGTAAAAATTGCACTTGGACGGGCATTGTTTGGAAAAAATAACGAACTTTGTTGCGAGTATATTGAAAAAGGTTTCCTTGCGGTACGCTAGTATTTTGTGCGACGGGCAAAACAGTTTTGCCCGGCACAATAATTTGGTTGGTTTTTATAAATGAGGTTGTAATTATGGCTGGTCGTTATCAGGGTCAGGTCGCGGTTCCGCTCAAGACGTTTATTACGGTTTGTGTCAATACGATTAAGGCTGGCGGCACTGTTAGTGCTGCTGCTACCGAGCTTAATCTGACTCCCGCCGCTGTTTCGGCTCGTATCAAGAGCCTGCGTGAGAAGGGTGTCAATTTTCCTTCTTTTGCTTCTGCCCGCAGCGGTAATGTCGCTGATGAAGCCAATGCGATTCTTGATGAGCTGATGGGTTGATTTTAAGGGCAGGGGGAGCGTAAAAAACTCCCCCTGCTCACTATTTTTTTGTTATGAACTAATTTTCATTAAGGAGTTTGTTATGTCCACCGTACAAAAAACTGTCAAGTCTATACTTGAGTATTTTGCCAGCAAGCCTCATCACACTCAAAATGATTTTGAGCGCATGGCTATTTTTAATGATAATTTCATGCACGAAAAGATTAAAGAATTGCGTGAGGCTTCTGAAAGGTTTAACGCTACTGGCGAGTATTCTGAATATCTTGCTATTGCTCGTAATTTTGAAGATGCAACCAAGTATATGAACGCCAGGGATTCTTATATTACTCACAATCCTGACAGGAATTATTGATTGTGGACTCAATCAAACTTCTTCGTGAATTGGAAGATAGCATCAAGGCTAAGGACAAGCGAATCAGCGATTTGTGTGAGCGTGTTCATTCTTTGATTAAGGTTGTTGCAACGGTTCGTCAAGGTCTTGAAAGGGGAGTTAAAACCCCAGCCTTGCTTAACAAGGCTGTATATGATAGCGTTGATTTGTGCCGAGCTAGTTATGCTTACATGGATTATTCATCGGGTCTTAACAAAATTGATCCGCCTTTGACTGAGGCTGAAAAGACTTTGCCTGAATTTAAAAAGGAAGTTTAAATGAAAATTTGCAAAGATTGTGGCATGGTTATCAAGAGTAATTTTGAGCTTTGTGCTATTTGTCACCAAGATAGACACGACAAAAGAATTGCAAGTATTAAAGTCAATAGCGTTGATTTTAACGTTATTCAAGATGCACTTGACTTTGCAATGAACCACCATCCTAATCAGGATGTTAAAGAGTTTGAGCGTGTTTGGAAAATTTGGCTTAACAACTATAATTGTTTCGAGGAAGTTGCATGAAAAATATAACAAAAATTAAAGAGCTTATTGAAATTAGAGAACGGCTAAAAGAAATTGCAAGAACAGTTGAATACTTAGCCGGATCTATTGAAGTGGTTGCTAAAGAAATTTATGACGATCAACAACCTGTTCGTGGTACGCTAGTTGGTAGAGAGGGAAACCAATGACTACAGACACAATGATTGACAATTCAAACGATTTAATGGACGCTTCAATTGAAAACAAGGACGATGAAATGTTTGATTTTCTCGGTGCAATTTTTGGTCTTGGCGATGAGCCAAAGAGTAAGGGTGTTCGCATCCCGCTTCAAGTTTTCTTGAAGTCGTATGTTGATGTTGCTCGTAAGGGCGGCAATAGCGTTGATGTTGCGAATGATTTGGGCATTAGCCCCCAAGCTGTTCGTCAGCGTGCTGGTAAGCTGATTCGTCAGGGTGTTAAGCTGCCTAAATTAGGTAATATCTGCCGTAGTGATTTGGTGGCAGAAGCAAATAAAATCGTTGAAACTCTTTGAGTTTTATTTATAATCCCCAAGTGGTTAATTCCACTCTGGGGATTTTCTATTTTAAGAAAAAAATAATGAAAATTTTTAAGGAAGAACTTTTAAAAGTTGTCGGAGACATTCTTTGTGATGTTTGCAACAAGTCTTGCAAGCATGAAATGAACTTTGAATCTGCAAGGCTGGCTGTAAATTGGGGCTATGAATCAAAAAACGACGGCGATGCCTATTATGTTGATTTGTGCGAAGATTGTTTTGAACGCACACTTCAATACTTAAAAAGCATCGCCGTCGATCCAGAAAGGCTAAAGCCTAGAAACGATTTCAGGTCAGAATAGCTTTGATAGACTGTGGCTCCATAAGAACCTTGTCTCTTTCACTTGAATCGTAATTTGGTACAGGAACACCGTTACCAGATAGTAAAACCCTATCGCCTACTTTTAGTCCATAATTTTCGCTAACCAAGGAACCTAAAGCTAAGATAACTGCTTGAAATTCCTTCATTGTCTTTGATTCGTTGCTGAGGATAAGTTTAGTTCCAAGCATTTCTTGAGCGGTTAAAAGTTCAAGTAGTATTTGGTTTCCAATTGGGGTACACTTAGTCACTGGTTTCATGTTTTTCTTTCTGTTTTAAAGGTCATTCTAACATAGTTAAAAGGATTTAAAAATGTCAAAGTTCTTTTTCAATATTTTGCTTTGGATTGTTGGTGTTATTGGCGGCGAAGAAACAACAAGCAAAGAGTTTTCTGACATTCAAGCTAGGGGCAAGTGTCGGCAGATTATTGTGGAAAATAACACTGTTAAGATTAAGTTTCTTAGCAAGGAAGATGCTGATATTTTTGCCAAAGATCTTAAAAGTTTAATTAATAATTAACACATAATCTAAAATCAAAACAAACTTTGAACCCCACTTAGGCTTGTCTTAAGTGGGGTTTTTTGTTGAATTTTTGCTTAAAATTGTTTATAATATGAGAATGACACTTATATTAAACTTTTTTGGCGGTCCTGGTTCTGGTAAAAGCACACTTGCTGCTGGTGTGTTTTATAAATTGAAAACAAACATGTATAATGTTGAACTTGTTACTGAGTTTGCCAAAGATTTAGTATGGGAAAAAAGAAGCAGTGCGTTAAAATGTCAGCCGTTTGTATTTGGGCAACAACTTCACAAAATTGAAAAAATAGTAGGACAAGCAGATATTATAGTCACAGATTCGCCCATACTATTGAGCACAATATATAGTCAGAATTATCCAATATCATTTCTTCACTCTGTTGTTGATATATTTCAGACATTCAACAACCTAAACTACTTTATTGAACGTGGAGAAAACAATTACGATCCAATTGGTAGAAATGAAAGCTTAGAACAAGCAGCAAGTATTGATGAAAAAATCAAAGTGTTTCTTAATGCAAACAATATACGGTATTCCACCGTGAACAAAAGAGACAAAGACAACGTGGAACAAGTGTATGGCAGGGCTATAGAACTCTTGCCAAGCGTAGGAGGCGAGACTATAATGGTATAAGGCAGCCCAGTCCACAGGGCAAAGGTTGTGGAATTGCTTGTATGTCTACTTAGAAATCAAATAATGTCTCCGAAATCACTGTCTCTTAACTTTGAACAACTTGAAAATAAGATAGCTTTGTCAACACTCTCTGGAATTGCGTATCATGGAAGAAAAGCTTCAATCCCAAAGACAGTTCATCAAAATGCTCAAACACCAATTACCAAACCAGTTATTGTGCAGAATCAGGTAAATCCAACAATCCCAATAAAATTTGTACAAAACATAGCACCAGATGGCAGTATACGTTGTGTAATCAATCAATCTGAGAGCCTTCCTATAAATACTCTAAAGGCTGTCCAAACAGTTGAAAATCTTTCAACTGTTTTGCCTTTGATCAATAAACATCCCGGAGCCGTTATTGTTATTAACTACTCTAATGAATTCACAGTAAACGGCTGTGTTCGGGGATCATCTGGCGAATCTTACTGTTATCGTATTGCTGGTCCCGATGCCAATTAAGTTTTAACTTAATTGGCATCGGTCTTGTATTAACTATTCAGCAGACTCAGGAATATTCAAAATAATTGGCTGCCTATCGGAGTGCTTTCGATTTTCACACTTACATAGTAATTCAGGATTTATTATCTGCGATCTTGCTGAACTTGTGGCTGAGCTAATAAAAATTGGGTTGCCTTCACTTGCTCCTGTGGTTCTTTCTTCCCAGCCAAAATCAACTAACTGCTTAATTGAAAGCAGAGATATAACACGCCTAGCACTAGGCGTAACATTCATTGGATAAGTGCTAACCATCAACTCATCAGTTAATCCTGGATAAGTGATTATTGAAGGGGCGGAATCACTTCTAAAATTATTCTCCCAATGGGATGAAATTGATCCTGAGCTACCTTCGTTTTCAACCGGGTATTTAGTTCTTGAAACAGGTACTCCTGATGGCCCAAGAACAGTAATTGAATTATATGCAGCTTGTGCGTTTGTATACACAGCTCCATTTAAGAAGCTATTGACTGGTGGAGTTCCGCCATAGTATGAATCCCAATATTGACCTATTCCTAATGTATGCCCTAATTCATGTGTAAGTGCAGTTACCCATTGATCGGCAGGAGCGTTCTCATACCTAAGGTTGAGTCTTAATTGCATACTTATAGTCGTTTGTCTATTTTTGCCCCCTGATGTATAACCTGCCCATCCAATAGGACGAGAATCTGCAATTGTGGTCGAAGTGTTGTCTCTAAACGTCTTAAAGAATGGTATTGTTTGTCCATAAAATCTATCTGTTGGATCGTTTACTAAATATGTGCCTGGTTCCAATCTGACGCCCACCCATGGCTCTTGATAATTTGATGCGACTAAACTTGCTATTTGAGATTTGACCAAAGCGTTATATTTAATATACTTATACCATCTATCTGCTGCGGCATCGAGGCAGTGCCTATAGCTTACTCCATTTGGTGAAACCCCCTCTAAATTAACAGCATCTCTCCAAGAAGATTTATCGAACAGTTTATTTGATGTTGTTACAGTTACATCTCCCGTTTGAATTGAATTTGATGGTCCAGCACCTGCCTCATTAACAGCTCGTATTGAAAGTGATGTTGAAACATCACCTAATCCTATCACAACAAGTGTGTTTGGGCTTGTTAGTTTAACTTCACTGAGAGTGAACGGAACTCTTGCTGGAAAGGGGCCAAAATTTTCAATTGCTTCGACAATATAACTGCTTATTGTTCCTCCTCCGTTATCTGTGGGCGGAGTAAAAGTCAGAGTTACTTCAATATCGTTGATAACAGTCGCAACTAAATTAGTAGGAGCGTTCGGTAGAACTACTCCAGGCATTACAGGTTGTGATGCTGGAGAAAATTGATTGCTTCGACCTCTAGAATTTACAGCAGCTATTCTAAAGACATAGGAAACTCCGTTTGTTAATCCTGTGTTTTCATACGTTGTGCCAGAGCCAGTGTTTATGCTTACATATGCTGTGTCAGCTTGTGAGCTTATTTTCCTTTGAATAACATAACCGGTTATTGCAGATCCACCATTGTATGGTGCTGTCCAACTTAATGTTACTTTGCCAAATCCTTTTGTAGCCGTAGGTGCTGAGGCAGTGGAGGGAGCTACAGAAGGAGTTAATGAACTTGAATTAGCCGAATAATTACCTCTGCCCTTAGAGTTTACAGCCGCCACTCTGAAAACATATGAATCACCCAATACCAAAGCTGGATATGAAATTGGGTTTATAGCTGCTGTTGTTACATTGCCCAAGGAAACTAAATCAGTAAAACTTGTGTCTAAACCTGATGCTAGTTTTCCTTGGATAACATAATTGGTTATGACAGAACCATTATTTGTTGGTATAGTCCAACTTAAATTTATGAGGCAAGTGTTGGTAAGAGAGTTAAAAGTAGTGTTTGCCACCGAAATATTTGGTGCACTTGGAGAAGTTGATGGAACTACAACCGCAGAATCAGCGGACCAAACACTTGCTCCTTTTACATTTATTGCGGCTACACTATAAACATAGGGAGTTCCATTTGTCAATCCTGTGTTTGTATATGAAGTTGCAGTAGAAACTCCGTCTACTAAACTTGTATAAGTTGCTTGTCCATTTACCTTTCTTCTAATAGCATAGTCGGTTATTGCAGCACCATTATTTGCTGGTATATTCCAACTTATTGTTACTTGACCATTACCTGAACTGCAAGTTGGAGCAGCTGGTGCCACTGGAGTAGTAGATGGGGTTACTGCTGCAGAATTAGCTGTATATGCGCCTACGCCAGATGCATTTTTAGCTGCTACTTTAAAAACATAACTATTACCATTTGTACAAGCTACAGTCGCACCTACAGTTGCTTTGACTGGGTGTGAAACTGCCGTAAAACTAGTGTCTGGCTGACTGGCTAATTTTATTTGTATAACGTAATCAGTAATAGGAGAGCCACCGTTATTGGTTGGTGCCGCCCAATTTAAAAATACCGATCCGTTTTGTGACAAAACTGTTAAACCTGTTGGTGCTGCTGGTGCTGGCATAATTTATCTTTCTATTTATAAAGTGTTAAGTGTCTATTCTGCTGTGCCGCCTGAAGTTGTATTGTCTGAAGTTGATTCAACATCTACGGTTAAACCAACTGTTCCTATTTGCTGTGGGATAATTTTATTTTTAATCTTATCAAATCCACACTTGTGAACATCGCCTATTTCTGGAGCTAGCGCAGATGAGTTTAATTTCAAAGTTGGATTACCCTCACTTGCCCCTGGATTTATTTCCTGCCAACCAAAATCTACTAATGTTTTAATTGTTAATTGTGATATAACAAAAGTAACATTTGGACGAAAATATCCAACCATTATTTCATTTCTAAAACCTGGATATGTTAACCCCAGTGATCCAGGAGCAGTAGCTGGTCTAAAGCTATCATCCCAATGACCTGAAGCAGTGCCGGCTCCACCTGTATTTTCAAGAGGAATTCTTGATCTGTTTAGACGGGTTATTGAATTATAAGCAGCTTGGGCGCCTGCATAAGTATTGCCACTTAAGAAAAATTGAAAAGGAGGAGTGGCGCCTGGAAAATAAACTTCCCAGTCCTGAAAACCTCCCCAATAAATACCTATTCCAAGTGCATGACCTAGCTCGTGGGTTAATATATTTATCCAATCTTTTTCTGTATATGTGCCCCAAGCACGCCAAAAATCATTTACCTCAAGATAAAAAGTTATTGAATTGTATTCCTTGCCACCAAGAGCTTTATATCCAAGCATTTGAGAAGCAGCAAGTTCATTTGATTTTGAATCACTAAACAAAACAAATTCTGTTAACGCCAAACCATTCCAACCAGAATTTTCAGAAGCTATTGTTGCTCTTGCTGAGGCGCTGTATTTAATATATCTATCCCATCTATCTGCTGCTTTATTTAACCATGTTCTATATGGCTCTTCAAGAATATTATACCAAGAAGACTTATTGAACAATTTATTTGAAGGAGTGACGCTATTTGATTCGTTTGAATAAAGTCCGATGCCTGCCACATTTTTAGCAGCTAACATAAATGTATGAGGCTCGTCAGTTAATCCATAAACCAATGTTCCCAATTGATAGTTACTATCTATTATGTCCCATTCACCATCAGTGCTTGTCATAACAACATATCCAGTTATTGGAGCACTGCTATATGGTGGTGTGAAAGCCAAACGAACGCTTGAATTTCCAACTAAAGATACGCTTAAATTTGTTGGTGCTGCTGGCACATCTATTCTTGGTATTATATAATCTGTCCAAGCACTAAAAGGACCAGCTCCTGCTGCATTATTTGCACGTATTTTAAATCTATACGAAGCTCCGTTTATCAGATGATCTAATACACGACTTGTGTTGGCTCCTTTTCTCCTTCTTATTGGCTGAGGAAATGATGTTTGTCCTTTCCAAATCCATTGAACTTCAATATCATAAAAGGTTATTGGGGCTCCACCGTTTGATGGTGCTTGCCAATTTAAAGTTATTTGTCCATTACCCGGTATTCCAGCTGGGGGATTGATTGCGCCTGGAACTGAACGTGGTGTTACTGGTTTTGATTTAGGACCATATGCACCTGTCCCCATAACAGTTTTTGCTGCAACTCTAAACACATAAGCCGTTCCATTTGTTAATCCTGTAATGTTTGCTACTTTACGGCTACCATCTGGTACTCCCTTGCCTTCATAAACAACAGCAAAACTTGTGTCTGGATCTGTTGCTAATTTACTTTGAACCAAATAGACAGTATTTACAGGATTAGTTCCTCCGCTATATTGTGGCATCCAACTTAAATGAACATAACCGTTATGTGGTATTGTTAATAAAAATGCCGGGGCTCCTGGCAATGATGCTGGAATACAACCCAAAGAACTATTTGACCAAGGACTTTGCCCAGATGCATTTACTGCAGCTATTCTAAAATAATAAGTAAATCCGTTTCTAAGATTTAATGCTGTGTATGTTGTGGCAGCAGAAACGCTATCCGGTTTAGTTGACCAACTATTGGGATTCATTGCAGTAGATTGAATTATGTAATCAGTAATTGCAGATCCACCATCTGCTGGTGCTGTCCAATTTACAATTATTTGATTATCACCCGCTATACATGTTGGAGTTGGTGGCTTACTTGGAATTGCTGATGGGGTTATTACCGAAGATATCGAAGAATATTCCCCGGTGCCAAATTCATTCCTAGCGGCTACTCTAAAAACATAACCAACACCATTCACGCCATCAATTGTTGCTCCCGGAGCAGATGGTGAATCACTTTTACTTATGGGTTCAACAACAGTAAAATTTTCATCTGGTTCATCTGCTAATTTTCTTTGAATAACATAATCAACAATATCAGAATCACTTGAAGGAACGGTCCAATTTAAATATACTGATCTATCCTTGGACACTAGTCCTAAAATTGTTGGGGCTGCTGGCGTTGGCATAATTCCTTTCCCTAAGTTGTACCAATATATATTCTTTAAATATAAAAAATGTTAAGCATAATCATACCTTTTAAAAACGATGACATAACTAGGCTGGAGAACTTATTGAGCCTAATTTCCTATGTAGAAAGATTTTGGACTTATGAGAAAATTATAGTTGTGGAGATGGATGAAAAACCCACAATATCTAACTTACTATCTGATAATATTGTTTATTTATTTGCAAAAGAAAAGAAAAACGAAATATGGAGCAGAAGCAAACGAATAAATTTTGCTTTGCCAATAATAAAAAGCCAGATTTTAATGATGTTGGACGCAGACGTGATAGTAGACTTCAACACAATAAAGCATATTTGTGAAAAAATAAAGAATAAAGAATTAGATGCAGCAACACCATTCAATAAAGTGTTTCATATGGAAAGAAACATTTTATTGGATGCAATGCAGCAAAAAGAAATTAATCCAAACGAATTTGCAGAAAAAAACAAGCAACACACACTCAGAGAATTTGTTTCAAATGGAGGTTGTTTTATTTCAGACACTGCAACCTTTAAACATTTGAGAGGAATGAGCGAATTATTTTATGGATGGGGACTTGAAGACGATGAACTGATATACAGATATATGAAGTTGGGAAAAAAATACGGAAGGGTTGAAAATATTTGTGCTTTACACATAGAACACAAAAGAACAAATAACGCTATTCCAAACAAAGAGTGTTTCGCAGGAAATATAATCGAAAGACACAGAATAAAAACTTGGAGTAAAGAAAAGATACAAGAATACTACGGAATAACAGAAGACATTGGCTCTTATTCCATGCTCAATAAGCCGGCAGATCCTGACGAAGAAGAAAAAATAATAATACAAAATGAAAAGAAATTATATGGAAGGTTTTTTGAAGAATAATATATAACAATATGATATACAGACTAATGAAAATAATAATATTGTTAACAATAGCCGCAGTATTATTTGGTTCTATTTTTAGATAATTTTCGATATATAAAGTTATGATATTTAAAGAGTGGCTGCTGCTAAACGAAAACATAGAAGCCAATATTGATGATTGGCTGGAGGCTATTGTGAAGTATGCAAAGCCTAATGAAAGAGATATGTTATACCATCTTGGTATTTCTCCTGACACTCCAGAACAATCTCAATCCACGCCGGGTCGTTGGGCTCTTGGCGACATTGTTTATGAGTTCAACAATAGATTAAGTGGATGGAAACATATCATAATAAAAGTTTTGGGTGAAAAACAACTTGAAAATCTCAATTGGCTGAGTTTTAGCATAGGATACTTAGTAGCTAAAACTTTTCACGAAGAAGATTTAGAGCTAGCAATAGATGTTACAAAAAGAAGAATAGACAACAGAGAATTACCAAAAAATGAAATTGGACAAAAAGGTTGGATGACAATTGGTAGAGAAGCACAAAGATATGTTACTGAATATTTAAGGGCTCAACAAGAACTAAGCAACAGACAAAAACTAAAACTAAAAAAGTCTGGTGATACTCTTGAAGAAGATGAAAATCTAATAAGGTTAATGGCGGACGAAAACAATCTTAAGCTTTATTATTTGCCTAAGGTAATTAATTTATCAAACGATACTGAGCAAAATTATAATCAGTTAGAAACAAATAAAACACAAATAGAAGGTAGAAAAAGAATTCTTTGCAAGTATGGAAAAGGCACAGATTGGTGTACGGCAAATCCAAGCGGAGAATACGATCGATATTACGCAAGCAATGATATTTATGTTGTTCACGAAAATGATGTTCCAAAATATCAATTTACATCATGTTTAACAGGTGGTAGTCCTCAGTTCATGGATGTTAAAGATAACTACGTAAAAGACATAGAGCTTAAAGTAAAAGAATTACTTGAAAAGTATTCTCTAAAAGAAACGCAGTGTTATGACTTTAAAATAATATTTCCAGACATAGAAAGTTACAAGAAAAATAAAGATCGTAGAGTCAGTGCAAAAAATATAAAAGATTTAATAGCAACTGATGAGTTCAAAAAGCTGCCACCACAAGAAGCTAAAGAGTTTATTCAAGAAATAGACATAGAGAATATGACAGCTAAAGATACAATGGATTTGATTAAAAGTTTACCAGATAGGGGAGCGGATTATTTTGATGATAAAACAATAAATGATTTGATTCTAAGATTTCAATATGGTTATTATGATGAGCTAAATGAAAAACTCAGTGGCGATAGGCTTCAAAAATTCTTGAATAACTATAAAAATAATAATTATGATTACCCCAAAGATAGTGAAGATTATATCCAAGGATCACAAGACTCAAGAAAGAAAACAATAAGACAAATCTTGTCTAATGCTCACAACACTTCTAACTCACTTAGAATATTAAAATTCTTGACTAAAAAGATAAATTTTGGAAGCCAAGAATCATATACAGTTTTTGATACCATAATAGGGATGATTACTAAGTCTTATAGAGAAGGCATGATTGATAAAAAAGACGTAGTAATTTATTTGTTTAGCGATTTGGCAAGAGATTTGGGCAAAAAAAATATTAATCAAATAGATTTAAACAGACTTCAGCAAAGAATGAATATAGAGCTAATACCTGAAGATGGTAAATACAGAATAACTATGCCCGAAGAAGATTATAATTCAGCAAGATATCTAATGGCTCTTTTCCTTAAAAACCACAGCGATAAAATAATATGAATGAACCAAGAAAAAACATGAAAAGCAGATGGAGCATAAAATACAAAAAAAGTATAAACTGCAACCATCCCAAGGGTTTCAGCCAAAAGAATTATTGCAAACGCCAATCTAGAGGCGGGAAGTATATGGAAGGCTTTAAAGAGTGGCTGAATAAACTATATTAAAAGTATGCTAGCACCAATAATAGTCATACTTTCCATATCACAGCCTTTAACTGCTACTACAAAACCAAAAGAACCATATACAGTCAGATATAATACTTTATCCCAAGAACAGCTCATCAAAGAACAAAATGAAAAAATATTAAAAATGATGTTTAAACAGATGATAAAAGAAAATCAGTGAATGGCAGCCAACTTTTTGTTTAATCTATAGACAGGCGTGCCGTCCAAACTAAACACAAATGATTCTTCGCCATTCATTGTTGAAAAGTCATGATGAACATTATTTATCTCTTCACCAGTAGCATCATTGATTATGTTTATCAATTTTTTTTGGTGACAATCTATCAGGCTTTGTCGAATGTCTTTCACCATCCTGCAACCAACATTGGTTGAAATAAGAAGTTTCTCAGCACCAGTTAATAGATTTTGAGATATAATCACTACTATGCTGTTGACTGAGTTGACGCGTATACTTTTTGGACCCTTGCCAAAAATTTCTGAATAAAATCTGGAAAATTTTGAACTGATCTGACTTTCTGCTTCACCTTGAGTTTTCATTGCAATACACCTGTTTTCTCCTCACTTCCTGTGAAACCTCTCCGCCAAACTTACGCAAAAGTAATCTTACGCAACTGTCCACCCCCCTGTCAAGGTACGCTATCCGAGGGTTGAAAATTTTTTGAGATTTTGTTCACTTTGGTGCTGGCGGGGTGAACTTCTTGGTGTGATAATTATATTCCCAAGGTCTCCATCTAATCTTTGTACTGACCACAGTTTTAATTGGTTCGCCAGTTTTTACGTCTGTATATTTTGCTATAGCCCAGTAATACTCTTCTCCTTTAACAACATCCTCAAGAATCTGGAAGTCTTTTGGATAGCCTAATTCAGAATGTATTCTGTTTTTGCCCATCCATTTCACATAATTCTCTATTTGTTCATTATATTCAATCGGAAAAAAAATGTGATTTATTGATCTTCTTATAACAACAGCCTTTTCTCCAACATATTCTGAATTGCATATGAATCCTATGGCAATACCGACGAATAAAAACAGCCAATGATAGAAAATAGATCGTATAATAATCTTGTGCATAATAACCTCCTAATATAAGATAATTTTATGTAGGCTATTCACAGCAAGAATTTGGCTATTTTCTTAAATGGATATAGCCATATTTTTTCATGTGATCGTATCGACGAAACATATTGATAATGCTTAAAAATAAAAATGTTATCATTTTGGCTTAAACTTTAAGATAACTGGGTTGTCGGGATCTATTTTTGTATAAACTGATTTGACTTCTTCGATATCGAAATAAATAGCGTCTTTGATTATCCAAGCAGGAATAGGAAACACAGGAAGGCTAGTTTTATTGTTTTTAATGCTAGGAAGATATAATTCATTTTCATTTACAAAAACTACTTTGCTGGGTAGATTATCGTTGCCAATATCCAACTCCCAATATACACCAGAATAGCTAAATCCACTAGAGAATGCAAAGCAACGTTCTATATCTTTTATTTCAAAACCATAAGATAAAAGCAAAAGCGCTGTATCAAAGTGAGTGTCTGGAATCAAACAATCAAACTCCATACTTTCGCCTGATGAGCCCTCTTTAAAATATAAACTTTTAGTTTTCATATAAACTAATTATAACTGCAAAAATGCGTTCGATCAACTGTAAATATTAGCTCAACTTCTCATGGGCATGAAAAACAAATTGTCCATGTGCCTGGAAATGTTGATCCGCCACATCTAGGTCTTGGTGGGCAAGTTCCGTCCTCAATTGGACTTGCACAAGTACAATTATTGTAACTATCGCCTTCGCTAAAATTATCAAACCAAAAGTATCCTGTTCCTGGGTTATAAACGCATGTTGAAACTGCTTTTGCACAAGAGTTATCGCAAGCTCTCGCACTAGCACAATCTTTTGTTGCCAAATTACTATAGATTATATTGTCATCTTCATCCATAGACTTATATAGCTATATGAACAAAAAAACCCCCCATAGAATTAACTATGGGGGGTTTCGTAACTAACCTTTATATTTTCAACGAACAGGCGTAAGGGTGGTACGCTTAACCTCTCGCTTGATCACCTTACCAAAAAGTGTCTTGCGGCAAGTCTTACGATCCTCAACCTTCTCATTATACACCTGAACCTTGCAGCAGCTATCACAACCATCAGCAACACACTTGCTGCAATTGTCACAGCCATCACTGCTCTTGTTGCAGCAATTGCTAACGGCTGGAGCCTCAGTCTTGTTGACTAAAACACTTTGATACTCACCAGCGTTTGCTACACAACAAACACCCAAAACCATCCATGCACATAAAGTCTTCATATCTTCTCCTAATTAGATGATGCAACAATTTGCATCACGGGAATCAGTATATCAGGATTTTTCTTTGAGTCAAGTCTGTTTTTGTTATAGAAAAGAAAATGGTAGGATACATAATCTACATGGAAGAAGTAGTTTACAGTAACGTTCAAGCAAAGAGTTGTAGCGGGACTTGCAATTATAACTGTAATGGCAGCACTTTTATATTTTCATCAAGTAATTGTAGTTCAGGCTGCTCTTGCGACATGGGTGATCCTTGGAGAGATGGTTGCAATGGCGGCGAATGTGTGGCACCACCAGAAAATAGTTGCTCAGTACCTTGTATTTAAAACATAAAACTATGGAAGAAGAAATAGTTTACAGTAACGTTCAAGCAAAAATTTTTAGTGTACAGCGCACTTATTTTTCAATAATTTTATCTACATACATCTATGGAAGAAGAAATAATTTACAGCAATATTCAAGCAAAAGGTGGCTGGGAGTGTATGTGCTGCACAGGTCCAAGTGGCATCTCACCTTGCTTTGGTCTGCCCGGCGTTCCGGATATTAATTACGTGCCGTGTGTGTCGATAGTAGACAGGGGAGATATATATTACCAAGAATGTATGCAGGGATATGGTGATACTTATCCTACTAAAGCAGATTGTGTAGCCAGCTGTTATCCTGCTCCAACAGCTACACCTGGACCTACACCTACCACTACCCCTCCTTCAACTTCTTTTGTTGATCCGGGACTAAGACCTACACCTACCAAAACACCTACAGCTACACCTACAGCTACACCTACAGCTACACCCACACCTACACCCACACCTACTAAAACATCTGGACCTACGCCTACACCCACTAAAACACCTACGCCTACACCTACTAAAATACCATGCATTAATGACCCGACGCTAGTCCCACAAACTCAACCTTGCCTTACTTATTGTGCTTCGAATTATCATCCCGGTTGGGGTTTCACGTATGATCCTTTATGTGCAAATTGTTTTAATGATTTCTTGATAGACGGAAGTTGTTGCTGTCGATACAACATATAGGTTGAGTCATATCTTCTCAGTATAAAAATTCAACAGGATCGTCTACATAAAACTATGGAAGAAGAAATAATTTACAGCAATATTCAAGCAAAAGGTTGCGGAACTAATTGTGGATGGGATTGCGTAGGTGGAATATTTACAACTTATGGAAACTGTGATACTTGCACTTGTACTTGCAGTTCTTATGAGCCTGGCGGACAGTGCTCTCCTGGTTATGATGACTCCTGTAGCGGCAGTTGCGCCTAAATGGCATATTCATGTGCTCGGGGACTGGATACTGAGCTACAACTAGGGACGAAAATATATTTGAACGATAAAGTATTTATTATGAAAATCAGCGGGTTGACGCAAACCTTTGTGAATAAATGACTTAGAGCAAGAGAGAAAAAGACGTTTGACGTAAGTACTTTATTCACAATGGTTTAAGAATACTGGATATTGCAATGTGGTTATAAACAAAAAATGTATTGTTTATATAAAAAACTAGTATGTGCAAAAACTCACTAGCCACTTGGCATAGTTTGAAGCGTCGCATGTCTCTGAGCTTGTTGGACAATCAAAAGAGGTGCAACTACAGCCTCCAGCATCACCAAAATCTTGAGTCCATCTCCACAAATAATCATTTGATGTAATTGTTGTCGTAAGACACCTGCTTACCGTTCCACAATGCGATCCTGGCGGTAGAGTTAAATCGTGTGGCGTATCACTCCAATTAACAGGTTTTATACCGCACGTAAGAGTTTTGGTTTGAATATTGCTGTATATGATTTCATCACTCATAATCTTATATATGCACAAATATTATTTATTGATGTGTAGCTACTTATATGGATGAAATAGTCTACAGTAATCTAGCAGTAAAGAACACATGCACTAGTTCTAATTGTTGCACTTACATGTGTGTTAGTGGATCATCAAGTAATTTAATTATTGGAATCTTACTGATTCTACTTGTGAGGCTCCATACACTTGTGTTGATCCTCTGAATGAACCCTGCAGCTCAAGTGACACCAAAATAATAAACTGTGTGCCGTCATAGATTGTGTCTAAGTATAATTTTTTATTTATCACTCTGATAAATAAGATTATGCTACGCCAACTAAACTATCCTGAACTTGAATTATTTTGTTTAAAAATACGAAGGATAGCTTTTGAATCTACATTAAAAGTTAATGCTAAAAAGAAAAAGAAAAAGTTCACACCGCCAGCAGAAGAAGTTATTGAAAGCGTAATAACCTTAAAAGAAGTCAAAACACTTCTTATTGACGAGTTTAGTCTTGACACAACAGATGAATATGTTGTGTTGGATAACGACGAAGCTGTTTGCGAATTGATGCTTGAGAGTGTGATCAGCAGATTAATTAACAACGAACTCAACATAATGGTTAATGAAGGCGTTCTGGAATGTTACTTCGACGATGATTCCAATGAATTTCTTTTTAAAATAAAGGAATAACTTCTATACTAATTGTATGGAAGAACTTATTTCTGAATATACCCGACTAATTTACATTCGCAAAGGCGGAGACTTAAAAGTATACGCCCAAGAACTTAAAAGATATTACAAGATACTAACAGTATTTAACGGAAACAGTGCTGTTCATTGCTTTGTTGATAAACACACCGGAGACGTTTATAAACCGGCTACATTTGTCAGCCCTTGTAAAAGCTCCAAGTATAATATTTTTGCGACAGAAAGTCGGGAATGTTTATTCAAAGAGTGCGAATATTCAGGGAAATATCTGCGATAATTTTTTATGGGCAACTTGGCGGGAATGTATAAGCTACATTCAATCTATCGCAGTAATCACCTTCGGCAACCGGAGAATATAAGAACATCAAATGACGACAATCACCGTAGCCTGTTCCGTTATAACTCGACAAACTATTTTCATTTAAGAATGTTTGTGAAAAACCGAATATATTTCCAATAGTATCACAACAAACAATCACATAAGTATAATCAAAGTCTGAACCAACCTCGGCTGCACTCACTTCTGGGCAAGCTAGACCTGTGTTTCCAGCATCTACTTGTCCTGCATTATACTTCCAACAAGTGTTTGTAGGAGTTAATGTGCATAGATTTTGAGGAACACTATCGCAAGTGCCACCACCTCCACAAACTAATAAAGTATCACCCTTAGTCTGAATATTGCTGTATATAATTTCGTCGTCCATGAAGATATATATACAGCAAGGATAATATCATGGAGGGTGTTATGAAAGAAAATGAAAAGCTGGGCGTGTGGCAAATGCTGTTGTGGTTGGAAAAAAACAAAATTTTTGTAAAAGACGATGTTGCTAAAAAAAACATGTTTATCATTCACGAATATCAAACTAAATTAAAATTAAAAGAAAAACCATGAACTTCTACCAACTCTACAATCTGATCAATGAAAATGTCGAAGAGAACTTCGACAATTGGCTGAGCGTGTTGATTAAATATGCTAAAAATCCAAAAGAAAAAGATGTCGTTATTCGCTTTAAAACTTTTACAGCCAAATCGGTTGCTGGCGTTGCTAATAACTCAGAAAGAAGAAGAATAATAATAGATGTTCTGAAAGAAAAGAATCTACAAAATCTCAATTGGTTTAGTTTTTGCGTAGGATATTGGAATAATAAAAATAACTTCAGAAAAGAAGATCTTGAGCTTGCTATCGATGTTACTAAAGGAATGATAGATAGCGGAGAAATAACCAAATTAGAAATAGGCAGCAAGGGTTGGCTTGAAATAGGAATTGAATCCAAAGACAATATAGCAAAACATCTGGAGAAACAAAATCAACTTAGTAATAGAGAAATTGAAAGAAGGAAAAAAAGAGGAGAAGCAGACTTAGACGAAGAATTTGTAAAGCTAGTGGTTCGGGAAGATAATGTCAAAATATACTATTTGCCAAGATTAAAAGCAGGAGGCTCAAATCTTTATGTGGATGAAGATGAAGAAGATGATTATGAAGATGAAAAAGTATCTCCGCACTGGATAAAAAAAAATAAACAAAAAATAAACAAACGGCACCAAATATTGTGTAATCTTGGAAAAAACACCAAATGGTGTACTGCTCAACCAAGCTGGGACGCTCATGAAGGTTATATTACTGATGATATCTATATTATACACGAAAATGATCAAGCAATATATCAGTTTGTAAGCTGTGCAAATAGCAATCCAGACGATAGACAATTTATGGACGTTAACGATAATGATATTAAAAGTCTCGAACAACCGATGTTTGGGATATTGAATAAATATCTCAAAAGAGAAACAGGTTGTTATGACTTGAAAGAATTTTTAACATCTGTGGAAGGTATGGAGAATTTATCAGATATACATAATGTTGACTTTATATCAATAAACAGATTGTTTACCAGAAATAGTGGACAGTGGATCAAAAAAATTAGTTCATATAAACCATTCCCAGAAAAGTGGGATAGTGAGATTAACACTGTTAAAAGTTATGATCTTATGGCAAAAACTTATGGTTTAGAACAAGAGAAAAAAAATGAAGAAAACATCCTTGTTCGAATATTTGAAAAGCTATTGAGTTTTATAGATGAAGGATTAAAACAAAACAGAAGTGTTAATCATATAATACATACTTTTGAAAACAATTTCTATTCTTCTTTGGCATCTTTAAGCGAAGAAACCTTTGTCCGGCTAGAAGCAGAAATAGAAAAAAGAAAAAAAATAGAATATGAGAACATGATATGAACTTTTATGAATTTTACCAACTACTTAATGAAAACACAGTAAGCCAAGAGTTGAAGAAGAGACTGTCTCCAGAAAACTTAAAGTTGTTAATGGACTTGTTTTATAAACATAGTGAACATCTTAATTTAAGCAAAGCCAGCAAAGACTCACTGATAAAATGGTATATTCATATAAGTCCCTGGCATAAAAACAGTATGCAAGTTAGCGCTTATCATGGAAATGATTTTTATGATTGGTGGGCACCATATAATGATTTTCTTGTTGGAATATCACAAAATAACAATGGAAATTTTCCCGCTTATATCACAAGCAAATTAAACAACCCCAATTTTACTGAGGGTGATTTTATGGCACTGGATCATGAGTACCATGAAAACTTAAAGAAAAAACAAAGAAATATTTCAGGAGCACCCGGCAAAAATATATTAAGTTTCCCAGATGGTTATAGTTGGGTAGATTTAGGGAAGGGTTATTGTGATATTGAAAGTAAGGCTATGGGACATTGTGGTAATGCAGGAGCAAAAAATGGTGATACTATTCTTAGTCTCAGAGATAATAAAAATATACCACATCTTACGTTCATACTAAACAATGGTGTCTTGGGTGAAATGAAGGGTAGAAGCAATGACAAGCCAAGTAAGAAATATCATTCCCATATAATAGAACTGTTAAAGCTACCAATAATAAAAAAAATAGCAGAAGATAGCGGATATTTACCGGAAAATAACTTTAAATTAAGTGACTTAACTCAAGAGCAAGCCAAAGAAGTAGTAAAGGTTAATAAAAACCTTGAAAAAGATTATCTCATGCTTATTGTTTCTGAGAACACTTGGAAAATTGATGATGATGAATACGGTGAGGCTTTGTATGAAATAATTAAAAAGCATCCAGAAATTTTAGAACGATATGATTTAGTGTATAAAATTACAGAAAACGATAAAACACCCCCAGAAGTATTAAAAATTTTATTAGATAAAAAATATCCTGGGGCATCACAAAATATACAGGACAAACTTACCTTTACTATAAAACTTAACCTTATTGCTAATAAAAACACACCGAAAGAAGTTTTGGACGAATTGGCTACTGAAGATGGAACAAATCCACAGCATTATTTAAGTATGATGAATCATTATAATCGATTTATTGGTAGTGGTAAAAATAAAATACCTAGCACTTATTTAAACAAAGTAGCTCTTTATATTTTGAATATGCTAAGATATCCAAAATCTGATAATGATGAGTATGGTTTTCCACTACATATTCTCCAACATGTAGCAGAAAATCCAAACACTAGTGTTGAAACTTTAAACAAAATTATTGAAAAAATCGAACTAGTGATAAAAGCGGATCTTATCAATGATAGAAAAGATCTTCTTGTGGGAGACCGCTTAATAGACCGCTTAATAGATAACAACAAAGTGCCAGAAGAAGTTAAAGCTGAATTGATGAAAAAAAGAAAAGAGTTTTACCCAAAGTAAAATTAACATTAGACTGACTTCTGTGTATTTCTAGCTGAGCTTGCTTATATACTTTATGAACTTTTACCAATGGCTTTTATTAAACGAAAACGTAGAAACAAACTTTGATAAGTGGTTAGAGACATTGTTTCAATATACCAAGAAAAATACTGAAGCCGAAAAAGTTTTAATGAAAATCCCAGGAGTTCCCGCAAGATCTGATCTTATAGGAGTTGACCCTAAAAATTGGGAAGCCGGAGGAAGAGAACAATTAGGTTATATTATTGACATACGGTCTGCCGTGATCATAAAAACAGTATTAAAAGAAAAAAATATTGAAAACTTTAATTGGTTTAGTTTTAGTATAGGTTACTACTCAGCTAAACCAGGTTTTTTCAAAGAAGATCTTGAATTAGCTATAGATGTAACAAAACAAAGAATAGACAGCAGAGAACTTCCTAAAACAGAAATTGGAGCCAAAGGGTGGCTAATAATAGGTTATGAGTCAAAGGACAAAGTTCAAGAATATTTACAAAGCCACCAACAAGTTAGCAACCGCCAGATGGAGAAAATGAAAAAAAGTGGAATGTCTTTGGGAGAAAACGAAAATCTTATTAAATTGGCAGTCAATGAAGGTAACATAAAAATATATCACCTGCCCGCATTAATATCAGGAGGCTTCAAATTCCTGCCAGCTAATCAAGTCAAAGAAATCAAAGAAAGACATTTATTATTGTGCAAATATGGAAAAGGAACTGATTGGTGTACTGCACAACCTAGTTGGGATGCTCACACCGGCTATATTGGCGATACTATTTATATTGTTCATATAGGTGACAAGCCAGCTTATCAATTTGTAAGTTGTACAGATGGTCGTCACCAACAATTTATGGATACTCAGGATCAAAGCGTGAGAAAATTAAACGGTGAAGTTTACGATGCGTTGGTAGCCAATTTAAACGATCAATTTAAATGCTATCAAATAAGAAGAAAAACAGGCTTAAAAGACTTATTGGAGCTAGATAGCAAAAAGAGAGAAGCAATTTATAACAATCTGAGTGAAGACGATTTTTTTGAATTAATTAGATTAGCAAACACGGAGCAAAAAAACAAAATATTAAAAGATGATAAATTGAATTATTTGAAATTTACAAACTTCTCTAATAAGTTGAATGAAATTTTAACCATCACAAGAATAACAAATCTAAGTGAATTTGTGAGAAATTTGTCAATACAATCTTTTACACCAAACCGTAATGTAGGAAACATGCCTACAATAAATCTTTCTGAGGATGAGGCTGAAAACTTTATAAACAATAATGTAAGTTTAATTGTTTGGAAATATTATCGTGAACTACGTTCGTGGTACGCTGATGGAAAAACGGGAGTAGGGAACAATTTGCTTCAAATTTTTGGAAAAGAAAATGTTGAAAAAGAATATCCGGCATTAAAAATTATCAGACCAGAAGATTATTTTAAAGATACCTGGCACGCAGATGAAACTGGTAAAAAACCCAGAGTTAATGATAGTACAGAAGGAAATGCGCCATCGATTGAAAGAATTTTAAGCTCTCGTGCTTTGTATGATGGTGATAAGACAATATCAAGAATAGAAGCAATGGAAAAAGTAGGTGTCGAGAATTTAAACTTCCAAAACACTCAAACATCTTTTATGCGTCGTATTTTGTTTGAGGGCAAAGACTTTGATAAAATTTTAAACTATTTCAAAGAAAAAAATCTCATCAAAAAAGTAGAAGAGTTTGTTGCAAATATGAATGAAATTGATATAAATCACATAACAGAGCGTTATTTTGAAGATGGATTGACTGCTACAAACTTAAATGAATTTAGAAAACAAGATTTTTACAAAGTTTTAAAGTATTTACATGAAACAGGTAATGGTTTGGGTAATCTCATGAATAGAAGGGGAATCGATGGCATAATTAATGATTACGATAACTATAGCCGCTATCCAGAGACATCTGATGGTGTTCTTGAACAAGGTATTTTTGAAATTGTAGGAGAGGAAAACTTCAAAATTAGTTGGATCAATGACTTTAAAATTGCCAAAAAACTAATTTTCAACAATAAAACAGACTCAAAACTATTTAATTTTATAAAAAACAAAGAAACTGTGGCAAAAGATCCAAGAAACAATAGTTATCATAAAGATAATTGGGAATGGCTTTTTGATGATGTCCCAGAAGGAGACACACACACCTTAGAGCTGCTAGACTTTGTGATTGAAAAAATGCCGGACAATGATAATTTGACAAAGGCTTTCTTAATTCATGGAAATTTAGACAAACGACTCATTGATAAGCATGAAGACTTTACAAAAAGAATACTAGAAAAGTATGGAAAAGGTGTTGGAGAAGTAGATGCGAATGGAGTTTTTATATACAAACCCGAAACTAAATATGCCACCTTTGTGATCGATCAAGAAAATATAAAGTATGCTTGGAAAAAATATCTGGGTATAACAATAAAAGATTTTAAAGATAAACAAGACAAATCAACTGAAGATTTTGACCCAAATATATTATAAATAATGCCATGAACTTCTACCAACTCTACAATTTAATCAATGAATACGGACAGAGTTTAATACAAACTCTAATAGAAAAGTTCCAAAAAGAAGAACCAGCTTTAACTCCAATCATAATAAAAGATTATATTGATAGATTCGAAAGAATAAAGAACAACTTACCAGAAAAAGACATTACCAAGTATAGTTGGAAAGATCTTGAAATCGCAGTAGACAGTTATCAACCAAAACAAAGAATAAAAGCAGGCATCATAGATCCAACTGTTACCGATGCTAATTTATTGTATAACAGAGATGGAGTGAGAATATATCTTGGGCTGGACAAAAAAAGCTGCATAAAATACGGAAATGGATACTCTTTCTGCATAAGCTCCAGAGGTCATAACAACATGTATTCTCACTATCGGGTGAAAAAAAGAGGAACTCCATATTTTATATTTAATGATAATCTGCCAAAAACAAAAGAAAACCCAAATCATGTTTTAGTATTATTTGTTTATGATATTCCACCTGATAGTTCATATATGACAAGAAACGAAAGCTCAAGATACACAATCACCAATGCGCTAAACAAAGGTGAAAAGTATTATAACGCTATAAATTATGTGGTTCGTGATTATCCTTGGCTAAAACCTATAACAAACTTTGTAGATGATGAAAACAAGGGAACTGTGGACATTGATCCTTTGGAAATGATAGAAAATCTTCTTTCTCACGAATTATCTGAAATGAAAGATTATGGTTTTTATCTTAGTGTCAATGCTGGTGGTCATATTGAAAATATTTTAAAGGAATTGTTTACAAACAGTAGTCCTCAAGAATATAAAGATTTTTTAGATAACAAAAGCGATGTTGCTTTCGTTAGTGTATTTAGCTCAGGTTATGGTTGGTATGACGATGCAGAAGATGATTTCATGTTATTTTACAAGAGCGCAGATGATATTTTAAAAGAACTCAAAGAAAGATCAACAAAATATGTAGGAGAAGATTTTGAAATTGAAGGTTCTTACGAAAAAGTGAAGGAAGACATAATAAATTCATTAAAATTTAAGTTTAGCAATCCCGCCGATGCTTTAAAAAGACTAGACAATTTTGTTGTTGGAGAAGATGGTGTTTTTGGGGTTTTTGGGAAAAGCAGTTATCGGGACAGTTATTTTGTTAAAATATCTTCTCCAAGAGAATTTGTAGCCAATATTGTTGATAAAAACAAAGATGAATTAAACAAATTTAATGAATATAAACTCAAATACAATAAAGTTATCAGCTGGATTAAGAGCCAAAGTAAAGAAAAATTAAAAGAGATAGTGGATACTTATAATTCTGAGAGAACTCGCGAGCCTGGGTTTGCAAAAATAACAGCCGTTATTGATCTAATTATTAGTTTTATGAATAAATAAACTATGAACTTCTACCAATTATACAATTTAATCAACGAATATGGACAAAGTTTAATAGAAACTTTAATAGAGAAATTTCAGCAGGAAGTTCCAACACTAACTCCCACCATAATAAGAAACTACATTGATCGTTTTGATAGAATAAAGAACAATCTAACAGAAAAAGATATTACCAAATACAGTTGGAAAGAGCTAGAAAATACAGTAGACGGTTATCAAACAAAAGACAGAATAAAAGCCGGTAAACTGGATCCAACCGTCAGTGATGCTAATTTATTGTATAATCAAGACGGAACAAGAATTTACCTTGGTAAAGACAAAAAAAGCTGCATAAAATACGGAAACGGTTACACTTTTTGCATAAGTGCAAGAGGTGAAAATAATATGTATGCACAGTATCGTATAAGAGACAAAGGAACTCCTTATTTTATATTTAACGATAAATTGCCAACAGAGGATAATCGGCATTTAATGGTGTTATTTGTGTATCAGCATGGAACTGTACAATACGCAAAAAGATATTCTGTAACATTAGCTACTAATCAACCAGAAGATGAAAAAGAATACGGAACTTTAGCCGAAATAACAAATCTTTATCCTTGGACAAAACCACTAGAAAACTTTATAGATGATAAAACTAAAGGAACTGTGGATGTTGAACCAATTGAAATACTGGAAGATTGGCTAACAGAAAGCTTTAATCACAAAAATTTTAAGTTAAGATTTAGTTTAAAAACCAAAGAAGATTTTGTTCTTCTTGATATTTTAAGCAAAGATGGTTTTCTAAAAAAATACGAGAAATTGAAAGATATTCTGAGTGATGAGAAAAAGAATTTAATTTATATGAGCATTACCAGAGGGTTTACAGATAAGCATAGGTATCGATCTAGTGTGAATACTAATAAATTCGATGAGTATGAAACTTTAGAAAAATTAAAAGATGATATAATAAAAACAACAGAATTGATGAACAAAACAGTTGTTGAAGAAGGTGGCTATGAATATAAAGATAAAAAGGGCTTAGAAGAATATATTAGAACAAGTGCGGAAATTGAAGGCGTTTTCAATTCTTCTGTTAATGATTTTAGTTTATTAAGATATCCAGAAGAAGCTTATGTTATGGGTAGCTCTCCCAGCAAGCGCAAAGATACTTTTGTCATAAGACTGTATGGCAAATATTACATTCAACAAATTTTGAAAGAATCACTAGTGATAGAACCACTAGCCGCTTTAAATAAAGAATATTATTCAAATTTGAATTGGTTGAAACAAAGAACACCAGAAGAAACTAAGACTATGTTGGACGAAATCAACGAACTAAACGCAAAGGCTGATGCTGCTCACAATATTCATCTTTCAAATACAACAGAATTTAGAGGTTGGAAAATATTTGATGATGCTTTTAATAGCTTTAAGAAACTGTTTTAACTCTTGATAAGCTTGATAATATTTCGTGCTAAGCTGGCACCGCCTATAATTCGACCGTCTGTGTAGTCATCATAACCAAAGCCGCCTTTTTTGTTTTTCAGTGTCTGTTTATTTATTGCAGCTTCACATAGCTTGATTATCTCAGATAGTTTATCTGGTTTGTTCATAAAATATAAACCGAACAAATATATTGTTGTTAACAGAATTATCCAAGCGTTTGTATAAATAAAACTATGAACTTCTACCAACTCTACAATTTACTTAACGAATACGGACAAAGTTTAATACAAACTTTAACCCAAAAGTTCCAAAAAGAAGTTCCAACACTAACTCCAACTATAATAAGAAACTACATAGACCGTTTTGAAAGAATAAAGAATAACTTATCGGAAAAAGACATTACTAAATATAGTTGGAAAGATCTTGAAAATGCAGTAGACAGTTATCAACCAAAACAAAAGATAAAAGCAGGAATATTAGATCCCACAGTAACTGATGCTAATTTATTATACAACCAGAATAATGTGCGAATATATCTGGGTAAAGACAAAAAAAGCTGCATAAGATACGGAAATGGATACAGTTTCTGCATAAGCGCCAGAGGTGAAGATAATATGTATGGGCATTATAGAATAGCAAACAAAGGAACTCCATACTTCGTATTTAATGATAACTTATCAAAAGATGACCCAGATCACGTTTTAGTGTTGTTTGTATACAATAAATACACTCTAAAATATATTATGCCGCGATACACAATTACAAACGCACTAAACAAAGGTGAAAAGCCTTATGAAAATATATATCATATAATTAGTGAATATCCTTGGCTAAAGCCTATAACAAACTTTGTAGACGATGTAAACAAAGGAGACGTAAAGGCGGAACCATTAGAAGAAATAGAACATCGGCTTAAAAAAGAATGGTCAGCACTCAACTCGTTTGTTTTGAATATGGGAGATGAATTTAACAATTTGGCAAAGAAAGGATTGTTACGGAGTTGGGGTGTGATAGATTTATTTGAAGAAAGTTCTGTTCAAGAAACGAAAGACTTTTTAAACAATGATTCTGAAATCGCCAGTGTTTTTATGCGGTATGATGGTTATTCTCAGCTTCTTCCAAATAAGCATTTTTATACATTTTACAAAAACAACACTGATGATATTTTGAAACAAATAAAAATCCACGCAAGTGAAGCTTTAGAAGAAGATTTTAAATATGAAAAATCTGATTCTGAACTTCAAGAAAAAATAGCAAAAGCTTTAAAGTTTAAATTTAAAACAGCAGAGGGCTATTTTAATAATTATACAGGCGAAGGTGATGCGAACAAATATGATGATGGAGAAGCTGCCAATGTTAAATTTGAAATAGAAAGTAAATATCGCGAGTACTTTTTCGCTAAAGTTGTTAATATATCAAACTTTGTTCGCACAGATGAAAACTTAAAGAAAATAGAAAACTTATCTAAATTTAAAATCAAACAAAACAAAATCTTGAATTGGCTAAAGATTCAAAGCAAAGAAACACTAGAGCGGATATTGCTTTATCGTTATGAGCAAGAACGGTCTGGTGATGATGGATTTAGTGTGCCAATGGAATTAAAAATGACAACTAATCTGACTGACTTTATAGTGAAGTTTATGGAGATGTATCCTTGATGTTGGTTTGTGGGTTACTTGCCCAATAGAATATTAAAAGATGATTCTAGGTGGGTTCTAGACCCAATTTGAGGCAAAACACCATGTTCGTTAAAAGTGCCTGGATTTGTAGGGATTCGAAAGAAAAGTAAAATAAACAGAAAGTTAACAGAAAAGTTGGCTCTCGCCCGTCCTTTTAACCGCCTTTAAATCTACATGGGTAGTTTCTCAGGGCTTTTTACATTTAATTAATACCAAACCTCACATTTTATTTAACTGCCCTTAAAACGCTCATTAGAGCCTTATACGGCATTTTACGATTAGCTAATTATTAATTCCGCTGATTATTAACAAAACCCCTCATAATCAGCTTACAAGCCCCTTAGAAATAAATTACAAACGTCTTGTGACCCCGGAGCGATGAACACAAGTATAGCTGTTTTTTGCAATTATTATTTTTCTATGAACATACGGTTTCACTGCAGATTGTCCCGGGTAATGTGTGCTTGGCACGGTACAATCATATTTCACTCATATTGTTGATCCGCTTGCTACACACTCAATTGATCCGCCAATATATCCTGGTGGTCGGCTTGCATCTATCCAAGCTTGAGCTTCGCCTGATGTTGCATATCCACCAGATACAATACTTACAGCCCAATATTTAGCAGGACTACCATCTGTTCTAATTACAATTGGTAATGTGGGTACAGTGGTAAAATAAACAACCTCATAATTGGATCCCGCTACTACCCTATTATTAATTGATGTTCGTGCACTACAAACAACATAATAATCCAATCCGCTCTTACTCTGAACATTACTGTAAATTATTTCTTCCATGCTTTTATCTATACTTCTTCTCGCAAAAACCTGAGAGCCCCTACCCAAATCTGGTAGGGCAATGCAAAAATTGTATCTTAAAAATAAAGATACATCATCTGATTTCTGGGCTCTTGACCAACTGTGTCAAAGGCATCATTCAAAATTGTATTTTAAAGATAAAGAAACAAGTTTGTCGTTATTGGGCGGAGCTGACGTGCCCTAACCGGCTTATCGTTTAGGGCGGAGTTTTATGATGTCTGACGTGCCCTAACCGGCTTATCGTTAGGGCGGAGTTATGTCTGACGTGCCCTAACCGGCTTATAAAAAGAACAACCTGCACAAAACTGTATTTGTATGGTAAAAAGAAAACTATAAGCTGTTTCTGTATAATATCCCCTGGGGGTAATATTATAAAATTGCCCCAGAAACTAGATCTGTACAGTAAAGAAAAAAGAAAAAATGCCATTCTTTATAATATCCCGGGGGTAATATATAAAAGTTTTGATGCGAAATTGAGATTTGTACAGTAAAGAAAAAAGAATAAGTGTGTCTGATCCATAATATAATATAAAGTTTTGATGCGAAATTGAGATTTGTACAGTAAAGAAAAAACTAGAAGTGTGTTTTTATCTCTAATAGTCAACCAACTTGCCTGTTGTTCAAAACTTTGTGATCAAAACTGTTTCTGTAACATAAAGAAAAAGATGAATGTTTGTCCTGATCCATAATATAATATAAAGTTCTGATGCGAAATTGAGATTTGTACAGTAAAGAAAAAAGAAAAAATGCCATTCTTTATATATTACCCCCGGGGATATAATAAAAATTCAGAAGAAAAACTGTATCTATACGGTAAAGAGAAAAGAATAGTTTGAAAAGTTTTAAAAGCTCCGGATCTTATTTTAAAGATTTCCAAAGAAAACTAGATTTGTACGATAAAGAGAAAACAAGAAACTTGTTCCGGCTTTGTAGGTTAAAAGTTTTAAACGTTTTAAAACCGGAAACTAGATCTGTACCATAAAGAAAAAACAAGAAACACTTTTTCCAGATTATCTCCGGATAAAAATAATTTTATATGAAGGCGAAAACTGTATTTGTACAATAAAGATAAAAAAACATCCCAATATTTCTTGGGTTGTTCCCTGATTTATTTGGGGCTGCAGGTATAGGCGATCTGTGAAAACTGTATCTGTACGATAAAAAATAAAAATACGATTCGTTCTTCTATTCCCCTGGGGTTATATTATAAAACTGCTCGCGAAACTAGATCTGTACCATAAAGAAAAAAACAGAAAATAAAATATATTCTCCGCCCGTAAAAATTTTATTTTATTCTAGCGGGAAACTAGATCTGTACGGTAAAGAAAAAGAAAAAAACGAATTATTTATTTTTACCCCCAGGGGGTAAAAATAAATATACGATCACGAAACTAGATCTGTACCATAAAGAAAAAGAAATTACGAACTGTTCGTGGTACGCTATGCTGCTGTGGGAGAAACAAATAAGAGTAAGGAGCACCCAGATGGCTACTGTGATTGTTGGCGATAACATTCAAAGGGCTCGTTTGCTGGTTATCAAATCGGGTCTTAAACTGGAAGCAGTTGGCATGAAGTGCAGGATTAGTGCTGCTCCAATTGCCAGAACGATTCTTGCTAAGGCTGGTGTGTTAAAGCCTGCTCGTAATAAGCAGCGACTTCTTGAACAGTTTACCGATTATCTTAACAATGGGGGATTGGACTAATGAAACTTTCATTTAGTGCTTATTGTGGAATGAGTTACGATATTAGTGGTGATGATAGGGCGGCTGCTGCAAGGTTTATTAAGGCTCGTCGTAAAAATGGGCAACGTGTTGTCAAGCTGCGGGCGAATCGTTGGGAATGTCAAGAACCTGAAAACTGCTCTATGATTCCTGACACTGCTGGTATATTGTGTCTTGACGATGAAGATGATTTCGAGGATGATGACGATGATGATTATTTGGATGAAGCTGAATACTGGCAAAATGAAAATGAGGATATGAGAGATGACGGCGATGAAGAAGAATAAATTGCTACGATCATTAAAAAAGAAACTTGACAAAATATGCAAAATTGAAGAAATTACGCCGGAACGCTTCAGTCAATTTGTGGAAGTTCTAGCCGAATTTAAAAACTTATTAAGGAACTCACATGACAACTGAATTACTCGCTACATTTGAAGATGTTCAAAACATTATTGTTGTTGGACGGCGTTGGTTTGAAAAGACTAATGGCAACACTTACCATAGTGCTGAAATCTATGTGAACGGGCGTATGGTTCATAAGATTGGATTTACTTATGGCTATGGAGCGCAGTATGAATGGAACGCTTTTGAATGGCTTATGAAGAACGGTTATATCAAGACTCTTCCTTATAGATGTTGCCCTAGCACTTACTGTAGGCATCACGGTATTGTTTGGAACACAACCGTAACTGATGTTAAGAGAAAGAAGGATCTATGAATTATTACATCGAGAAGCATGATATGGGTAATATTCTGGATGCACTCGAAACATATATTGAGATGTGTGAGAAACAAATTGAGACAAATGCAGGAGGGCGATGCTTACTTCAGGATATTCTGGGGAATAGCAAAAATCTTAGAGGGCGATTGCTAAAGGAACTCAAAAATGAATGACTTTGATTACAATGCTGATTACTTCTACTACTA